GGATTCGCCGTGACATATTCGCGACTCATTCCCTTTCAATTAACAAGGGGATTCGCCGTGACATATTCGCGACTCATTCCCTTTCAATTAACAAGGGGATTCGCCGTGACATATTCGCGACTCATTCAGGCGAGATCAGGAGCAACTATTTTCCCGAGATATACATACTTATACATAAGTATATATATCCGTCGATTTCAAATGTGTGAGGGGGCCGTCCATCTGGAATTGGTGAAAGGGGCCGTCCGTCTCTTGTCGGTGAATGGTTGACCATTTCGCGGAATGGCATGAGCAATGATTGGATCGAGATTTACCGCGACTACACGCCTGTGGAGTTGGATGCGGAGATCACGAAATTGAAGCAGGAAGCCACGCTCTACACCGCCCAAAACATTGGGGACAAGGGATACCAGAAGTCTTTGGAAATGGTGCAGAACCGGCTCCATGCCGCCATCCGTGTGCGGAGCGAGCGGCGGGTGGTCGGCGGGCAAAACCCTTCTTGGGGTGTCCCCGACTTTTCGGGGATGTAGGTTGGGGAGGCGTGGCATGAGGTGGTCGGAAAAACATCGCGCGACAGGGCGGGAAGTTTTCTTTCAAGAGCTTCGTAAGAAATTCAAGCGTCCCGCGCCGCCTGCCATCGAAGAGCGCGTGGAGTCGAAGCCAGAGCCAAAAGTCCGACAGATGGGGCTGGCGGAATATATCCAGGCAAACAAGGCGCCGTCCGTGGCGCATTTATAGTAAGTTTAGCAAGTTTAGCTAAACCGCGATAAACTTGCTATAAGGTCGGCCCGTTGACCCGTCCGTAAAGGGGCGATGAAGACTCGAATGGTCGTGGTGGATACGGAGACGGGGGGCTTGCGGGCGGATCGCCATGCGTTGCTCTCGATTGCGGCGGTGGATTCCTTGGGGGGTGATGCCTTTCATTCCTTGATCCGCCCCTCGGCGGATTGGCTGGTGGATGAGGAGGCTCTTAAGGTGAATGGGTTGTCGTTGGATTTTTTGCGGGATGCGGGTCGGGCGGAGTCGGTGGTGATGCAGGAATTTGTGATCTGGATGCAGGCGCGCAAGGGGGCGCTTTTTGCAGGGGCGAATCCGGCGTTTGATGCGGCATTTTTGGAAGCGGCGGGGAAGCGGTGCGGGGTCGCATGGCACGCGGGCCGTTCGCTCGACCTCCGCGCGGCGGCGTGGCTGGCCTACGAGACGCAGGGGCTGGAGCTTCAAGTGGACAAGGAGGGGAATCCCAAGCTGTCGCTGGATAGCATCGCGGGGGCGTTGGGTTTGAGCCGTTCGGGGGATAAGCATGATGCGCTGGAGGATGCCTTGCTGACGATGGCGTGCTTTAAGATGCTGTGCATGGACGGGGTGAAGGCATGAGCGAGTTCCAAGAATTCCCCAAAATGGCTCGCCTTTCGCGCGAGATGATCGTGACGGAGAAGATCGATGGCACGAATGCCCAGGTGTTTATCGCTGGTCTTGGCACGAGTTTCCCACCCGCCTTTGTGATTGCCGAGGGAGCTTGCGACGGGAATCCAGCGGTGATGCTGGCGGGGTCGCGCTCGCGGTATCTCACGCCGGAGAATGACAATTTCGGTTTCGCGGCGTGGGTGAGGGATCACGCGCAGGAGCTTTTCGGGCTGGGGGTTGGCAGGCATTTCGGGGAATGGTGGGGGAGCGGCATTCAGCGGAATTACGGCCAGAAGCGGAAGCGGTGGAGCCTTTTCAATGTCTCGCGCTGGTGCTTGCGCGGGCAGGAACCGCAGCGCATTCCTTCCGCAGATCCCCGCGTCGAGAAATACCAAGAGGTATTGCCCGAGTGTTGCGATCTGGTGCCGGTGCTGCATCGGGGGGTGTTTTCGACTCTGCAATGCGAATTGGCGCTGGACGAGTTGCGGATGGGGGGCAGTAAGGCCGCGCCAGGGTTTATGAATCCCGAAGGCATCGTCGTTTTTCATGTGGCGGGGAATGTGGGATTCAAAAAAACCCTCGGCAATGACGGGGCTAAATCGGTATGAAAGAGGCTAAGCCCGAGTATCCTAACTGGGTCTGTATGGAGTGCGGCCTCAAGCATGGGCGGCGCGCTCCAGGGGTGGCTACTTGGCATGAGGAGGAATGTGATGTGTGCGGGCGGAAAGCCTCGGTGACTGAGCCGAGGGATTTCGGACATTTCCCGCGCTGGGGGGATGAGTGAGGTTGACCCTTCCCTTTAAGGATATGAAGATCAATAAATCTCAAATCAGACAGATGTATTGGGAGTGGGTGCAAGAGAATGTCGAGGATTATCGTTGGACTACCTATATGAACCCGCCCGATATTGTGGATATTATTTGCGACCTCGTTGAGAAGGCAACCTCCGAAACAGCGGAGTGATTCACGAATTTCGTAATCCCCTGCCGGTTGTGACTCCTGTGGGGGGTGGGTATGCGATTTATGTGCGGGATGGGGGCACTTGGGAAAATGATGTGTGGGCCGTGGCTATGGAAGAAGGCGGGCAGGTGCGACATTTTCGGAGCGATCAGATCCGAGTCCACGCAAATGCCACCTTCGATATTTCCAAGGAATGAATTGCCCTGTCTGTGGCAAGGCGACAAGGGTGGTGGATAGTCGATCCCTTGAGGGCGAAGTCAAGCGCCGTCGAAAATGTCCTAAAGGCCATCTCTCCTACACGATGCAGGCTCCCGAGTATTTCGTGGCGGGCCGTGCGGCGGGCAGGCCCAAAGCGGCAGAAAAAAAACTCCCCAAGCCCAGGAAGAAGATCAAACCGAAGAAGGCCGCTCCCCTCCCCTACCCGCCTGCGATGAAAGAATGGGGGCTTGCCGTCACCAAGGACTCCCCGCTGTGGCTCAAGAGCATCGCCATGAAGCTGGACGAGCGTTGACCGCCCCGCAATGAGCGTATGAACTTTCTGGATCGCGCGGTTTCGTTTCTCAATCCCCAAGCAGGCGTTCAGCGGGCGTTTGCGCGGGAGAAGCTCAAGGCGTTTGGCTATGATGCGGCGCATCCTGGCACGGCGCGTGGCGGAAGTGGGGGTAGAAACAAAAATGCCTCGTCCGAGACTTGGCGGATGCAGCGGGATCGGGTGATCTTGATGTGGGATGCGCGGGATGTGGTGCGGAACTTTGCTCTCCTGCGTGGCATCGTGGCTCGCATCGTGCAGTATGTGGCGGATACCGTGCAGTATGTGTCGCAGACGGGGGATGAGGAAATCGACTCCCTTTACCAAGACTTCTTCCATCAATGGTGCGAGCGGGCCGACATCACGGGGCGTCACCGGCTCGGCGATCTGGTGAATATGATGGTGTGGGCGATGATCGTGGATGGCGATCACGGCTGGCATATTGTCTCGGTGGATGAGGATGGCAAGCAAGTGCCTAAAATTCAACCGATCGAAGCGGATCGAATCGGCGACCCGAACAACCCGATTGCCCCCGGCGAGGAGAGCAATATCGGCGGGATTTTAGTCGATCCTGTGGGCCGCCCGTTGAGCTACAAAATCTTCAAGCGCGACCGCCGCACGGCGATGTATTCGTTTGACCGCGAGATTCCTGCCGATCAGTTCATTCATATCTTTGACCCTCAAAGAGTGGATCAGTATCGCGGCGTCACAGCCTTGGCTACGGCGATTGCGCCCGCCCGCGACCTCTACGAGATTTACCAATTTGAAAAAACCGCCGCGAAGTGGCAAGCGGGCTATGCGGGATTCCTCAAGACGCCCGATCCGACTCGGGGCGATGGCGGCGTGAGTGCGTGGAATGGCACGACCATGGGAAGCAAGTCACAGACGAACATGGGCTTAATGGAAGTGGCCCCAGGGAAAATCCAAAAGCTCGCGGCAGGCGAAGACATCACTTTTGCGCCCGGCACGAATCGTCCAGGCGGGGCGTTCATGGCGCTGGTGCAGGTGTTGGTTCGCGAAATTTCGAGCGGGCTGAATATGCCCTACGGCTTCCTTTACGACATGACGGCTTTCAGCGGTCACACAGGGCGCATCGAGATCGCTCAGGCCATGCGCGGCATCCGCCGCCTGCAAAAGCTCGTCGGCGAGCGGGCGTTGAATCCCGTCCGTGATGCGGTGCTGGGCTATGGGATCGGAATTGGCGAGTTGCCGCCGCACCCTCAATGGCGCAATGGGCGGTGGGGCTTTGGGCGTTCGCTCACAGGGGACTACGGCCACGATACCACGGCAAATTTGCAGATGCTCCAAAGCGGGCTCGTCACCGCCTCGGATTTGATTTCCGAGACAGGACAGAGCTTCGAGGAGATAGTGCGCCGCAGCGCCAGCGAGGTGGCCTATATGCAGCGAGTCGCCACCGAGACAGGTGTGCCGATCGAACTCTTTAATCAACGCATCCCGAATCCGACCCAAGCCCTTGCCGCTATGGCCGAGCCGCCACAGCCGCCGCCGCCTGGCCTCGTTCCGCAGGGGCTGGATGTGAAGCCGCTCTTGGAGCTTCTGAAAAATGTGGGCGAAGGAATATTGGATCGCGAAAGCGCGATTATCAATCTGATGAACCTGTATGGCGTGGAGCGCAATGCGGCGGAGAAGATGATCCCCGATGGGCCGGTGCAGAAGAAGGGATTGACCACGGAGGACACGGAGAACACGGAGGGGAAAAAATGAAGGAGTTGGCGCGGGGAGATTTTGCGATTCCGGCGCTTGGGAAGTTGCTGAAGGATCGTTCGTTTCTGGAGCAGTTTGCGACCGGCAAGCGCGGGCCGAAGTTGGGGGATTTGAGGGCTTTTCGCTGGGGGCGGGTGGGGAAAAACCCAGTTTTTGCGCCGCAGGTAAGTTGGATTGGAACCGAATCTGTTATTCCCGCGATGAAGCAAAGCGGATTCGATATTCGCGCTGGCGGGAATCGCCAAGAAGCCCGCAATCACATCGCCAAAATGCTCCGCACGGGGCGTGCGGGCGGGGATGTGTATGAGCATATAGGCCGTTTTTTCTCCGTCAAGCTGCGCTTGCGCGAATTGGCGCGTGGTGACTATGCGATACCGGCGTTGGGGAAGATGCTCAAGGATCGTTCGTTTTTGGAGCAGTTTCTGACAGGCAAGCGCGGGCCGAAGATGGGGGATTTGTCTGTTGGGAAGATCTACCCAGGGGGTATGATTTCTGCGAGAAGACCTCCTAAAAAATCAGATTTCCAAATTGCAGGATGGACTAAGGGGCAGATGCTGGGCACTGAGCCGGTGGGGCCGCAGAATGCCCGATGGAGAGATGCCCTTATCGAAGAAAGAATTCGCGGGAGAAAAGAAAACTTCAAAAAAAATAGGAGTTCCCTATCTGATGTTGCCAGGAATGTGCCGTTTCCTCTGGGTCTCACTGCCGAGGAGGCCGCTTGGGCTCAATCTGCTCGAACTGCTGCTCGAAATAATGCTGCCAAGATGTTGCGCAAGGGGCGGGCTGGCGGCGATGTGTATGAGGACATAGACCGCAAGTTTTTCGCTGTTGACCGCACGCCCTTCGGGGAATGAAGAAAAAGCGTTCTCGCCCCAGTCTGGCAGGTAAAACTTCTTTGAGAGGCACGGGCTGCCTCTCGGCTAATCAAGCCAAGCAATTCAAGGTGCATCAATCTTCGGAATGGAGGGAGATGAAGTGGGGGGAGCGTCTCAAGCTCGAAATGGAGCGCGCGGAGGCTTATTTCTGGCGGCAAACAGCAGATCGCCGACAGATTCAAAAAAATTATCTCGCGGCAAAAATTTGGAAAAGTGGATTTAATTATGGAAAAGCATAAACAAACCCTGCGCGAGCTGGCGGCTCGCAGTGAACGACTCGTAGAATTTAAAGATCCGCGCCTTGAACGCGCGGGCGTTTCGGGATTTAATCAACCCAAGCGCACTCCGAACCATCCTACAAAATCTCATGTAGTCGTGGCGAAGTCCGGCGATCAAGTGAAGACGATCCGGTTCGGACAGCAAGGAGTCTCGGGCAGTCCGCGCAAAAAAGGCGAGTCCGATTCCTATCGCAAGCGGCGGGAGTCCTTCAAGGCGCGCCATGCGAAGAACATCGCCAAGGGTAAGATGAGCGCGGCGTATTGGGCAGACAATGTGAAATGGTGATCCTATGAGCGAGTTCATCCGCAAGGCCATCCAGAAGAGTCTCCTTTTAAAAAAGAAACCGCACTTGGCTCCCAAGGCCACGCCGGTTACTGATCCTGCGAATTGGGAGGATGCGAAGTCCAAATTGCGGGAAATCCTTCGCGCTAATGGCGGTAAGCCAGGGCCGTGGCTAGATGACAATGGGCAGATGCGGTTGTTGACGCGGCGGTGGGTGGGGATGAAGCGTTTGAAAGAATTTCGATATGATGCGCCTACTCCTCAAGAGGAGCGCCGAGGGTTGTTGCGGACGGGGCTTCTGGCTGGGGGCATTGCTGCTGCTGGAGGGCTGGCGGGCTTGGGGTTGTATAAGTCTGGGTTGTCTTCTTATGCTCGGCGCGCCGATCGTTTGGAAAAGCTTGTAAAGAAAATCCATGGGCAAAGGACGAATCTTGGCCAGAAAGCCAGGGATGCAGCGGCATCCCGCGGAGCGGCCAAGCAATCGGCTCAAGACGCTTCTATTTTCTCTCAAGGGCTTCGCGAGAAGCGTCAAGCAGCGGCAGCGGCTGTTGCGGCCAAGGCCGCGCAGGCGAGCGAGGCCGCCAATGTCGCGGCAGCAAAGAAATTTAATAAAACAGCGACTGCTTACTACGATCCCGCAAGTGCCGCGAATAAGCGGGTGGCTCGTGAGGCGTCTGTCGCCGCAAAGAAAAAGGCGCCAGTTTCCGCGCCCTCAGTTCCTAAAACAGAAATTCCCGAGGAAGTTTTTTCGGCGGTTCCAGAGGCTCCGATCAAGAAAGCTGCTGCGGCTCCGACTGAAAAATTTTCCAGTTGGGCTCAAGCTAAGGGAGCATTTAATAAAGGGAAAATCACTAAGGAGCAACTTGACAGCATGAAGTTTTCCTCGGCAGAAGTTCCTAAAGAATTTGATTTTCAGAATGACGAGGGGGGCATTCCCCTCACGGGGCGCGTGGCTCGAGATCGGTTCGTGAAGAAAATCCGTGATGAGGACTTGGATCGCCGCGATGCGAATATCCTGCGCGCTGGCGGCGCAGGGGCGTTGGCGGGGTTGATGTTCCGTGGCGGCCTTTCCCGAGGCAAGCGTGCATTGATCGGTGCTGGAGCGGGAGGATTGGGGGTAATTGGCATCCGCGCCCTTACGAATAACGATCGAGACATTTACGGCGAGCGCAATCGCGGGAGCAAGCGCGCCGAGTTGATTCCTGCCGTAGGCGGACTCGGTGCGGCGGCATGGCTTGGGATGCGGCGCTTTAAAGGATTATCATCAAAGCTGCGCGGAACAAAATTTTTCGAGAAGCGGGAGCGCCGTGAGAAACGGGAGTTGAATCCCTATGTGGGGGCGGCTCTCTCGGGTGGCGTAAGCGGGGCGAGCCTCGGCGCGCTGTCATGGCTCAAGCGTGGCACCTCCGTGGCTTCGGCTGGAGCGACTGCTGCGAAGTTGGGTGCACTCAGCGCCGGTATCGTCGGCGGCGGGGCCTTGATCGGTAGCCGCATCGTGGGTGATCCTCGCAAGGAAGAGGGAGCGCCGTTTACGAAGCGCGCGGCCTTGGGCGGGGCTATAAGCGGAGCCTTGGTAGGTGGCGCGGGTGGGCTTTTGCTTCGCAATACGAAGTTTATGAAGGATGCCGCCAAAACTTGGCGTCCGGCAAAGTGGATGACAGATGCTCCGGCTCTCGGGGCTGGCGCTCTTGGGGCTCTGGGCGGCGCGGTGATCGGTGGGGCGCAGGGGGCCGACGAGGGGCAGCAGGTTGATTCGATCCGCAACATCCGAAAGGACATAAAGCAAAAGAATTTTTCTCTTCGTGAGTTTCGCGCGTTGCCAGCGGTTGCCGTGAAGCAAGTTTGGAAGACTGATCCTGCGCTGCGGGCGGATTTTGCAAAACGGGTTGTCGCTAAAGTGCGGGCGGCTGTGGCTGCGAATAACAAGCAATACGGGGTAAAGGAGTTCCAAGTCTCTCCGCTCAATGTGGAGTCGATGGCCAAGACGAAAGAGCGTCGCGCCAGCGAGCGGGCTAATTTTTTGAAAGGCATTGGCGTAGCGGCAGCTGTGGGACTTGCAGGAGTTGGCGGGTATAGGGTGGGCCGTGTGATCAGTAAGGTGGATATCAATGCTGCCAAACGGGCGGCAGAAGCTGCTTCTGAGGAAGCGGGATGGCAAAAGCGTAGTGCTGAAAGATGGCGTAAAAGTTGGCAAGATGAGGCGTCGAGTGCTTCTCGTGCGCGGCAGGAGGCGTCGAGTGCTTCTCGTGCGCGGCAGGAGGCCCGTGCGAGTTCGTGGAGAGAAGAGAATCGCAAATGGGAAGAAGATTTTCGGAATAAGTGGGGTAATCCCCAAGGTTCCAGTGGTGCGAGTTCATCTGGACATGACAGTGATTACGCCAAGCGAAGCGCGGACGCTGCCAAGAAGTGGCGTCAAGAGCAGTCCAGATCCTCGGCTTCCTCCTCCAGCTATCGTGCTGAAAGCGGAACAGGATCGAAGGATTACACCCCCCCGCCTAGATCCAGGGCGAAGGGAACCGGCGAAGATCGCAACCCTCATGTAGGCACTGCTAAGGAGGATGCTTGGGAGAAATGGCGCGCGATGGATCGCATGGCTAAGGAATCTAAAAATGAAGGCGAGCGCGAGACTGCTGCTCGCATGAGAGATATGTGGAAAAAGAAACATAATTTGGCAAGAAAGCTGCGGGGGTTGAAGTTGTTTGGACGCGATGATCAGCCTCGTTATCGAGAAAGCAAGGTGTGGGCTGATCCGGTCATGGGTTGGATCCGAGGGGATGACTTGGTGGATAAGGATGGCAATAAATGGAGTCCTACCTCGCCGCAGCTTGTGAATGCGATGCACAATAAAGCGCGCGGCATTCGCGTGAATGTGCAGCGCGGGGCGGGGTTGGCGGGCGATACTTCGGCTGTATTGCAGGGTAAGGAGCGCGAGCGCGATGCCAGTGGCCGTGTTAAAAAACGCGAGTGGGAGAAGGCATGGTTTCGCAACGCGCTGACGACGGCTGGGCTGACTGCGACAGGGCTGGCTGGCGCGGCAGCGTGGCGCTATGGCCGCATGAATCCTGGCACGGGCTTTGGAAAATTTGTGGCAAATACGGAGCGAGGTGTCCGCAAGACCAAGGATGATATCAAGTCGGGCTTGGGTCGCATTATGGGTGCCGCTGATGAGGTTACTGGGCCTGCTAAATTTATAAGAAAATTGTTGTCTGCCAAGTTGAAGTTGCGCGAATTTGATCTCTTTGCCAGCGCGGCAGGGTGGGATACACGCGACCCACGCGGGAGGTCGGTTCGCGTGTATGCTCCAGGCAGTCGCCCGCGTAATAGGCGTGAGAAATACTGGCATGAAAAGACTGAGAACCAACGCAAGCTTATGATCGCAGCTGGCGTCGGAGCTGCGGCTATCGGCGGGCTTGGCGGCGTGGCGGCTTATCGGCTCGCCAAGGGGAAATCGCTTGTGCCGAGTTTTATGCTCAAGAAGCCGCAGCCACAGGTTCAGGCTCCTCTGCCTGCTGCGGCTCGTTGGGAAAAAAATTCCAAAGGCAAATTCGTTCCAAAACCGAGAGGGGTAGAGGGGAAGGTTAATCCTCATTTCAAGGGAGATGCTCCATTGACTCCAGAAGAAATCGCTCGTCAGCAAAGAAAATGGAGAGACATGGCAAATCCTAATAACGCCGCCTAAAAATTTATGAACGATCCAAGACCTCGTAATAACCAAGGCCAATTTGCCTCTCAAAGCATCGATGGCATTGATGCCAATACGACTTCCACGGCTTATAATCCCCAAGTCATCGAGCAACGCAAACTCTCGCTGATCGAAAAAATCCGACGGATGCGCGGCGTTCGCAATGGCGTGGAGGAGGCGGGGCCTCGACAGCAGCAACTTTCCGCGAAGCTTCGGCTACGCGAGTTGGCGCAGCGGCAGTCTCAAGAAGATCCCGCTTTAGGCCGCGCCGGAAGTCTGCTTCTTGCGGGTGGGGTTGGAGCCGTGGGGAATCTGGCTGCGGTGACGGTAGCGAAGGAAGTAATGGACGCAAAAAAGCAGCAGGGGTTGGATTTTTTTGGGCAGCCTCGCGGCTCGGAGATGAAGCCGATGATGGCATGGGGCAGGACGAAAGAAGAAGCCAATGAGAAACTTCGCAAGGCTACAGAAGAGGTGAATGGGCGTAACCGCAAGGTGCAGCGCGAGTATCTGCGCTCCAATCCTGATGCCCGCCGTAGTGAGGTGCTTGATAGATTTGCTCGCAGGAAAGGATATGATATCGCTGTTGGTGATCCCGGCATCGCTCCGAAGGGGGCTATTCCTGGTAAGTCGAGAGGTATATTCCAAAGAGGGCATGCTGACCCTGATTTTATAAGGGCGCATGAGGCGGGGCATGTGGCTCAAAATCTCGGCGGCAAAAATCTTCCCTTTAACAAAAGTATCCGGCAGGCCTTTATGTTTGCGCCTTTGGGGGCGACTTCCGCTCTTGTGAACAAGGACAAGTCGAATGACAAGGTTGCGACGGGAATCGCTGCTGCGGGAACTCTGGCTGCGTTGCCGACATTGCATAACGAGGTGGATGCTTCTGTGCGTGGCTACAAGATCATGCGCAAGCTCGGCTCAACGCGCCTGCGTGCAGCGGGTGCATTTGTAGGGTTGCCCACCTATGCCGCTATCGCCGCCATGCCAGCATTGGGCTGGGGTGCGCGAAAGCTCCGGCAGGCTCGCTCGGAGGAAAAAGATGGCAAGCAGCTCTCTGCGAAGCTTCGCCTGCGGGAGTTGGCGCGCGTGGCGGCTCAACCCTATCCCGAAGAGGAGCGAAAGGGTGGCATCGGCAAGATCGGTGCATTGGGGCTGGGCCTTGGGCTGGGTATCGGTGGCGCGATAGGTGGCGCACGGTATCTGCGGCCTATTCTCAAGCGTGGGGTCGGTCGTGCATCGGATAGCTTGGCAAGCGTTGCTGCATCGGCAGGGAATGCGATCCCCAAGATGACCAGCGAGGTCGAAAAAACGGCAAGGTCGGCTCAGGCTACAGCCAAGGCAGCACAGACTGCTGTGATTCAAGCTTCACGAAACATTGACGACGCCACGCTGGTTCCCCGGACGATGGGAAAAATTGCCAGATCGGAGGTTTTCCCGAGGGCTTGGAATATCATGAACCCGCGTGCGCGTTGGAAGGAAATCAAGAGCGGATTTGATGCTGGGGTGGAAGAGTCTCGCTTGCGTGGTAAATACATAGATCGCGTGCGGCGGCGTGCTGCGGAGCGAGGGGTGTCGGGATTAGATCAAAAAATGCTAAGGCAGGCGGCAATAGAAAATGTGCCTACTGGCACAGTGCCGATCTTCCAAGCCTGGCGGCCCAGTTGGGCGCGCGTCACGCCAGAGCGCGTGAAGTTGGCTGGGCCAAAGGCTGGGGCGAAACTTTACTCTGCCAAGCTGCGATTGCGTGAACTCTCTTTTGCGAGTGATGCGCTGAGGGAATTCGCCGAAGAGAAACGCCCGCTGACCACTAAACAAAAGCTGGGGATAGCGGCTGGGCTGGGCACGGCTGCTGTGGGGGCGACGCTCATGCCAGCGGCGGGCAAGATGTTTCGTATCGCCACGCGCGATATGGCGCACGATACGCTGACGGGCTGGGCGAAGAAGCGCGGCTTGCGTTCATTTATCAAGCCGCCCAAAAGCGATCCGAATCGGGATGGGCGGTTTGTTGCCGATTACATCGACGGCGCGCAATCAATCTTGAACAAGGGAGTGCAGGGTAAGATCGCGGGTAAGATTCTCCAGCACGCCAAGGCGAACCCGAAGGGTAAGGTGGCTAAAGTAGTGGGTGGCGAATTGGGTGATTATGGAGTGAGCCACTATGCGAGATTCCGCTCAGGGCCTCGGGAAGCCATGAAGCATTGGGACAGTGAAGTGGGTGATCTCAAAAACCACATCGGCAAGCAACAAGGTATTTTGGATGCAAATAACAATTTTGTGCCAGGAGCAAACCCGGCAAAAGTTAAAAAAACCCAAGCGCGGCGTGATGAGATGGCCGCTGGGCGCAAAGCTGTGGATGACGAGATCAATGAACAGCTTTGGCATCATGGCAAAAGCGAGTCCGAGGCGTTGCGGCATGTGGCGGAAAACACAAAAAATCCTGCTGCCTTGCAATATTTTAAGAACTTAGCGCACCATAACAGGGGGGCTGCTGCGAAGTATGCCAAGATCTCTTTGGTGGCACCTGGGATGGTGGTTGGTGGTGGAGCCACTGCGGGGCTTTCAATGCGGAGAAAGGAAAATCAATGAACTACTTAATGAGGCTTCATGAATTGGCTTCGCGGAGCCAACGCCAAGTAGATCGGCAAGAAGTGCTGAGTAATGCCAGCGGAGTCGCTGGAGCGGGATTGGTCGGCGCTGGTGGTGTGGCGGCGTATCGGGCGATCAATCCGACAGTAGGCATCACCTACGGCAAGACAAATGCCTATCGCGGGCACCTCAGTCATGCCGAGGATGTGAAGAAAATTTTGGATGGAGCGGGTGTTAAGTCGTCCATGCATAATGCAAATACTCGTGGTTTTTTTGGTTCTCAGCGGCACGCTGTAATGGTGAATACCGGCTTCGGGCCAAATGTTGTGGGGGCATCACGGGTTAAATTCAAGCCGGATTACACGGCTGTGACGGATTCGGTATTGCCTGTTATGCCCGACGCCATGAGCAAGCCGATCAAATCCCGCAAGAGGACTGCTGGCGTTTATGGCGGCGGCGGTGGGGTGGATGTAGGTGCCAAGGTTCCGCACCTCGCCAAGGCGCATGAAGATTTTGACGCGATCCATCTCTACGCAGGGCCGAAATCCAAGAACATTAAGCCGGGGTATGCAGGCGGTGGCTATGAGGAGGCGCAGGCGGCGGTGGCAGAGTTGGCAAAAACGAACCCTGCGGCGGCTGCGAAATTTAAAGTTCATAGTTCGATGAGTCGCAAAGCGATCAAAAATGCGGTCCGCGCTCATTCGGTAAATATCGGAAACGCGGGGGCGGGCACGATGCACGAAGTCGCGGCAAGTCCTAAGCCCGGTGTAATCTGGCAGGCGAGTCCTTACGCATCGAATCATTTCAAGGTGAATGAGGCGTTGGCGCACCGGTATGGGATGCGTGTGGCGCGAGGGGCAAATGATATTGCCCGGAACGAGGATGCGGTGGCTCACTTGAGGCATATCGCTCGTGACAGCACGCGCGCGGTAGAGCGTCAGAAGGAATCAGCGGAGCAGATGATTCGAGATGGGGCTAAGAGCCGATCTGCCTTTGTCGATGATGTGAAGTCGGCTCTCAATAAGAGTCGTCGGCGGAATGTGATGGCGGCGGCAGGACTTGGGGGCGTCGGCCTTCTTCTTGGGGCGAACGCTATACGCTCTCGAAATTCCAAAACAAAAAATAAACCATGAAAAAAACAACCCAATGGGGAGCTGTAGCGCAAGCCGCGCAGGCGGCGGATCATAAATCGAAGCTCGACCAAGCTCTGGCCGATCTCGATGCCGAGCGCAAGGCGCACGCGGAGACGGTGCGGGCGCTCGAGCGGGCGCGCACGGGCACTCGCCCGATCGTGAAGGCGAAGCCGACTTCGCCCAAGTCGGGAGCGGGCGACATTGTGGAAGTGATTTTTTCGGATGTGCACGGGAATAAGCATGACCCAGCGGCTTTTTCGGCTTTTCTCGGGGATCTTAAGACTTTGCAGCCCGATCGCATTGTGATCGGCGGGGATTTTATTGATTGCGGCGGGTTTTTGGCGGAGCACCACACGCTCGGCTATGTGGCTGAGACGGAGGATAGCTACGAGGACGATGTTCGTGTGGCGAATGATTTGCTGGATGCCGTGGCGCACTACTCGAACTGCGGCGACATTCATTACATCGAAGGCAATCATGAGTGGCGCGTGGAACGCTGGGCGCTCACCCAACGCCTTGCGCATCACAAGGACATCGACTTGCTGCGCCGAACTTTTTGCGCCGAGCATGTTCTGAAGCTCGCCGAGCGGGGTATCAAATACTACCACCAGGGCAAGGCGCATGGCGACTGCGATGTGCCGGGCTGGGTGAAGATGGATAAAATGTATTTTGTCCACAAAATCTCAAACGCCCGCGATGCGGCGGAGGTGGCGATGGCGAAAGCGGGGGGCAATATCTGTTACTTCGACACGCACCGCGCGAGCTTTAAGCCGAAAAACATCCCAGGGCTGGGCCTCATTTCGGCGTGGAATCCCGGCTGTCTCTGCAAGCGGCAGCCACTCTATGCGAATACGCGCCCGACCGAGTGGACGCATGGATATCTCATCCGCTTCATTTCGCGAAAGACGGGCGCGTTTCAGATGATCAATGTCACGATCAATGATGGCGTGAGCTATGCGGGAATGCTGCTCAAGGGCACGGAAAAAAAACCTTAAAAATATGGCAAATCTTTGGAAGCGCATCGTCAAGCAACAAATGGTCGAGGAGCATGAGAGTGATCCGAAATACATGTGGGAGACTTATGCCAAGCAGGGGTGGCAAAAGCGCGAGCATGTGGCCGAGGCCTTGGAGTGCCATGAAGATAAAGTGCAGTCTCTTTTGAAAAGTGCGATCACTTCCAAGAAGATCGAGCGGCGAGACGTGGTGATCTGGAGCAAGCTCAACAAGGAGCTAATCAAGATCGTGGCGTATCGCGAGAAAGGAAAGCATCCCGAAGAAAAAGCTCCAAAGCCTGCCAAGAAAGCCAAGCGCAAGGCGCTCAAGCCTGCGGTGGGCATGGCGGTGAGGTCGCGCCGAGGAAATTCCGGCAAGATCGTTCATGCTGGCAAATCGGTTTTCACGGTGGAGTGGGAGAATGGCTCTGTGACGAATCCCTCCCTCGCCTCGTTCAAGAAAAGAGACATCATTTTGGAGGGTTAAATATGTCGCGGCGCGGCAAGCCTTCCGATCGTAGTGAGGTTGTCGTGCGGTTGCAGGACAAGTTTGCAGAGCATTTTGATGCTGGTGTCGGCATTTTCTCGTGGGAAGAGGGCGGCGAGACGCATTTCGTGACGCTTAAATTTGGCAATTCTTTCACGGTAGATGCCATGATCGATCAGTTGCGGGGCTGTATCGAGGGCGGCGGCGAAGAGGAAAACGACGAGGAAGACGAGGAAGAGTAGTCTTTTCGTTGACGCGCCCCGGAAAGGGGCATGGCAGACCTCAAAGAATTTTTCGCTCCCTTCGTTACCCAGAAGGTCGATCCAGCCAATGGGATTATCTACGGCGTCTCGGTGATCACCTCGGGCATCAAAGCCCGCGGGCATGATCTCGAAGTCGATAGCACCACCCTATCTCAAATTAAAGAATGTGCCGAAAAGCTCGGCACGGTTCCCGTGAAGTGGAATCACCGCACCGGCGCGGATGCCGTGGCGGGGTATCTGGAAAATTTCCGCATCGAGGGCGGCAAACTCCTCGGCGATTGGCACCTTCTCAAAAGCCACTCGCAATTCGGCCAAGCGATCGAAATGGCCGAGCGCATGCCCCGCAATGTGGGCCTTTCCGCCGCCTTCATGGGCGAGGACGAAATGAGCGGCGGCGTCAAAAAGGCGCGCTGCTCAGAACTCATTTCCGTGGATCTCGTGGCGCAACCCGCCGCGAATCCTAACGGCCTCTTCGAGGCGAAGATGCCAGAGCAGTCCACGGAACTCGCCTCGCAAGTTGACACAATAACCACAAACCGTATGGATCAAAATACCAACACAAACACCAACGCAGTGGCGGATGAGCCCTCCTTGAAGGATGTTCTCGCGGCCCTGAATCAACTCTCTGAGCAGGTCACTGCCCAGCAAGAGACTATCGCCGCCCTGCAAGGTGCGGAAAACAATGAGGCCGAGGATATCTCGATCGAGGAGATCATGGATCTCACCGACGAAGACATCTTTGCGCTTCTCCAAGCCGGTGAAATTTCCGAAGAGGACGCCGCTGGGATCAAAGCCTACCAAGCCGAAGTCGTTGCCGCCAACGAGGCCGAGCAATCTGAAGGCCAAGGCGAAGACGAGCCAGCCGAAGGCGAACTCGCTGGCATTGGCGCCGGTTCGGATAGCTCCTCCACAGGATCTTCCGCCGAACTCTCCGCGCTTCAAAAACAAGTCAAGGAACTCAGCGCCCGTTTCGAGCGCGAAGACGCCGCGACTGAAAATGCCGAGATCGAACACTATTTCGCAACCATCGAGGGCAACCTCACCACCCTCGCCCAGGAGAAAGCTGCGCTCACCGAGTTCAGCGAGAAACTCCAAGCCGAGAACGAGGCTCTCCGTCACGCCGTGAAAACTGGCACCCGCCCGCTGGCATTCAGCGCCGAGGGCCGCGCCACCACTGGCAGCCATGGCGAACTCCATGAGTTCGATAGCCGCGTGAAGAACCACACCGAATCGGGCAAGACCCGCGCACAAGCCGTGATGCTCGCCCACAAAGAAAATCCGGAAGCCCACCAAGATTGGATCCGGCAGCAAAGCAAATAATTACCAAGGATAATAATATATGAACTTCAATACTGTTGTTTCACTTCCAGCGGCTGCGGATTTTAGCGCCGTCGAAAACGCCTCCGTCAAATTCACATCTGCGGGCGTCGAGCTTGCGGGAGCTTCTGATCGAGTTATCGGAACCGTCATTCGCGCCGCCGCCCAGCCTTTTGTGGTTGGCAAGGCCTGCGACGTCTTCCTTCGCGGCAATGGTTTCCATTATGTCCGCGTTGGCAATGCCACAGCGATCGCGATCGGCGACGAGCTGGAGCAAGCCGCCGGCGGCTTGTATGTCAAGAAAACCACCGGCGCCGCTGCTGCCCTCGCCATCGAGGCGGCTCCCGCCAACAGCAATGGAGGCGGCCAAATCCGCGCCATCCTGCTCTAAAACAAATCACAATTAAATAGATAAACCAATATGGCTTACAATACCACAGATTCCGTTCCACGGCAGGACATCAGCACTCTCCTGATGGAGGCCGTGCACCAAGAAAAACACTACATCGCTCCGATGCTTCTGCCGATCTACGGCAGCGAGCGCGAAGTGGGTCGCTATCCGAAATTCACCATCGGCAAGGGCGAACTCCTCAAGCGCGAGAGCCAAAAGCGCGGCGCTACCGGCACCTACAACGAGTCCGATGAGGTCTTCGAGTGGGACAACTATCAGACCGTCGAATACGGCCACGAGAAGCGCATCGATGATGTCGTCCGCAAGCAAATGCGCGACTTCTTCGACGCCGAAATGGTGACAGCGAAATTCTGCTCAAACAAATTGATGCTGGATTACGAGATCGAGGCCGCTAACGCGCTCTTGAATCCGACCACCTTCACAGCTTCGGCTGCGAGCACCGCCTACACCGAGGCAAACCTCGACACGATGGATGTGCCTGCGGACATCAACGCCACCATCGAGCAACTCACCCTCTTGGGCGAGGAGCCCAACACGATGGTTTTGAGCCTTCCTCTCTTCAACCGCCTCAAGCGCTCGAAGAAACTCCAGACCTACCTGTATGGTCACTTGAACACCACCCAAGGCGGCTCCAATATCACCTCGGAGATTATTGCGGCTTCCTTCGGTATCGCCAATGTGATCGTGGCTAAGAAGAGCTACGACAGCGGCATCAAAGGCAAGACCAGCGTTGGCCCCGTATGGAGCAACAACTACATCTGGATCGGCGATGTCCAAGGCGGCGACTTCATGAACGGCGGCGCAGGCCGCACGATCATCTGGGATGCCGACTCCGAAGGCGGTCTCTTCACCTCGGATCAATACCGCGACGAAGCTCGCCGCGGCGACAAGATCCGTGTTCGCTCGAACCGCACCATCAAGGTCATCAACCAAAATTCGGCCCGTCTCATCACGACGAACTGGGCCTAATCGGGAGAGGGGGGCCGTTTAGCCGGGCTGCGGCGGCTCCCCTCCCAACCTTTTTGAATGCAGGATAGAGAAACGGTATCTCACGAGGCCCATAACCTTGGGTTCCGGGTTCAACTCCCGGTCCTGCTACCATTTACCACCACCACGAACCGCTGGCAGACCGGTCCCAAAGTCTGCCAATTTTTTTATGACTGTTAAACAATCTGACGCAGATCAGCTGCAGAAGCAAAAAAATGCAAAAATGGCTATGCTTCGTTACCAAGCCAGCAAGTCGATCGATGCCCAAGGAGACAAGATGACGATGCCTGGTCTGGCTTTGGGGGCTCTGACTGGTGCGGCGATCGGATCTAGAAAGGGTGGAGTGTTGCCGGTGGCTGCTGTGGGTGGCGCGTTGGGAATGCTTGGGCTCCGCATGGCTGGTAAGGCAGATGAAAGAAATCGACTGAACAACTTGGCTAAAGATATGAAAAAAACAAACCTACAAGCACTTAAACCTGCGCTTCGCGAACTCGCGGCTCGCTCGGAACAACTCAAGGAATTCGCCATGGTGCGCGACGCCAGTGGCCGTTATGTCGAAGTCGAAGAAGATGGATTTCCCGTCGGCGCGGCTGTAAAGGCAGGTGCGGGCGCGGCTGCTCTCGGCGGCGCAGGCTACGGAGCTTACAGAGGGCATCAAGCAATCATGGGGAAATTCGGCACTTTCGGTCCTATGGAGGCGGGTAAAAACCGCTATGTCGAGGCTTACAAAGGTGCTGGAGCCGCTGGGTTCGGGGCCGTTAAAGCTGGTGGCCAAGCTGGCTGGGACTCTTTAAAAAATGCTGGACAAGGAGCGATGAACTCCTCTCAGACTGCCGTTCAGAGCGGAGTGAACTCCGCTAAGACGGCTGCTCAATCGGGATTGAATACCGCTAAAAAATCCGGATTTGGAAGAAGGCTGCGCGCCGGATTGCTCGGGGCTGCTCGCTGGATGAAATAATAAGTCTGCCTCTCTTTATGATTAACCACAAGCTCGCTTTGGGAATGGGGCGCCTCGGTGACGGCGGCCCTATGGATAAGCTCATGAAGGCGTGGGCTAATTCAAAAATTCGTCCTTCTGCCTCTACATTGAAAGCTGCCCAAAAGCTGCCTAATAGTTATCCTCAAAAGAAAGCGGCTTTGAGAGGAGTTATCTCGCGCGACGAGATTGCAGATCTTTTGCGGAACGCGAGGTCTGAGAAGGATTTCTCAGCCAACCTCAAACTCCAACTCCGTGAACTCGCCGCCCGCTCCGAGCGGGTGGTGGAATTTGCGGGCGGGTATGTGAATACAAGCCAGGGTGTGTTGAACGAATCCGGCGCGGGAGGGCATTTCAATCGAAATGCCGGAGCTTACTACGGCACCCTTTTGTTTCCCGGTGTTGGCACAGCGATCGGGGCGCTCATCGATCTGAACCGCCGGAAAAAGAATCGCATCTACACCGAAGAGGAAAACCCGATTTCCGATAGAACAGCAGCAAGCTTGGCGCGGGGATTTTCAAAATGAGTTCTTTGCGTGAATTTTCCTCGGCAATCATGCAGAAGCATCTCCTTCGGGCCAAGCTTCGCCAATTGGTGAATAAGGCGCGGGTCTATGGACGCACTCCGGAGAATGTGGGAGAGATTAAAAAGGGCTGGGGCGCATACGATGCCATGAAAGCGCGAGCTTTCGCCGCTCAAGTCGCCGCTCTTCGTGAACTCGCCGCCCGCTCCGCGCGGGTGGTGGAGCTGGCTCGCGGGGATTATGTAATCAAGCACATGAAGTTGAATCCAGGCGCGTGGCGTGGAGCGACCGACACAAAAAGAGCGGCTCAAGGGAAATTTAGCCAGCGGATGACAGAAGCTATTCAAGACGTTTTAGACGACAAGAGAAAGTTACCATTCTCCGTAAGTAACAATCGGGGCTCGGTTGCTGCTGATTATGCTAAACAGGCCAGAGATGAGATGGCTATGTCAAGAAAGGAGATTGCTTGGTGGCTAAGAAGTCAAAGAGAGGCCGCTCAAGGTCGATCTTTCCGGCCATTCAGCGATCATCTTTATCACGCGCGAGAGCGCGGCTCGAGGTCGCAAATGTTTTAACAAAATTTTAGTAGGCATGGGCATGGCAGGCAAGCCGTGAGTGCCATGGAGGAGGTTTTTTCAAGGATGCGTCCTTGAAATTCATCCTAAGCGCCGCAAACCGCAGCGGCTCCTCCGAACCACGGGGCGGAATGAAAGCGCCATCTCTCAAGGATGGCGTTTTTGTTGACCATGCGATTGGGGGCATGGCGAATGTAAACAAGGTGATTCTCATCGGGAATCTCACGCGGAATGTGGAGGTGAAGTTCACCTCCAAGGGAACGGCGGTGGCCTCGGCCTCTCTGGCGATCAACCGCAGCTACAAGACCGACCAGGGCGAGAAGCGGGAGGAAACGACTTTTGTGGATGTGGACTTCTGGGGGCGCGTGGCCGAGATCGTGGCGGAATACGCGAAGAAGGGCGATCCGCTCTATGTCGAGGGGCGGCTCAAGCAGGAAAGCTGGGAGGAAAAAGAAACCGGCAAAAAGCGCACACGCTTGAAGATTGTGGGCGAAAACATTCAACTCTTAGGCTCTCGCTCGAAAGCCCCCTCCCCTGCCCCACAGGCAGGGGCGGAAGCAGGGCCATCCGAAGAGACGGAGCCATTTTAATATGCCAAGGATCATTTACACGATTTATAACACGAAAGACCTGACTCAAAAGAAGGTCTTGAATGCCATGGGGTATGAGCAGGCGTTGGAGGAGGCTTTACTGGGGTTGGGATTCACTCACTCCGACATCACGAGGCTTGGAACTGGCGTGGGCGATCTGGAGCTGGCGTTGAGCGATCTGGGCTGGGTGGTCGGCAAGGATGTGGATGCGCCGTATCAAGACGAGCACATGATGTCGATGCAGTCGCGGGGTTGACCATCGCGCCGGTGGCGATGGGATTCGAGGATTCAATGGCATTGGCAGATGGCGCCCTTTTCGAGGAAATGGGCGCCTTGATCACGATCGGCGGGCAGACGATCTCGGCAATCCGGCAGCCCAGCGAGGCGACGAGCATGGCGGCGGACGGGGGGTTTGCAAAGGATCAGACGGCGAGGTTTGAGATTTCGATGGAGGACTTCGTGGCGAAGGCGGTGAAACTCGGGCAGAAGGTCGCCCAGGGCGCGGAGCAATGGCGAATCGCCTCCCTGCGTCACAAGGGCGGCACGATGGAACTGGTCTGCATGGCGACAAGCGGCCAGGGCGGGAGGGCGGAATTTTAATTTATGGATGAGGTCACTGGGCTTTTGGAGTCGGAGTTGGCGGCGTTGTTCACGCAGGATGCCGTGGTGGATTGCGATGTCTTGCCAGGGGCGGCGGTCGGCGAGCGGCCCGATGAGTATGTGAGCATCGTGGCGGTGGAGAGCGAGTATCGGGCGATGCGATCCTATATTGTGGAGGTGGAATTTCGGTGCGTTGTGCCGCTGGATGATGCGGGGGCGCTTGGTAGGGCGAAGCAGAGGCTTCGCCAAGTTACGGATTTTCTTGCGGGAAATGCCTTGCGGCAATCTGGGCAGACTGGCCCGGGGCCGGTGACGCTGGCGTTGGCTGGATTTGTGATGCGATCCCTTTCGAGTCAAACCGGAGAGCGCAGTCGTGCGGAGATTGCGAGAGTGCGGTTCGGCGTTTCTGTGGTGAGTTGACAGCGCAGAGATTGGGAAATGCAGTTTTAAAAATAGGAGAAATTATGGCACTAAAAGCAGTTCACAATCCAGAGTCCTTTGTGTGGGGGCCAACAGCAACTTCTGCGGCTGGTCAGGCCGGCGTCACTGGTATCATTTCGACTTCTACTCGAAAGTCTTTCAATAGCGAAGTCGAGCTTGTTGGTGGAGACGGAGAGTTGATCGATGTGCTATATTCAGGAGCGGAAAATACGATCACAGAAACTAAGTATGGCGACACTTTTGTTCATGCGATAGGCGGCGGCACTTATGATACTGGAATTACTGTAAAGCAATCAATTCAGTATTCCAATGAAGACGCGACAAGAGTGACTGTAGAAAAACTTCAAAAAAACACTGATTAATTATGGCATTTAAATATATAACCACTGATGGACAGAACAAAATAGGCGTCCCGGACGCGGATGTCACACAAGCAGGAATTACTGCAATTACGCAAGCTTCCGCAGAAGCTTCTGCAGGGACCATTGTTCGTGCGAAAAATGGCGCAGGAGAAATTGTGGGTGTCTTGCTTGGCAAGAAGACGATTAGCATGTCCGTGAGCGGCTACTCGTCTGTTAAGGAAGGCGCAAAATTAGGAGAGGTCTTAAGGGTCGGAGCGGTTGATGGAATTGTTACTTCGTCATCAATTGAGGCTACCTCAGAAGATTTTACTAAATTCAGCGCCGAGGGTCGGGCTATTAACGGCGGGGTTGCGTAAAGCCGATAGTCTTTAAGAGGGCCGCCTTCGGGCGGCCTTTTTTTTGTTGACGCGCGGAGTTTTGGAAATGGAGAAAACCTACCGCTTTGCCCATGCGGAAACAGCCATTGAGTTGCTGCGGCCGCTTGCCGTGGATTATGTAGCGCAAGGGCAATATACGATGCAGGGCTTCGCGATCTTGGAGTGGAATGATCCGAGGCCGCAGCCGGAACTCGAAGAAATCCAGATCCTCGTGGTGGCGCTGAGGGCGGCAGAAGATTTGGCGGTGCCGGTGTATACGGAGGAGCAGCTTGCTGTGATCGGCCCGAGCGAGGAGGTTCAGGAGCCTCTTGATGAGGGCTTGGGTGGCGTATGAGATTTGTTTTCGATGAGCGGTTTGCCGCTGGTTTTTTTCATGATCCCTGCAAAAGGTTGTGGGGCAAGAGGCTCCAGCCGTTTTCTTACTGGCATAAGGCTCAGCTTGAGTATGTGCAGAGTCGATTTTTGACAGGCGAAGTGCCTAAGCTTTGGGATGTTTGGGTGGCAAGAAAGATCTTAGCGACGAGGTATCCCGAGGTGGCTCGGCTTCGTCCGCGGTATCCGGATTGGTGGTATTTGGGGTGGAAGGCTCTGTATGGCTGGAGAAATCTGTCTCGCGGCGTAAGAGGGATCGTCAAGCATATCAATAACTTCTCTTCGGGGCCAAAATTTTGGCCGAAGGGCGGGTCTTATCGCCGGTTGGCGGATGCTTACCGGTTGCTGGCGAAAGAAATGGCTGATCCATTATTGCTTCAAAAGGCTTACCAGGCCGATTGCGCGGCGGATACGGAAGAGACGGGCAAGCGGGATATGGATGACTCCGTGGAGCAAGTTTCGATTTATATGAAATATGCGGGGCGCTCAGCGGTGGAAGCGTGGAATATGCCGATCGGAGAGCTTCTTTGGCATAACGCGTGTTTTCTCAAGATGGAAGGGGCCGATGTGCCGATCTGGTCGCCTACGGACGAAATGTTCTTCAAGCAGCACAAGGCTCAGCGGCACCAGAAGCTGCTGAAGTTGGGAGAAGAAAAGCAAAGCGAGAACCCAACATTGACGAGATCTTTGGCTTTTGCTCTGGCGAGCGTGGAGTATTGGGAGGAGATCGTTAGCCAAAAGAAAGGCTCTGTGGGAGGGCGCGGGCGTTGACTGGAGGCTTTCGGGTATGGCATTACCGGGAAATATTACCCCACCAACAGGAGCGTGGAAGTTAGTTAAGGATTTGGTTGCAGACACTGTGGGGCCGATGGCGGTTTTGGCGGCTGGAGCCGGGGCGTTTGTGAAGGCCTCCGCTGGCGCGGCTCTCAACGCTCAACAGATGCAACAAGCTCTCGCGGCAAGTGATGGCGCTGATCGACTAAAAAAGCAATTTGAGACGCTTTTAGGAAGCGCCTCGGCAGCGAAGAGGCAGGTCGAGATGCTGGCGAAGGCGGCTTCGAGCGGAGCATTTACTTTTGATTCTCTTGCTCAAGCGAGCAAGAATTTGCAAGTCATGACCAACGGGGCGCTCAACACGGAGCAAGCCCTAAATAAAATCCAAGATGCGGCGGCGGCGACGGGTGCACCCGTGGATACGATGGCGGCCTCGGTCGCGGATCTTTACTCGACTCTCAAGCAGGGCCAGGGAGTTGAGGGCGCGGCGGATCAGCTTAAGCAGTTGGGGGCTATTTCTGACGGGACGGCTGAAAAGATAAAAAGTTTGAGCCAGGCTGGGGTCGGCCTTTCTACGACTTGGCAGATCGTCGAGGCTGATCTCAAAAGGGCCAGCGGAGCGGCCAGTGAACTTGGGGGAACGATTTCCGGGCTTCAACAGCAACTTGCTAATATCCAGCAATCCAGCGACACGAAGATTGGCGAGATGTTTGCCGAGGGTGAAAAGGCGGGCTTACGGGCGGCGATTGGGTTTCAGAAATTCTCGGCAGCGGTAGCAGAGGCGAATGCTGGCCCTTGGGCTGCATTCAATGAGGCTATCAATACTGTTAAGGAATCGATCGGAGGGTTCCTTGGCAAGGTGGCTGAGACAGGTGCAGTCAAGGGAGCTTTTCAAGCTTTGGGCGTGGTGGCGATCGCTGTCCTGGTTGGGATCAATGCGGCCATCTTTGGAGTCCTTGCAAGCATTGGGAAATTTATTGTTGCCACGGGAGCCTTGAGGGTTGCAATGACTGCTTTGGGAAGTGTTATGGCGGGGTTTGCGGGATTTGTTTCTGTTGCTACGCTTGGCGCTTCGGCGGCGGCGGCGGCTATTATCGGGATTGGGGTCGCAGCCCTCAATGCAGAAAACAACTTGCGTGGGTTGATTGAGAAGCTGAAGGTCTTTACCTCGGAGTCCGACAAGTCTGCCTCGGCGAGCGCGGGAGCTTCAACGAATATACGAAGCCCCGAGGAGCAAAAGAAGCAAATAGACATTATCGACCAGCAATTAAAGATGCTGGAGGAGAATAAAAAAGAAGGCCAGAAAACCATCGAGCAAGGCAGAGAGAATTCGAGTGCCAATCCTGTCTTTAGTCCGATTAAAAGATTTGCTACCGGCCCGGCGCAGGTTGCCGCTGGAGAGTTCTTAGTGAAAGATGCGGATCGGAGAAAGAAAGAGCTGCTGGATCTAAGAGCTAAGGTCAGCCAGTCCTCTGTCGGCCCCGATAATGCGCGATTTGAAAAGGAAGAAGCTCAGAGAAAACAGGAAAAGGAGATTTCAGAAAGAGCCCGCGAGCGAATCCAAGCCAGCGCCTCGCCGAAAGTGGCTAAAGAAATGGCGCAGCAGCAGAAAGAAAAAGCTGACAGGGAATTAAATGAGGCTCAAGTTTCTCAAAAGAATGCGTTTAAGGATGAGGGCCGATTAAACAAGGCTTCATCAGATTTCTCTACGGGAAGGGATAATATCGCGACCGCCCGCTCGGATTTTTTTACTGCGAAGCAGTCGAATGATGAGGCTATTGAAAAAGAAGTAGATCGCCTCGCTGGAGGCAAAGGTCTTCGGAAGCGGCAAACGCCTGAGCAGATTAAGCAGTTGCGCGAAATGGCGACGAGCAACTTGATGTCAGACAAAACTTTTGCCAATAATCAAGCAACCGTCGATGCCGGTCTTCCCACGGAAGTTCTCTCGGTGGAAGGTTTCGATCAGGCGGCCCAAGAGGCGAAGTCTAAAAGCGGAAAATTACAGGCCGAGCGGGCGAAACGGCAGGCTTTGCTGGAGGAGCGGGAGTCGGCGACTGCGGCGGCAGACCTTGCCAAGCGGCAGGGGGATAGCGTCGGCGGCGCGGATGCCTTGCGGCGACTGGCTGATGTGGACTTGCAGGCTAGAAATCTCTCTGATCCAGAAACGGGCCAGCAACTTGGGGCGTCCGCTTTAGACCCAGAGCAAATGCGCAGTCTGGATTCCCAGATCAGCCAAGCCAAGGACTCGGAGGATGTCGGCAAAAAGCGAGCCGCGAAAGAGGTGGCTGACATTCAAGTTCAGATGACCTCTGAGGCGGAGGCTGCCGACTCTGCTGCGAATCAAGCGGCAGAGAGAAAACTTAATGCTGAGCGGCAGGTTGCTGCGCTTGGGTCGTCCGATAGGGCTGCGAAAGCAGAATTGGAACCAGAAATCAAGCAGCTTGAAGAAAAGTTGAGGGCCGTAAAAGCCTTGGAGGCGGCGGAAAGGGCTTATCAGGCAGCTCAGATGGGTGGGGATTCAAAAGAAATCGCGAAGGCCTCGGCTAATCTCAATGAAAGAAAAATTGAGGCGGCGGGAGCGGGCGTGCAGCAAGGCGATACTTCGGATTCTGTTACTCAAGAAAAATCGGGAGTGGAGCAGATTTTGAAAATTCGCCAACAACAGTATGCCATCGAGCAGGCGGCGGCGCAGGCTCGCCGCAACGAAATCATGCAGGAGCTTCGCCTGATGCAGCAGCTCGCGCAGTTGAATCTTTCTAATGCGACAGGAACGACAGGGGGGGGCGAAGGGGTTGGCGGAGATATAAAAGAGCAAGAAGGGAAGGTGGCGGCTGCTCAGGCTGAGGTGGAGGCGGCCAATAAAAGCGGAGATCAGCAGAAGATCGGCGAAGCGCAAGCTAAGCTTGAAGCAGAGCAAGCGAAGCTTGGCCAGATGCGGGCCGATGGCGGAGATATAAAAGAGCAAGAAGGGAAGGTGGCGGCTGCTCGGGCTAAGGCGGCGGCGCTGGGCGAGGCGTCGAGCGCCGCGCTCGATGCCGAGTTCGGTCCGCGCCATGTGGGACATGTGAAAGAGCGCGATGCGTTGAGCAACCAAATAAATGCATCCAAGGAGGTTGCCGAGGCGGAGTCCGCTTTGGAGGCGGCCAATAAAAGCGGAGATCAGCAGAAGATCGGCGAAGCGCAAGCTAATCTTAACGCCAAAAAAAATCAGGCCAAAAAAGCCAACGATGTCGCTAGTCAATATAATGTCGATGATCCAGCGGCTCGCGTGAAAGAGCTAGAGGGGTTCATCTTTACGAAACAAGGAGCGAACGGCGCTGAGCGCGGGATGACACTTAAGGAGGCCGAGGCCGAGGCTGCGAAGAGCGCTGAGGCAAGTGCGAGTGCTAACGCAAAGGTTGAAGAGTTGATGCCTGGGCAGATACCTGAAAAGGATTGGAGTTCGCTCAACAATGCGAGGAAGGCCGCCGAAAACGAAGCCAAAGCAGAGCAAGCGAAGCTTGACAAGATGCAAGAGGGGTCGAGCGAAGTAGGCGCTCGCATCCAGGCCGTGCAGGAGAAAAAAAATCTTTTGACGGGTGGGGACTCGGCGCTATGGAGCGACTCGGCAGTGCGGCTGTCTGAGGAACGTGATGTCTTAGCCAAAAAAATGGAAGGCGGCGGCGGCACGGAGGATGATGCAAAGCGGATGGGAGAGCTGAATGAGCAGCTTTCGGCAAAGGGCATTGGCGAAAAAGAGACGGCTCAAGATGTAAAAAATAAGGTAACGGACTTAACTAACGAGGAGCTTGATCTAAGGACTCAGCAGGTTGGGGCCAATCGGGACATCGTTCGCAATGCAGAAATTAAAAGCCTTTCCATGCAAGAAAAATACGCTCCGAATCGCGAAGCGGGTGAAGCGGCCAAGGCTCGGCGCGAGGAATTGGAGGACGAGGCCAAAGTGGAGAGTAAAACGGCGCAATATTCCGAGACTATGGAGTCAGGCAAGGCTAGGGAGTTGGCTGAAAAAGAGACGGAGCTGGAGAGGGTCGGGATTCGCGCGGAAGAGACTGGGCAGGCCCGGGTGGATAGCTTGACGGCGGTTGGCGGCGGCGCGACGGGGTTTATTGGGGCAGACCAAGATCCTGCGAAAAAGACAGCAGACCTTACTGCGCAAATCAAGAGCATTTTAGATTCAGTTACAACAAAATTAGATAACCAAACCAGCGAAGCGCAGCGCCTTGCTCAAGAAATGAGAGAAGCTGCTAAATAATTATGCCAGTCAAAAAAATAACAGGCGCAGCTCATATCCCCTATGTGGTGAAGGATGTAAGCAATCTTTATGATGGCCGCACAATCGTGATGAAGCAATTGGTTCCCACGGACGGGAGTGGGGCGATTGGGCTGAGTCAGCTTGCTCCTCCTGATCCTGGTGTTCCTTGTGGGATAGATAGCATTAATGTTTCTGTTGAGGATGGGGTTGCGGCGATTGAGTGGACTTTTCGGACTCAGTTTGATGATCCGAGCGGCGGGGGCGGAGGTGGCGCAGGTGGCGGAACCTCTCCTGTTTATGAATTAGAGGGTTCTACATCCCAAGAGCCGATCACAAGTCATCCGAATTACGCAGATTTGTTTAATAAATATAACGGGAAAGAACAAGATGGGTCGGTGGTCTGGGCGATGAAAGATCCAGATGGCGGGGCTGGCGCGACAGGGCTTGCTTCGGGTGGGGGCGAGGCCTTGAGTCCTATGTATGGCGTTACAGATTATATGGCGGCAAATGCCGTTTACAAAGTTACGGAATACTATAGAACCATTGGCGCTATCCCTGGGGACTTGGTTTCCATGTGCGGAAAGATTAATGACGCGGAGGGTCTTGATGCGAGTGGAGTAGCGGGAAGGTGGCTTCGAAGTGGGGCTTCTGTGCGGCAGATGGGCGATTCGTTTCAGGTTACTAAAATGTGGATGGCGAGCCAAAGCGAAAAAAATCTTTGGAAAAGCGAGATTTATGGCTAAAAAAATTGGCGACGAGGCGTCCGAGGAGCTGGTTTCCGTAACATGGAAGCGTCCGGGGACTCTCGATGTCTTGGTATGCAAGGTAGGGCAGGCCACAGGGTCTGTTGATTATTCAAAAGTTTTTTTAGGATTGATTAATCCGAAGTTAATTGAAAGCTACACGGAAAATAAATCGGGAATTCTTTACAGGTATAGCAAATATCGGATTGGTTTTCCTTTCGCTTCGCCTACGGCGTTTAACTCAGACGATGAAAAGGAGTCGTGGTCGGCGGATGTTATTTTAAATCAAAGGAAAATTACGCTGCATCCTAAATTTAAGTCTATTTTGGAGGCCGGTTGGGGTGTCGTGGTCAATGACGAGGTGATTTGGCCTCGTATGATATACAAGAAAAAAGAGGCGAAAGGAGGGGCTGAATTTAAAGGCGGAAAGGCGAAGGGAGATGAAGAGGAAGATGAGGAAAAAGAGGAGCCTGTTCAGAATCCGTTTTTTGGTTTGAAAACTTATTTTGCTCCAGCGCTCCGAGTGACGAGGGAGAGATTCAGCGATCAAAGCGGGATTTCGGCGGAGCTTTTGGATGGGATGGCGCAATTTGACGACTCGGATGCTGCTCGTCGCATTCCATTTGCAGATGTTCGCGCTGTAAAATCGGGTGTATCCGTGAGCAGTTCCCGAAGTGACAAGGTTGTGAAGACGACTTGGTTGTTTGATCCAAATATTCCAGAGCCTGTCTACGAGGAGAAGGTGAAATGATATTTCTTATTCCGTTTTTAGAGAAAAGACTCAGTGTGTCTGGCGCGGATGGCGTCAAGGTAATCCAACAGGGGAAGAAATCATTTCTCGTGGGGCGGCGGAGGCCAGAGGCTATGGTGGGATCGTGGGATGTTTCGGTGGATATAGTTAATAAAAAAGTATTTATCGGAAAGGGGTATGTGGATGAGTTGGAGCCCAAATTAGATGATGAGCCTATCAGTGGGTTTTATCACGACGGAACCGAGAGTGATGTGAGGCCCTCCTTGCCTCTGGGGTCTGGAATCCAATGTGTGGCGCTTAAGATCACTCCGAACGCCAAGGGGAGGGTTGCAGGAAAAGATTATCTGGCAGACAGCTCTTTGATTGTAGAAATGAAAACATTAGATGACATAACGGCGTATTCCGAAGATGAATTTCTGGTGCCGCTGGCGATAGTGGACGATGGCGGTAAGGTTATGCAAATAGCTTACTTTAATTATAGTTATAAAAAAGATATTATAAAAAAAGAGCACTACCTTTTTTCTGTTGCTGCCTTAACGCGATCGATCAATGACAGTAGCGTGGAGGGCTTAAAAAAAGAAGAGTCATTGAATAAGCGCGAAGAATTACGGAAAGAGTTTCTTAAATCCAGCATTTCTGCGGCCAAGATGGACCCGGATTTCCCGTATCCAGCGGCTGATGGCACAGGCAGCTCAAGCCCTGCGAAATTTATGGCTGATAAATTTCTGGCAAAAATGGTTCGGGTTGGTTGACCGTTCGCGTTTTTTTATGCCGACATACGCTCTCAGGTCTATTAATTGGCGCCGCCCAGGACGGATTGATGTCGTTATCTCAGCGGTTGGCAAGAAAGGTGAGAGTTTCGCTGCGCCTAGCGCGAAGCAGCATGTCCCTGCGTTTGAAGGGCGATTAATACAGACTGAGCGGATAGAAAGAGGGAAGAATATTTCTGAGCGAGTCTGGACATTTCGGCAGGCTAAAGCCTTGCCTGGTGGCGGCGGCGGTGGCGGCGGTGGCGGTGGCGGTAGCGATATTTTCTGGTCTATGGATGTGTCGCTGATGCAGGCACCTATTACTTCTCATCCGAATCTTAAGAAAATCCTTGCGGCGGGGGGTGGGACTATAAAAAACGGCGAGGTGGACTGGCCTCAGTATATAAACGGGAAAAAAAACCCGTGGTATGGGACGAGTGATTTTTTAATTCCTTCCGTGAGAGTTACAAAGGAGTTCGTCGACGCTGGGGTTGCGGGCGGGAAGCTTTCTATGAATTCAATCGATGAGGTGGGGTATTCGGAGGCTGCCTTGGCTTCGGGTTTTACTACCGCCGCATCTTTCGGGGCGGGGCGAAAAGCGTGGTTGCTGGAGTCTCACAGTGCGCGATCAAGTGGGGAAGGGTATCAGGCCTCTCGGGTCTGGCGATATGGGGGCGTCTTGGGTTGGCTCGATGCTGTTTATCAAAAAGATTATTAGCCATGAGAATGCCTTTTTCCGTTAATGGAGGGATTGTTGATGGCCAGTGCGCTTTTGTGATTTCAAAGGGGTTTGTGAATGGGGTGGAGCCGACGATCAATGGAGTTCCTATAAGCGGAGTGCCAGGGTCCCCTCCTCCGGAGGTGGTTGGCAAGGTGGAATTTGATAGATACAAGAGGTGTTATGTATGTCTTAAAATGGTGGTGGATGATGAGGGGAAGGCGGATGGCAGTAATTATGCAAGCATTGTCATATCGAAGGGGATCAGAAAAGACCACAAGCTCGGCCCGGAGGCGTGGCTTCATCCCTTGGCGGTGATCGCGCAGTGCGAGGCGGGCTACACAATATGCCAAAATGTTTATTTTAATCTGATTCATTGGGTTGGGCCTGGCGGAGGGGATAGCCTTAGCGCGGCCTCGTATCATCACTATTTTTCTTCGATATGAAGCTTGATTTGCAATGCAGCGGCGGGATTAGCTCAAGAAAGCTTGGAGCGAGTGTGGTAGCTTACGATCGCGGGGGTAGGTTCGGGCAGGTCAGGGTGGGTAATAAATTAATGATTACCCCGCCCCCGCCGCTGAAGAGTTTTGCGCATCCGTGGCAGACGAGTGTGAGGTGGTATAAGGACGATGAGGGGTTGAAAAATTTAAAAGGCGAGGCAATAGAGGGGTTCGGCGCGACAATCAATCCGGGGCTTGTCGGGGGGCTTGATCCTGTGGCGTTCGGCGCGTGGAGTGATAGTAAATTTTTAGCCGACGTGCCCGCGCAGGGGGAGTATAGTAAGGCTCCCGGCTTGATGGATAATCCTATCGTTCCGATGTTCCCTCGCGCGTTTCGTATTGTTTCTAGGACTAATCAGCCCTTTGTGAGGTTGCCGGCGGGATTGCAGGCGCTTGGGGTGGATTACGAGCAGGGAGAAATTTCCTCAGTTCAAGGCCAGTTTCAGCAGAATGCGGAAAAGGAGCAGCTCTATGCGGGGCATTGCGGGATCTATCTCAGGGTGGCTCGGCCTCGGGTGGCCGAGAAAGGTGATATTACGGGAGGGTTGTTTGAGGGAACCACTTTTAGGAACAAGTATGACATGGCTAATTTATCTAAGTGGGGGAGGAGGGCGCAGGTCATGGTTGGCACGCCGCCGCCCAATCCTCCGCTACCAACAGGACCGGGGGACAAACCTGCCGATTTGGGATTTGATTATTTCCCGATCGTGGATGTTTTTATCGTTTCTCCAAAAGTTCCGAGGAAAGATGAACGGGGTAACATGATCCTTGATGGGGGTTGGATCCCTTTCGTGAGGCATCGGTGTTTTTGGAATTTGGACTACAGGTATGATCCGAAGCTTTTAGGGCAACCGTTTCAGCTGGGTGGAGAGGTAACTAGGTCGTTTGCCGGGATATTAGGCGTGCTCGGCGGCGGGTCGGGTTTTTTAGCGGCGGCTTCACAGGCGGCGCTCGAGGGGGAGCTTAACAGGGCTCTCGCTGATGCTGCGGCGAGGTCTGCAATCAACAGCATGAAGGGTAATTTTTTTAGTTGACGCTTGGCTTTTGAACGATGGCGGATTTTGAGTATATTGTCGCAGATTTAACGAATTCAAGGGTATTGACGCCTGCTGGGCAGGCGGCCTCATTTAGTTGGGTCGCAGGTCAAACCGTAAAATATGCTTTAAAATTCAAGCAGACCAGCTCCGTGGGGAAGCAGGAGAATGTCGCGATCGACGTAATCAATTTAAGGGCGGCCATCGGTCGGGAAGGGGCTTGGCCGGAAAGCGGATGGTATCAAATTAAAATTGGAGACGCGCCAATTTCTAAAGCCAATACAACTCCCCGGCTCGATTGGAATGCTGGGGCGCTAGATGTTGAGGCGGCATTAAATACAATAGGGATTAGTCCTGGAGATTTTGAGTGCGATCAAGGGAACGGGGCGATTTCGATTAGGAGGGCGACTGGTGAGGACTTCAAGATATCCATCATTTCAGATGGTTTGATCCCTGCGTCTTACGCAAGGATTGGGGGCGGGCAGAAAATCACTCCCAGAAGCGCGCGAGTCGATATTGGCGCCATCCGTTTTACAGCGAATTTGAAAGGAAGTTCTGGGAATTCCATTTCCATTGAATACACGAAAGGGGTTGCGGCGCGGCCTCTTCTTGTTCGGGTTGATGGGTATCGGATTTTCGTGGATCTCGGGATGGAGGCGGTCTTGTCTGCAGGGGTTGTTGTCGGGCATAAAATTTCAACGACGGAAGCTGATATTTTGGCGGCCGTTAATTCATTTGCCTCTCAGCTTGTGAGGGCGGAGTCCGTTTTAGATTCCACTTCACTTGTCGGGGCCGTAGGGGAAGTGGGGCAATCTTATCTTACGGGAGGGCTAGATGGTGGAGGGTATGAGTATTTATTTGAATTAGCTCAAGCTCCTGTTGTTTTTTCTGATTGGGCGGGGGCAGAACTGCCGCCAAAGCCTTTTATTACCAAAATACAAGCTGGTGGTCAGACGGGTGGTTATCCGCAGGTTAAATGGCCTGACATTCAAGCCCTTCATCTTCCTCCGGATTTTGAGGGAAATTATCAGTTTTATCGCAGATCGAAATTTAAGCGCAGCGCATTACTTTCAAAGCTGGATGGCGCGGTTAAAATTCAAAAAGTTATTACTGATTTGATGGTGGATGAGGGGGCTTCCATGAAAGTAACGAATCCTTCAAATAATATCGCTCATATTGAGTTTGGCGGGGATTTGCTTGGGTATGATATTGAGAATTTGGAAATCGTGGTCTACTCGGCCCCGCCTCCTGACATTACTTTTACGCTGGATTTCAGTAATGCCTCTGTGGCTGGAATGCTGCGAGATAGGGATTCTGTAACGCTGCCATTTGAAGTAGATGCAACGGTCTGGGTAGATTCCAGAGATAAATCAAAGGGGACTCGAACAATAAAGCTATGGAAAACGACTGCCACGATCTCCAAGAATCTTCTTTGGGATGGCATGGCGGCGCTCCCGCCAATTAATTGGGCGGCTCGCCCCTCGCCGGTGGATTATGTTCCATTTTCAAAAACGCAATATTTAACAGGGCAGCAGGCGGCGTATAGCGCTGTTGTGGGTAATGGGAGTTCGAAAGTATTTATTGTGAGTCATAATCTCGGTGGGGAAGACGGGACTGGAATTGTTGCTGTATCGCTTCGCGAGAATATTACGCGCGGAAGACAGCTTGCTAGTGATGAGTATGTTTTGAGATTTATAGACTCCAACTCCTTAGAGATTACCTTTGAGGAGACTCCTCTCGAGTCGGGGATTGCCGTGGTGGTTGTCGGGTATGGGCCTAAAAGTGCTTTTACGATTCACACGCATCCGATTGATCAAGTAAAAACTATTACAGAGGCTGGAGCGACAAGCGAGTCCTTGCGCGTTATTCTTGATGAATTTAACCTAAGGATCGCTCGGCTCGAGAACTTGTATAGGGGTGACCCGGTTGCTTTGCCTAGCGGTCTCAGCAAAAAGAAAACAAGCATTCCTGTAATCGGCGAAATTCTTCCGGATATACTCCTTGTGGATTCTGATGGGGAGACCACGATCGCCTCGCAGGTTGTGGCTGCTCAGAATCCAAAGGTAAATCCCGGATCGCCTCGTGCCGATTCTGCTCCGAAGCCTTTGCCTGGCACGGAAATGGCCGACAAAATGAAAGAGCTTGAGGCGCAAATTAAGCTTCTTGAGGCGACAAAGGCGGCGGAGACAAAAGCTGCCGCTGAGGCTGCTGTCGCACAAGCGAAGGAAGTGGAGGAGAGGGTAAAGCAAGAAGAAGCGGAGAAGCCTTCTGAAATTATTACTACTATTACTATCAAGGGAATTTACGAGGCATCTCAGCAAGGCAAAGTTTCAGTGGTCTATCCTGCAATGAGGGGCGGCAAGTATCCGATGCTTTTGCCTGCCGTGCATGCGGCAACTCCTGTTAGCACGACGATTGTTCCGAGCGGGTTCACGGCGGGTCTGTTTGTGAATTCTGGAAGTTCGGCAATCGTCCTGCCTGGCGGAGGAGGGAGGAAGTCGCAGAGCGTTGCTCCTGGGGGTCTCTTCGGCGGTGACGGGCGGGCGTATTATTCGGTAAGGCGCAGCGGTAATTCGAACACTTATCATCCTATCGAAATGGAGCGTGATTTGTTCCGTGTCATTATTCGCTCGGGAATGTTCCCTGCTGATAGCATATTAAAAATTCCTTTCTCCATTGATTTTAATTTTGCAACAAGCTCCCTGTCTGCTGGGGCTGGTTACTTTTTGAGAATCGAGGCGCAGGAGTTGCCTGATGCGCTGAATCCTTCGCCGACCTCTGAAAATGTCGGAGGGCTTGGGGCTAATATGCTTCTTGGATCGTCGAGAATATCTCTTTCGGCGGGAGTGAAGGAGCAGAGGAAATTTTCTCTGATGATGACCAATAACTCGGAGCGAGTCACAGAGTTTACTGATTTCGGTAAAAAATCTGTCGGGCCTCAATTCCCGCAAGGGGACTTCTTGCTTTCGGCTCGGTTGGCTCAATGGGATGTGGATGATAGCACCTCATTGCCGACAGGCCAAGTGGGAATACTTGTGCCTGACATGCAAATCATTATTGAGCAATTATAATATGTTTATTCAGACTCTTGCGGCTATTGATGCGACTCCAGTTCCAGCCTTGGGGCTTCTGCCCGCCATTCATGATGTGGAAGTTGAGTTGGTTTCTCAATTCAATAATGAAGCCTTGCTTGGAAATATTAAAAATGCAGTAACTCAAGGAGCGGCGGCTTTGGTTACTGCTGAAATAGTCAGTAAAGAGTTAATTCTTACTGCTAAAAGTGTTGGCGTTTTAAGCATTAGTGCAATTTCTGAAGGCAATGGAGTTTTGAGCGTCGTATCTACTCAGGCAGGTAAGAATGTCGAGGAGGTGACATTGAGCGTAGCAAATTCAGGGGAAGCGGCTTATGTTATTAATGGAGAAAATAATCCAACTCTTTCGTTTGTCCCTGGAAATAAATATACAATTAATGTGAACGCGCCTGGGCATCCGTTTTGGATCCAATCGGTGCCGGGTGCTTACAGTTCTGCTGCCATTTATTCCGATGGCATTACAGGTAATGGAACGGAGAGCGGGGTTATTGTGTTTGAAGTCCCTGTTAATGCCCCTACGCTTTATTATGCGGGCCAGTATCATTCCTCGATGAGCGGAAGCATTGGCATGTCAAATCTTGGACTGGGGGCTGGAGTGGCTCAAGTTTCAAAATTAAAGCTTAGCGGAAATGTCAATGAGGAGGATGTATATAAGATTACTATTGGAGACAATATATACACTATCACTTACGGGTCATATCAGCTCCCGGGGTTTGTGGCGGCGAAAGGGCGCGTGTTTTTGAATGACACGGGGAAATCCGTAGTTTTGCCAGAGTCTGGCAAGTGGCCGTCCAGATCCCTGCCAGACAGTCAGCTTTGCGGCGGTGATGGGCGGTTGCTGTATGAGGTGATTCACAAGCCTGGCTCGTCATCTTATTACCCGCAAGTATTTGAAAGAAATATTTATACATTTTCTTTTTCAGGCGAAACATTTCCTCGTGGAGAAATTTTCGACTTCAGCAGGTTTTTTTATTTTCGTTTGATTGGCAATAATACAACGGCTGTATGGAGTGTGATTTTTGAGGCTGGAGAAATTCTTTCGCAGACCGCTCCAAGCAAATCCATTTCCAGTGGCGCGACATTGACCTCTGGGCAAAAAACAATTTTCGTTACTCCGGCTAAGGCTCTTGAGTTGAGCCAATGGATGGTCGTAACAGGGGATGGTGTCTTGGGGGCGGCGATAGGTGATCAGAAAACCTATATTTCTGCTATTAACACGGAGACGGGGGCGTTGACTTTGACTCAAGCAGCAACAGCCTCCGGTCAAAAGACATTGGTTTTCACGGCGCCGGTAGGTCCAAATATTGAGCGTATTAATTGGTTGCCGCCACTGATGGAAGAGAAGGTGCATTTAACGGATTTGAAGTCTGTCAGTGCGCTCGGGGTGTGGATCAAGAATCATGGGACCCGTGAAATTGTTAGGCCAGATGGGGAAATAGAAATAGACCCTAATCGTAATGAGATGGGGTTTGAGGGGTGGCGCTTGGTGTATCAAAAGAGATACCCGATTCCTCATGAATGCCTGCCGACTTCTTCGAATTTTGTTATCCGATTGAGGATTGGCCAATTTGATACCGAAAATAGCGTTTCTTCTCCCAAAGGATATGCCGCTTATTTGATTAGAGCGGACGAGGAGGATGCGGCATCGGCTGATTCCGCGTAGGCGTTGACGGGCAAGGATTGATTATGTCCGATTGGATACGATTTGGTCAAAAAATAGTAGGCGCTACCAGCAGCCAGGGGCTCGGCCGCAGTGGGGCGATGAGTGGCAATGGGATGCGGATGGCTGTAAGTAGCGGGGGGCTTGTCAGGGTTTATTCTTACGCTGCGGGTAATTGGACGCAATTGGGCTCAGATTTCGGGGGAACGTGGAACGCGACCGCGCGCCCGATGGCGCTCAATTTTTCAGGCGACCGTATAATTTTAGGAAAGCCTTCCTACTACGCGGGTAGTAGTATTTGGCTTGGTGGCTCACTTCAGGTTTACATATATAACGGAAATTCCTGGGAGGAGTATGGACAGGAGATTTCTTGGGGTCAGAATCAGAACTCAGGTTTCGGAAATGCTGTTGCCATTAATGCCTCTGGAAATGTTATTGCCACTGGTGTTCCTGGCGCCGTGACAGGGCAGTTCTCCGCCGGGCTTGTTAAAATTTTTAAATGGGATGGGGCAAATTGGGCTCTTGAAAAAGATATTCAAGTAGCCGGATTGGATGTTTCTCTGAATGCCGCCGGCGATCGGTTGGCCGCCTCTGCTTCCAGTTCTACCCGAGTTTTTGACAAAAATACCAACAACTGGGGAGCGATAGGGCAAAACTTGATTTCTTCGAGTGCTCGAGTCCACTTAAGTGCGGATGGCGCGCGGTGCGCCATTGCAGACAGCGGCGATGTTCGTGTGTTTGGGTTGCTGGATGGGGCTTGGAGCCAATTAGGGTTTGTCATTCCCGTCGCGAATGCCCGGGCCAGCCTTAATTCTACGGGCGACAGGGTGATGGTGAAAGATGCGACCAAGGCTTCGGTTTACTCTTTCAATGGGGCAACTTGGAATAAGATCAGTCAAGATTTCCTATTGGATGGAGCAGGTGATCTGGCGTTCGGCGTTGCCATAAACTCTGACGGGGATCGAATTGCTGTTGCTTCGCCGAACTCGGATGTCTCTGGAGGTGATTTTGTTGCGGTTGATGCTGGAAGTATTGAAACTTATTTTTCAAATACCCCGGTGGCTCCTCCAGTCATTACAATCCCTGCGTCCTCGCTGACCTACCCTGTAAATCAGAATTTCACTTACCAACTCGCTGCGACGAACGCGCCTACATCTTGGAGTTTGAATTCCGGGCAAGCGCTTCCTCCAGGCTTAACGCTCAATCAAGGGACAGGGGAAATTTCGGGGGCCATTTCGCAGCTCGGCACTTGGCAAGTGGCTTTCTTGGCCAGCAACGCGGGAGGGGGTAGCTCACCTGGAGCCATTACTTTTATCGCTTATAATCCTGGGTCTAATCCTGGGTCTGGGGTTCCTCAAGGTAATAATCCAGTGATCAGCAAGGCGCAGGGGGTGGTGGCCTACGGGGTTGGGCAGAACTTTATTTTCCAGCTAACAGCGAGCGGCAACCCGAGAGCGTGGCGATTAGGCGCGGGCCAGTCGTTGCCGCCTGGGGTGGTTTTTAATCCTATCTCTGGCACGCTTTCTGGCGCTGGGGTGGCTCCTGGGGTGTGGGGGCTTACTTTCATTGCCACGAATAATAATGGCGATAGTGCGCCGCAGACTTTTACGATCGGGATTTACGATGTGGGTGGCTCGCGGGAATTTTCTAAAAAGGCGCTGATCAATCTCAAGACCCTTGCGGTGACATTTGAGGATCCGGCGAGTGAGATCAAGGGGGCGAATAACGCTGTCGCCGCGGCAGCGGGCCAAGTGCGCTATGGGGATGATATTATTTTCAAGTTGGCGTTTACCGATGGAACGGGCACCGGGCAGGGGGCGAGTTTGATTTACAATGAGGTGGCGGCGCGGGTCGTGATGGCGCGCTTTTCGATGAAGGGTAATGAGACTGAGGCGGCGTTTTTTGTAACCCCTCCCCCGGCTTTTAAGAAAAGCGCGGAGTATTTGGCGGGGGTTTATTCTACAAATTATTACTTGAGTGCAAAAATTGCAGGAACTGCATTGCAATCGTATCTTGGGGATTTTGAGAGTGATTCCGGCACATTTGCAAATGCCTTGTGCGAGTTTGAGTTGGAATTTGAGCGTCCTGCTGCTGCCAGCGGGCCTTTGACGACTCGTGTGACCACGCAACCCTTCCTGCTTCGCGTAAGCAGGGATTTGATCTCGTAGCATGGGAGTCGAGCCTCCGTCTCGGGATGTTTTCCTTTATATCCCATCATTTGAGAAAGCTCCGGCGGATCTCAATGATGTGTGGGTGCGGGGCGGCGACTGTGTTTTCGCTCGATGGACGGGGTTGGGCGCGATTCCTCCGGGGGTGAATTGGGCAGGAACAGAAGAGGGGTTGCATTTCTGGGGGGTGCCAAATCGTGTGGGCACTTGGGAGGCGGAATTTGAGGGGCCGTATCCAGGGAATTTTGAGAGTTTGCTGACGCGGGGCGGTTCCGATGTGTTGCCGCTTCGGCTTGATGCGGGCGGCGCTCCCGGGGCTGTGCATGTAGGTAAATTCACCTTGCGGTTTCATGTCTTGAAGCAAGAGGGGTATACTTTGGGGCAGGTGGTGCGGGAGTTGTTTTCGAGCCAAGATGCGGCGCAGACGGCGCGGCGCGCTTCTTGGCAATGCGCTCGCTGCATCGGAGCACGCCCATTGAGCGAGTTGGTTTCTGAAAGCGGCGTGTTTCCCGAGGTTGATTTGGGTGTGGCGCAGGGGTTGGATGGGGTGGCGGCAAATTTGGCTGAGCAGATCAACGCTTCGGGCATGGCGACGGCGACAAAGAGCGGGGTGGTAGTGACTGTTACTGCGTTGGAGGTAGGGTCGCTGACGATCTCGGCGAGTTCCACGAGGCAGGGCTCGATTGCAGCGGTTAATACCACGCCGGGATCAACAACGCAGAAGGCGGTCTCTACGATTTCCCTTTCGGGAGCTTTTCAGGGTGGAGTGGTTTATGTTGTTGCGGTGGGGGGCGCTTCATTTTCTGTAACGACCTATGCGCCTCCCAAGTCATTGGCGTTGTGGAGGTATGCGACTCCTGCGGCTTACGCTGACCCGGAGGGGGTCTCTGCGAGGATTTTAGAGTGTGATGACTTGGATCGCGTGGATCTTGGGGCGAGTGATTGGGTTTTCTCTCGGCCTGCGGGGATTGATCGTTCGCTGGATGGGTGCTTACTTACGGCGGGTGTGCTAGGAAATCCGGAAATCGGAGCGCGCTCCGAGGTTGCGGTGAGTGCGGTGATCCCTTTGTGATGTTGACAGGTCGGGATTGGTTGATATGAGCGCATTCTCTGATTACCTTGAAAATAAAGTGTTGGATCATCTGATGAGCCGCACGACCTATACGGCTCCGGCCTCCGTTTATTTCTCCCTGTATACTTCCGCCCCATCGGATACGGGGGGTGGTGCGGAAGTCAATGGCGGCGGGTATGCTCGGGTTGGTGTAACGAATGATGTGGCAAACTGGCCACTGGCTACTGGTGGAGTAAAGAAAAACGCCAACACCATCACTTTCCCCGAAGCCACTGCGGCTTGGGGGACGGTTGTAGCCATCGGGATTCATGACGCGGCGTCTGGTGGGAATCTTTTATTTTGGACGACGATTACTTCGCGATCCGTGGTGCAGGGCGATATTCCTCGATTCAATGCCCTGGGCGTCTCGATCAGTTTGAATTAAAAAAGCTAAAATGATCAGGCGCGGGGCATTCGTGAATGCTCCGCGCTTTTATTTTTAAGTAAACACCATGGAACTAACTCTACCATCCGCGGCATTTGGGGCATACGGTGTTTTAAAGCTTGCGGATGAGCACTGGGAGAGGTTTATCAACTTGGGCGGCGGCGCTCCTATTACGCCAAGTTCTTCCCTTCAAATCTTTTTGCAGGGGTGTTCTGGAGAGGTGTATTTCCCTAAAAGCATCATATCCGGGAACTATATTTATTCATTGAATGGCTCGGGGCAATTGGTTAGATATGTTTTATCAACCTTGTCGTTGGATAATTCTTTTACGCCTGTCTATGATGTCAAAGACATGCGGGCGGTTTCTGGTTCTGGTGGCGTGATGCTGCTAAGGGGGGATGGGAGTGTTGATTTTGTAGGAGGGGCGTCTGATCCATTTGCAAATTCGGCGGTAGGCAAGATCTCTTCAGGGGCGATTGGCATAGTTTCGAATCGTTACACTTCTCAGGTCGGCGTGCTTAAGTCAGACGGGACTTTAGTTTTTCAGAACGGATATTCGGATGTTAAAGTCTCCGGAGCCTCCTATAATTTCGTAGCGATTTCCGACGCAAAGGGGAATAATTATGACAGACGAGGTTTTTTTCATGCGATTACCCAAGGGGGGGAAGTTTACGGGGCTAGTTATCCTGACGGAACTCTTCGTGAGATATCTTTAAATACTACGCTTTCTGCGGGTGACGACATAGCGACTGCCCAGTTCTTCTCCTACGGCGATTATTCAATTGTTCTTAAAAACGGGAGAATTTATGATCCCGATTTTAACCCAGACGCTGATTTCGCGGGCTTGTATTCTCAAGTGTGTTCTGGGAGTGGGTATGTGATTGCGTTAAGGGCAGACGGCGTGGTTGTTTGTAAAGGAGATAGTCCCCCCTCGATTCCTTTTGGCTACAACCACTCTTTTATTTCTGTGCGGGATGGATGCTTCACCCGCACTGATGGTTCGCAATTTATCTATTCGGCTGCTAAAGGGCAAAATATCCCGGAAGACTTAAAGATTCCGCTTTTTGCAAGAAAATCATCTCCTTCAATACGATATGCGGGCTCATTTTATGATTTAGCGGAGGCTGCGGAGGTTTCTTTTGGCCCGGCGGTATCGCCAGGGTTCCGCCCGCAGGCTTTTGCGGTGGCTTCTAACGTCCCTTCTTCGTCCTTGGTCGCCGGGAATTGGTATCAAATCGCTGTTTCGGGGACTACAAGTTGGACAGGCGCTGGCGCTTCAAGTAATTCCGTTGGAACAATATTCAAGGCAACAACGGCGAGGAGCGGGACTGGCACGGCCAATTTATTAAAGTCTGAATTCTCTGATGTTGGGCAATACGAGTTATTGTCCTCAGACTACTCTTATTCGCTGGAAAATGTGGTCTTGACGATTACCCCGGGCGTGCCGGTAATCGAGAATCCGACTGCCGCTGGAAAGGTCGGCGTGGCGTTTAGCAAGTCTTTCTTGACAAACGGAACCAACCGCCCTGTGACTTCGTGGAGCGCGGCTGGGCTGCCTGCGTGGGCGAGCCTTAACTCCTCGACGGGGGTAATCTCGGGCACCCCGCAGGATGCGGGGGATTATCAATTTCAGCTCACGGCCAGCAGCTCTGTGGGTAGCGATACCGAGCAGGTAACGATTTCTGTGGCGGTGGGTGCGGCGACCGTTTTGGCGGGTCAGAGCTTCACGGGTAAGGTCGGCGAGGCTTTCTCTGCTCAAGTGGCAATGGATGATGTGGTGGATCGGCCTGCGACAAGCTGGGCTGCTGGCAGCTTGCCGACCGGGTTGAGCATCAATTCTACTACGGGGGAGATTAGCGGCATACCTACCTCAAAGGGGTCGAAGGTCGCCTCCATTTCGGCAAGCGGGCCAGGAGGGAGTTCGCCGCCTGCCAGTGTTTCTTTTGCGATTGCCGAGGGCGTGCCGATCATTACAGCAGGGCAGGTGCTGCGTGGGTGGGCGGAAGCGGCGTTGGTTAAATCGCCCGCACTCACGGACTCGGCAAATCGCCCCGCGACCTCTTGGAGCGCCTTGGGGCTGCCTGAGTGGGCGGCGCTGGATGCTGGCACTGGAGTTATTACTGGATCGCCGCAGGAATCGGATATTTATTCGATCGTTGTTACCGCTGAAGGTCCTGGCGGACTCGATACCGAGACGGTTCAAATCAAGATCGATCCAGTCTTCGTCGCTAATTTCTCGGGGGAATGTTCTTTGGGGGTAGCTTGGGATAGTCGGCTGGTGGTAGTATTTTCCAGCGAGGGGACTCTGGATGCTCATTTATCGGAGGGCCCGCAGCTGGTGGTAGTATTTTCCGGCGAGGCGACTCTGGATGCTCATTTATTTGGCGCGGATTCGGTTTTTGTGGATTTTCAGAGCGCGGGATTTCTGGAGGCCGGGGAGTCTTGGTTATTATATCGGGATTTTGAGCCGAGTTTGCAGGGAGTCTCGAGCATGGATGGCAAGTTTATTGCCAGGGATTTGCAGAGGTTTGCATGGGGCGAGTTTGATTTGGCCAAGGATTTCCGAGGGGAGATTTATTTGCATTGCTATACCACCAGCCATGGTCGCATGACTCCTGCTCCGCTGATAAAGGCGGGGGTGAAATTGTTTAATAGCCGAGTGGAGTCGGAAGCGTATCGCGAGGTCGAGGGGGCTGAGGGGAGGCCTTTTGATTTGGAATTGCAAGCGGCGGCGGGGGTGTTGAATGGAGTGGTGCCAGTGACGCAATCGAGAGTGCGCGCGGTGTATAATATTTGGGCTATGCAAGTCCCGCCGCCCGAGTCGCAGGTTCATTTGAGCATTTACTTGAAGAGGCAGGGCTCTGACTGCGCGGCTAAGCTGGAGGAGGTTGCTGATTCCGGGTGGCCAGCAGGAAATGCTCGGGAGGTTAAATATGCGGAGTGGGATTTGTGCGGGGATTTGCCGCCTCGCTGTCAGCCTGCGGCGAGCGGGTGGTCTCCTGCAACGAATGCGGCCCCCTACCCGTTCATGTTCCTTCAAACAAACGCCTCCGCGCCGGGATGCTTGCCTGCCAGCCGATTGGAGCGCGGGAATGGAATTGATTCCGAAGACATCAACTTTGCGCGGGGCGAGATTGAGCAGGAGATTGTTATTGATGAAAGCCATTGTGTGACTCCTTGGAGCCCGGATCCCGTTACGATTTGCTATGGGGCGGTCTTTACGCAATCCACCTGCGATTGTTGCTCGGAGGAAGCGGGGTGCGAGACGACGATACGCTCGGCTGTTGGCACTAAGCCGCTCGTGTGGAGCGGGTGGACCCCGAGCGCGGCCACGTATTGCCCGTCGGTATCGGTCAATCAGTCGCGATATGAATTGAATGGATGCGCGGAAGATCAGTCGCAGACTGTCCCTGGAACTCAAGCCGTTGGGGCGTGGGGGGCGTGGGGGCCGCTGGCGGCTTCGGTTTGCCAAGGGGTTTCATTCCAGCAATCCAGGGTGGACGCGAGTGGTTGCTCGGCTCCGCAAACTCAATCGGCCACGGGAACAAAGCAGCCTTCATGGGGAGCTTGGCTGCCATTGCCTTCTGATGTGTGTTCTGGAGAAACCTTCCAGCAAACGCGGCAGGACCAAAATGGTTGCTTGGCACCGCAAACTCAATCGGCCACAGGAACCAAGGCGTGCCAATGCTCGAATAGCGTCAGCGATGAAACGGTTTATTGCAAGGGGTCAAGATTTACCTGCTGCGGCAATGGGTATGTGCATACCAAGCGCGGATGCGTCTATATCGGCCCAGCGGGGTATTGCGGAGATCCAGCTAACCAGAAGTGATTATGGAATCTGAACAAATCGAGAAAATCATGTATGCGCTGACCGTGAACCGGAAGCCGTCTGCGCGGGCTTTGTGGTTGGCTCGTGGGGCGATAAATAAACTCTTTAAATTCCAGAGATTTTCTTTACTGGATTACTGGGAAAAAAGAATCCGCGAGGAGCCCAAGACAGCTCAATGGGCACAAGAGACTTACGAAGAATATTTAGAGGGATTGAATGCGGAATCGCAAGAGGATCAGCCTCCTAGCGAGCCAGCGTATGTGGCTAAACGGGGTGATATTTGTGCTGCCTGCCAGTGGCGCGAGGAGGGCGGGGTAAATGGCGCGGGGGTCTGCGCGCAGTGCGGGTGCAATATATGGACAAAAATCCGAATCTCGAAGTCGACCTGTCCTGTGCAGAAATGGTGATTTATGCTTGTTGTTATTCCAGTATCGGCTTCGGACAATAAAATTTTGCCAGATTTTTGTGCGGCTGTAAAAAACTTTGCGCCTTATTCGCATGAGGTGTTGTATGTTGCCAGGCCTTCGGATGTCCCGAACTTGGCGGACGTCTCGGATCGCTTGAAGGGGTGCTTTCGTGAGGAGCGGGCGCATCTTTTTGATGTGGATGGGCCGCGAGGGTGGCCTGTCGGGCCGAATTTTTATTGGCAGCAGACGATTTTGCATTTGGCTAAAACCGGCAATCAGCAGCCATGGCTTTGGCTGGAGATGGATTGCACTCCGTTGAGGCAGGGGTGGCTCGATGATTTGGATCAAGAGTATCGCGAGTGCGGCAAGCCGTTCATGGGAATGTTTGGCGAGTCGAGTGTCGTGGGCAAGACGGGGAAGACTATGTTGCTCTCAGAGCATCTCGTGGGGGTTGCGATTTATCCGCCGCAAATTTCAAATTACTTGGAAATTCATGACCATGCGGAATTTAATGTGGCTTTTGATTATCTCTATCAATACGAGATGATTCCGCGGTCGCATGAGTCCCGACTCATGCAGCATGGATTCCGAACAAGGATGTTTTACGAGCATGAGGGTATAATTAAGTGCCATGATGCCTCGAACTTGCCAGAGGGAAAGCGGCATGACCAGCCCGTGAAGCCGGGGATCGCGCTGCATCATGGGTGCATAGATGGTTCTTTATCTAAACTTATTTGCATAAAATGAATACAATTAAATTAGTCGGAATGGCCAAAAGTTTCTTCGATAGTGCCGCGAAATTCGCGGCCAGCGGATTCCAGATTACGCCGATCGAGATTTTAGAGTCGCGGTTAAAGGCTTGTGAGTCTTGCGAGGATTTGCAGCCGGAAGGCTTCGCTGGCACGGGGCAATGCGGGCTGTGCGGATGCTCGATCAAGATGAAGACCAGGATGGCGACTATGGAATGCCCTGCTGGGAAATGGAAATCTGTGTGAAGGTTTATACTTATTATAGTGAAATTAAGTTTTCCGCTCAATCAGACTTAATTTCCGTTTGGAAGCAAAGCTGGGAGAAGCGGGGGTTCGAGCCGGTTGTGCTGAGTGTCGCGGATGCCAAGCGACACCCTTATTATAAATGCTTCCAAGAAGTTGTTCGTAGCCAGAGTGAGCAAATGGGCTTTGCGCTGAGTGCTTACGGTGAGGCGTGTTGGATGCGTTGGCTGGCTTATGCTTCGCTGGGGGAGAGTGGGCTATTTATTGTCTGTGATTATGATGTGATGAATCGGAACTTCCCGGTTCCCGAGAAATTACCGGAGGGCTTGGTTTTTTGGGATGGGGCGTGCCCGAGCGTGGCCTCAGGGAATTCCGAAGATTTTTTGAGGTTTTGTAAATCAGTAGAATTCATGGATGTAGAGTGTTTTTTGGAAGCTAATAAAAAACCCATATCTCACTTCCACGATCAAGAGTTTTTATGTTGCCCTCAGTGCGCAGGGTTGAAACATTCACGGATGCGGCCCGCAGAAGTTGTTTCGTTATATTCCGAGAAAGTGGATGCGCCATTGGTGCATGTGTCTCACAGTTCTATTCCTGGCTTTAACGAGGCGAAGCGTTTAGCAGCTGCTTGCGAGGTGCTGCAATATGAGGGGGCGGCATGGGGTGGATGTTTGCAGGGCCTCGCGCGGACGGTGATTCGGATGGATCTCCTGGCGAGGCGTCCTGTGCCTATTTTTTTACATATCCCGCGATGTGGTGGGACATTTGTCTTGGCGACAATGATGGCCTCTTCAGTTTTTTTAAAACAGAGTGGAGGCGGCGGGGTTATCAAGCAAATTTTAGTGAATGAGGAGGGGGTTATCTTTAGGGTTATTGCGTCTTGCGAGGATATTGGCTCTGATGCTGATGATAGGCATAAACTCACGGTGGATCTTAGTGGTTTTTTTGAGATTCTCCCGAAGTTGGAATTTGTATTTTCGGTCGTTATCGAACCAGCGGGGGTTTCTCGATTCGCTGGGGGGCTTTTTCACGAAATTTGCGATCGCATTCAAAGAAAGCCAATGTTTTTTACCTGCCTCCGCGATCCTTTTGAGCGGGAGGCCTCGAAGTTCGCTTATTTGATAACTAAATTGAGCGAAGATTCATTCTGCATTGAAGGCGAAGAAGAGCGCGTGGCTAATGCATTAACTGGCATGGAGTTTGAAGAGTATATTCAATCGGACAGGCTTTCGGATAGTTGGCTGATCCGGACATTATTGCCGCAGGCGGCGCATATTTGCGAAAATGAAATTGATGAGGCTTGCCAGCTTCTTGCGGATTTTAGGATTTGCGGGCTCTCGGGCCTTTCGGAGCATTTGGGCAGAGTTTTAAAGGATTGCTATGGCGAGATCGCTGTGCCGCTGGGTTTTGAGATCAACAGCAACAGCTCGGGAGGGGTCGCGTTTGATAATATCTCTGAAAAAGCTAGGGCGGCGTTTCTTGAAAAAACGAGGCCGGACTACGAGTTGTATTGGCGATTGATAGCTCGGGCTGAGTGTTGACGAATGATGGGAGGTGGGTATGCGACTCTATGTAGATCTTGATACTCTGGTTGTTTCGGATTTCCGAAACTCTGGGGCGGCGGCTGGTTTATCGGCAAAAAGGAGTGATCGGTTTTCTGTAGAAGTTCGGTTTGTAAGTCAAGGTGTCATTAAGGAGTTGCCATCAGGGGCTTCCGGGCGGATTACTCTTAAAAAGACTACAGAATTTTCTAGTTACCCGGTGGCATGGTCTCCGGCGTGGCGCAAGGTGGGGCATGGCTTGGGGGCTTATTATGTTTTCCGCCTTAATCTCCATACTCAACAGGTTGTGGATCAATTTTTGTCTCTGCAAGGCGAATTGGCTGCCGTGACTTTTGCCATGGAGATTCAATGGGAATACCGCGGAATGCGGAGATCGAGCCGCGCGGTCACATTTGTGGTGGAAAATGATTATGTGCGCCTTGAAGATCGGGATGAGCCGCCGATCGCTATTTTTGCTGGTCCTCCCATTGTGGCCTCGGGTCAAAGCTTTGTCGGTAAGGTCGGGGCTTCGTTTTTTGAGAGAATCGTTCTTGGGGAGACTATGGATCGGCCGGTTTCAACATGGTCCGCCTCGGGGCTTCCAGCCGGGTTGAGTCTTAATGTTGCGCAGGGCATCGTGTCGGGAGACCCTTCAGCGATGGGCAGCTTTACCGCGATGATTTCTGCAAGTGGCGATGGAGGGGCTGGTGTTGCTCAAGGGGTGGCGTTTTCTATTTTGCCGGGCGTTCCTGGCATTACAAATACAAGCTTTACGGGCAAGGTGGGCGCGGCATTTTTAGCTGCGCCGACTGTCAATGATCCCGTTAATCGACCTGTTACTGCATGGAGCGCGACCGGCTTGCCAAGTTGGGCCGGCATTGATGCCACGAGCGGCGTCATAGCCAGTATAACCCCCGTCGGGTATCCCCTACTCACTCCAGAGCATGTCGCTACCTATGATGTTACATTAAGGGCCTCTGGGCCTGGCGGTGAGGGCGCTAAGGTTGTTACGATTATAATCGGAGTGGGGGCTCCTAGTATTGATGCAGGGCAAAGTTTTCTTGGCTATGTCGGGCAGCCGTTTACTGTGACTCCTGCGATTTATGACGCCCTTGATCGGCCTGCGACTTCGTGGAGCGCGGTGGGATTGCCTGCGGGGCTTTCCATTAATTCTGCAACTGGGCAGATTGCTGGGACGCCGGAGGTTGCTGGGAGCGTGGACGCTGAATTAACGGCGACGGGACCAGGGGGCAGCAATACTCGTAGTGTTTCCATTTCTATCATGCCTTAAAGTTGACGCTCGGGCTTGGGGCGTATGCGGATCGCGATCAATACCGAGACGAGGCAGGTGGTGACTTGGGCGAATGAGCCATTGACTTCCATGGAGTTGACTCGCGGCGACAAATTTCCGCTGGAGATCAAGTTTATCGCCGGGGCGGGATATGTGGAGCTTCCGGATGGCGCGGCGGTGAGGGTGGTTTTCAAGCAGATCGGGCAGTATGGCGGGCAGATTTTAGCGGGAGCAGTGGAGTGGACGAAGGCTGGCGCGGCCTCGAAGGCTGTTTACACCGTGCTGCTCGATATGAATACGATCCAACTCAATACGGCGCTCGGCGCGGACACTCCCTCGATCGACTTGGCGGTGGAGATCGAGTGGCGGTATACGCAAGGCGCTGTCGCGGTGCGCCAGACGGCGACTCCAGTGCCGGTGACGCTTTCCAATGATTACATTCGCGGTGCCGAGGGGAGTCCTGTCGATGCTGTGGCTTTATTGGCCTGATATCTATGCGTATCGCTATCAATACCGAGACTCGCGGGGTAGTGACATGGGCGGGAGCGGCTATTGAATCTCTCCAAATTACGCGAGGTGATTCTTTTCCGCTAGAGATCAAGTTTATCCAAGGGAATGGATATGTTGATATGCCGACGAATGCTGAGGCTAGGATAGCATTCAAGGCTGCCGGGGGATTCGCGAGCGAGATTTTGGCTGGAAGTGTTTTATGGGAAAAGGCGGGTGCGGGCGCAAAAGCCGTTTATTCCATGGCTTTGAATTTCAATACGACGCCAATCCAAGCGCTTTTTGCCTCCGAGCCGGCGAGCTTGAATCTGGTGATGGAGTTTGAGTGGTCGTATTCTATTAATTCTCAATTTATCAGGCAAACAACGATCCCCGTCCCAGTGGTTTTGGCGAACGACTATGCCCGAGACGCGGACGGGATGCCTGTGGAGGCCTTGGACAGGAAAGCGACCCAGCAAGAAGCTGAGGCCGGGGTCGATAATGCCAAATGGATGACTCCGCTGAGGACGAAGCAGGCGATCGATCTTGCCGCAGAATCCGAACGCCCAACGATTTCATCTGCTCCACCAGTGCCCCTTTATGAGGGGCAGCGATGGACGGATACAACTGATCTCACCACCTACGAATTCATCGGAGGCGCGTGGGTCGAAACATAAACAACAATAACATAATATATGGCAGCTATCACATTCCCGGCGTCTCCGACGCTCAATCAAACCCACACGGTCGGAGACCGTAGCTGGAAATTCAACGGCACTGCATGGAAGCTCGTTCCGCGCACCACAGATGCCATCGTCGAGGGGTCTAGCAACCTTTTCTTCACCGAAAGCCGAGTGCGGGCTACCGTGCTCACAGGCCTAACCCCTACGGATGTCGTTATCGATCAGGCGGATTCGGTTTTGGGTGCCGTCGGCAAGGCTCAAGGTCAGATCACCGCCCTCGATAGTCGCATGGATACCGCCGAAAGCGATATTACTGCCCTTGAAAGCTCCATTACAGCCATTGGTAGTGCTTTCAATTATGTTGGCACGCTGGCAGGTGGAGCTGATGCGGCGAATGCCACGAATCTCGCGGCGCTGGCCGAGAATGATCCTGGCGACTACTACAAAGTGGCTACAGCGGGCTATTTTATCCTCGCTCCCGCTTCGGCATTCTATGCCAACGTGAATGACGGCATCGTTTTTAATAACGCGAGTGGCGTTGATAAGATCGACAGCACCGACAGCACAGTGGCTGGCACATCGAACTATGTCAGTGTCTCTGGAAGCACAGATACTGGCTACACGGTCGATCTAGATTCGACTTTTAAGACTCGTGTGGATAACGCCGAGGGCGACATTGATGCTCTTGAAACCGGCAAGCAGATCAAGGATGTGGTCTCAACCGCCGCGCCTGCGCACTCCGAGGGACTCCGCTGGATCGATTCCGCCGACATGACTGAATATCTTTCATACGGCGGGGTATGGGTCGAGATTGACAAGCAATAATAGTCACGATGCCAGCCATCGCCTTTCCGCAAAACCCGCAGACCAACGATACCTACGCTTCCAGTGGCTACACTTGGAAGTTCGACGGGGCTCGTTGGCGGCGGCTCCCCGCCGCTGTGCCGCTCTCGAGGCTCTCGGGCGCTGATGCGGAGATTGGCGATGTGCTGGCTTTTGACGGAGAACAATACTCTCCTGTTCCTCCTACGGGCGGCGGCGGCGGCGCATCTGTAACTGTCAGTAAAGTTGCGGCAGATGGCAGCTATAGCGGGGCTGTAACGAATGTAACAGGGCTTAGATTTGATCAAGACTCGGGATTTGATGTAATGGACTTGGGGGGCGGGAATGCCAAGGTCCAAATGAACTCTACGTTTAAGTATTGGGAGGTAAATGGACAACCCGGGCTTACGGCGCAGGGGTTAGACACCGCAAATTTTATTGCCGGTTCTGGAGTAACAATTGCGGCTGATTCCGTAAACAACTCACTTACATTTACTTCCGCTGGCGGCGTTTCTGATGGCGACAAGGGGGATGTATCAGTATCCAACTCAGGAGCTACTTGGGCGATCGACAACGGGGCTGTGAACACAGCAAAATTAGCTGACGGAGCGGTAACAACAGAAAAAATTGCTGCGGGAGCCGTTGTCACTGAGGATATTGCTGCTGGAGCTGTTACATACGCCAAGATGCAGAATGTTTCGGCAGCGGATCGGCTCTTGGGAAGATCGACAGCGGGGGCAGGGACAGTAGAAGAGATACCATGCACCTCTTTAGGTAGGTCTGTTTTAGCTTCTGCTGATGCGGCTGCCGCAAGAACATCTTTGGACGCCGCCGCGACTACGCACGGTCACGCAATTTCTCAAATCACAAATCTTCAGTCGTCGCTGAACGCGAAAGCTAACAGCACACATTCTCATGTTATCGGGGACACGACAGGGCTACAGGCAGCTTTAGACTCTAAAACTGCTGTAGGCCACACTCATGTCATGTCGGAAATTACCGACTTAGCATTCCCAACGGCGTCAGTTTATTACGGAGATACCCCGCCAACAAGCACTACATATAACCTATGGATTCAAACCAGCACAGCTAGGATTTTTAATAAAATTGATGGTTTTTGGGTAGAGGCTGCTGCGGGGTTTGGGTCTTTGGTAATTGAGAACACTACAGGTGGGGGCGGAGGCGGCGGCACGGGCGGAGAGGTGGTGAGTGTGAATGGTTTAGTCGGGGCTGTCACTCTCACTCCGACAATACTAGGTGCGGCCAATGCTACGCACTACCACGCTATAGCTGATACGACAGGGTTACAGGCTTCCCTCAACTCTTTGAGCATCGGGAAGATCACAAACGGCGGCGGGGTATCAAACATAGCAAGAGTTACATCTCTTCCAGCAAATCCTGACCCTAACACACTTTACATAGTTATACCGTAATGCCGACTAATGCAGACATAACAGATGTTTATTTAGGCGGTGCTTATGCCCAAGAGCTGTATCTAGGTAGCACCCGTATCTGGCCCTTAGGAACTTTAGGTCTAGCTTCGGTAAGCGGTTATATTTTAGCTTTACGCTCAAATGGGACGCCAGTTTGGGATAGACTTCCGGCGAATTACCCTCAGTTGAACACAATACCTGAAATAACTAGAGGCAATACCACAATGGTGTCTATGGGCGAACGCCACGCTATGGCGCTTCTAAAAAATAAAACCGTTGTGTGTTGGGGCGCAAATACGCAAGGGCAGATCAATACTCCAGCAAATCTTACAAATGTTAGAGAGGTTTTTGCCGCTGGTTTAGCTTCTTATGCTATACTTGAAAATGGAACCGTGCGGCATTGGGGGACTAATGCACAAGGTGCTGGGAATATCCCGGCAGGGCTTACCGATGTTGTAGGTTTGGGGTCCTTCGTTGGAGGCGGGAGTGGAACACATGTTGTTGCATGTAAATCTAATGGGACCGTTGTGACTTGGGGCACTAATAATACTTACGGGCAACAAAATGTTCCCGCTGGATTGAATCGCGTTATTAAAGTGTCTGCTGTCTTTGAAGGCTCTATTGCTCTACAGGATGATGGAACAGTAGTTAAGTGGGGCTTCGAAAACACATACACTCCTATCCCATCGAGTGTCAGCCCAGTTGACTTAGTTGATATGGATTTGAAGACCCAGTATGAGCTTTATGTTTTGAGGCTCAATGGCAATCTTGAAGTTAACAACAATGTTGTAGCTACAGGAGTCGTGGCAATGGCCCGTGGCGGAAGGGCCTATATGAAACAAGACGGAACAACGCATCTCATCTAATTTAGCTTATGTTAAACTTTCCAGATTCACCAACAAACGGGTATATTTATCCACCAGAAACCGAAGCAGCGATTGAAGGTCGTCGCTGGAAATGGGACGCCGCTGGCGGCGTGTGGCTAAACTACTCGGCGTCGCAGCCCTACACACTGCAAATCTACAATGTAACAAACCTTCAGTCAGAGCTTGATAGCAAGATAGAGAAGCAGTCTGCCGATACAACTCCTGTAAATGCCATTCGGTGTCTTACGCAAGCAGAATACGACGGCACAACGAAAGACCCGAACACAATTTATTTCATAAAACAATAACATGCCTACTGTTGTAAAAGCCTATTTAGGAACAACTCCGCTTTTTACGGGAGACTCTGTATGGGTTCGTCCCTCCGATTGGCTCGCCCTGCCCTCTGCACAAGCTAATTCTGTAAAAATACTACATGCTGTTTTTGACCAAACTGAAAACTATGTAGTGATTAAAATGGTGACTTCCGACAGTTCTGCCTACATCATAAATTGGGGGGACGGGAATACCACAACAGCGTTAAGCAATACAAATATCACATACAATTACAGCTACAGTTCTTCTGGATTGGATGGCACTCTCTCTGCTCGCGGATACAAGCAAGCCATAATTACCATAACACCGGTAGGGTCGGCAACATTTACACTTTGCGATTTATCTCAAAAGATTACCTCCCCGTCAGGTATGCAAATGTATGCTACAGGCTTGCTTGATGTTAATGTAAATCTTCCGAATCTTATAGCTGGGCAAAGGTTGCTTATCGGTTCGTCAACAGTTCGCCATTCTTACCTTGAAAGGGTTTATATCGCTTCGTGGGGGCTTATCAACAATATCACCGCTTTGTTCCAGCATTGTCCCGCGCTTCAATCTCTGAATGAGACAGAGTGGAACATGTCGAACATAACCACCGTTTCAAGCCTGTTTTTTGAGTGCAGCGGTATAAAGGTGATCGACGGGTCTAATTGGGACACGGCAAAAATCACCACTTTTACGGACATGTTTCGTGCTTGTCAAACTATCCAAAAGGTGAGTTGTGCAAACTGGGTCACATCGACAACCACAGGCATCGGAAATATGTTTTTCGGTTGCACGGCCCTTACGGATATAGATGTCGGGAACTGGAATACTGCTAACTGCACAACTTTTGCTTATCTTTTTTCGGCATGCCGCTCCTTGACCAGTATAAATGTTCGTAATTGGAACACCGCAAAAGTCACCACGATCAACAACATGTTTGAGAACTGCAATGCCGTGCAAGAAGTGGATATTTCTCTTTGGAGCCTGCCGTTATGCACTAATGTGCAGGCGGCTTTTATAAACTGCCATACTTTGAGAAAGTTGGGGCCGTGCAACTTTAATGCCGTAACAAATCTTACAGCAACATTCAACAACTGTCGCTCTCTCACTTCATGCACTATATCGTGGCTGAGGGCTACCACAGACTTTACGAGTTGCCGATTGCCTAAAGCTGCGCTGGATACTGTTTTTTCAAATCTAACTGGCGGTGCAGCATCGAGAACTATAACCATTACTGGAAACTACGGCGCGGTTGCTGCGGTCAGCAAAACTACTTGCGGAACCACAGCAGGATCAAAAACTGTAACGCAGTCAAACACTTCGAGCTTGCAAGTTGGGATGCAAGTTTTGGGGACGGGGGTGACCACTGCTGTAGCGGTTACTTTTCAAGACGCGGGGGACACCGTTACACGGACAGCCCACGGACTAGACAATGGAACCATTGTTTCATTTTCAACTATAACTAGCACGACAGGGATAGCAATATACGCCCAGTATTATGTAATCAACGCCACTGCCGACACATTTCAGTTGTCCGCAACTTCTGGCGGGGCAGCTATCGCCCTAACTACGAATGGTAGCGGGAATATGCTTTACCCTGCCTACATTACCGCAATTACCACGAACTCATCTTTCCAGATGAGTGCTCCAGCGTCGGCTACTGGAAGTGTGACGCTCACGGCTAGAATTTTGAGCACTTTCCCTGCGACATCAAAAGGATGGACTGTAACAGGATAATTTTATGGATGATACATCAGGATTTTACAAATTGGATGAGGGGCAACTTTTATACGCGCCTAACTTCGTAATCAGCGCGCTTTATGAGTTAAGCAAAGAAACAAAAAACGAATACAGCTACCCCGTAGATGGGTGGAGTTGGTTTGACGGCGAGGAAGAAGCGAGAGTCGCTCTACAGTTGCGGGCTCCATTTAGTGTGGGTTGACCCGGATTATATTAAGAAATGAAATACTATGACACCACAGGGGGCTATTGATACGGTAACAACGATCGCGCAGCAGAGTGATCGTTGGATTTTTGTTGCGCTGCTGGCGATTGGGATTTTTGCATGCTGGGTATTATTTCGGCATTTTACCGCCCGCGAATGTGCGTTGGAGTCCAAGATTGATCGAATTGGCAAGCGCGGCGAGGAGCAGACTCAACAATTTATTTCCTACCTGCAATCGGCCAATAAAGAGCTGGCTGCCATTCTCACGGAGACCAACTCGACTCTCAATAAAAACGCCGCGCTCATGGAGCGTGTCGAACGAAAACTCGAAAAATTCACATGAAAGCCACCCTCCTGCGAATCCTGGCCCGTCTCTTGGGTCTCAGTAAAGAATATGTCGCTTTCCTTTTGCCGATCCTGCAAGACAGCGCGGCGAGCTTGATCTCTCAGCTCGCTCCGATCGCGCTTGAGGTCGTCAAGTCACTCGCGGACTCTCCGCACAGCGGAGCGATGAAGCGCGAAGCGGCGATCCGCCAAGTGCAGTCTCTCGCCGTAGCGGAAGGGATCCGCGCCAGCTCGAATGCCGTGAATGCCGCGATCGAAATCGCGGTCTTGAATTTGAAAAAATGAGTGATGCCGAGGCCAAGGCTTGGTGGCAAAGTCGCACGATCATCGGGATCGTGGTGATGCTGCTGGCTCAAGCCTTGAAGCTTCTCAAGGTGGATATCGTAAATGACGAGCTGACGCAGATCGTCACGCTCGCCATGGATGCGCTGGGAGCCTCGCTCGCCATCTATGGGCGCATCAATGCGCGCAAGCAAATCAAGCGCACCAGGCCAGGTGGGGCATTCAACCCGAACGCAGAGGTTCGCAAGGCGAAACGGCCATGACTTCTCGGCACGCAGTTTTCAGTGTGGTTGCGGCGGGATATATCGCAGGGGGCTTTTTTATCGAATCTGAACCTTCGCCGTGGGGGGCTCCTCGCCCGGAGGCGGAGTGGATCAAATTTTCAACTGAAGATCCGAGGCCTTTTTGGGCGCGCTTGCTGCTCTCTCTGCGCTGGGATTTTCAAAAAAATCAACTGACGGGAGCGGCGGAATTCTGATGTTGAATCCGCGCCATACGCTCGCTGTCTTTATTTTGTTGGCGGGGATTTTTCTTTGGCTGGCATTTTTCTTTAGCCGATGAATCGCACAAGCACATCTCAAGACCGGCTCGCCATGATGTCCTTTATCGCCAACGCGGAGGCGAGGCGCGACAAGCTAGGTAGAATGCGGGTCTACAAGCTTCCTGCCGCAGACGGTGGCGGATCGTATGAAGTGGCGGGGATCAATGATCGCTACCATCCCGCCCAGGCGGCGGCGCTTAAAAAATTGATCGAGGACGGGCGATTTTCCGAGGCCGAGGATTTGGTTCGAAAATATCTGCTCGAATACACAGATGTCGTCAAACGCTGGACAGAGGAGCCTGCGCTCGAGGCGTTCCTGCGCGACTGCGCTTTCAATCGGGGGCCGAAGGGCGCGCTTCGCATCCTTCAAATCGCACTCCAAGTCCCGGATGATGGCAAGTGGGGGGCGAAGACCAAGGCGGCGCTTGCCTCCACGCTTAAGTCTCCAGGTGTGCTCCTGCAAAAGCTCCGAGCTGCTCGGGAGACCTACGAGATTCGGATCGCTCCGCCAGTCGGGGCTCGCGCCAAATTTTGGAATGGTCTCGCGAATCGCTGGGATAAGGCGCTCTCGTTCTCCGAGACGCTGCTGACGTGACTACGCGGTTGCTTTCTCTTTAAAAGAAGATGGCTTGAGGGCTCGCTTCATTTCTTCGCGGACGAGCACTTTTACGACCTCGAGCGTCAGGGCATTTTTGCGGAGTTCGTCGTTCACGATGCCGCGAACGATCTCGGCCGTCATGGGGTCATTGGAGGCTTGGCGTAAGAGTTCCTCTACGAGCTGAGAGATGCTCAGTCCGCGATTCTCTGCGATTTCGGCTGCTTTGCGCTTGAGCTTAGGGGTGAGTCGGAGCGTGATTTTCGGTTCCGAGAAGTTTATCTTTCTCATATTTTAAAAACGCGCAGGTTTGTTGTTTTTGCAATAAAAAAAATATCTTGACGATTTGAGGCGCTCTCCGGAGCCAGATAAAACCTGGCTCAGCGCCGATTTTTTAATTCATCTTGCACGATGCCGCGGACGATTTCTGCCGTAATCAAATGGCTCTCGGCATTCCGGATTAAGTCTTCGACGAGTTGGCTGACACTGAGGCCGCGGGCTTCCGCAATTTCGGCAGCGCGGCGCTTTAGAACGGGGGTGATTCTTAAAGTGATTTTTGGGTCTTCGAAATTGATCTTTCGCATGAGTAAAAATAAACCAAAAAACAATCTGCGGATCAGTTGAGCCACTCGGAATCGCTCATGAATTCAGGCGGAGCGGGTTTCTGGCGGTCTGCAATTATTTTTTTCATGTTTTAATTTTAGACGGCAAAAAGCCGCTCTGCAAGTGCCGTGTTTTATACGGCAAAAAGACGACTTTCGTAAAAAAAGATTGCCGCCGAAAAGGTCCGCGATAAAAATCCAAATCGTCATCTATACGGCAATATGACCACTAAAAAGAATAAGGACATCACCCCGGCAAAGCGCAAGTCAGTCAAAGCGCGCGCTGCGCAGGCTAAGAAGACAGGGCGCCCCGTGCGGACGGACAATCCCCAAAAAATCACACTCCACCTCGCGCTGGAAATAAAGAGGAAGGCCTACGATATCGCCACAGAGCGCAGGTGTAGTATTAGTCGTCTGGTGGAGGATCTGCTGCAAGGCTGCAAGGCTTAATATGAGTGCTGCAAAGACTGCAACAGAGAAATGGGAGGGGAACCTTCCTCTCAACCTTAAGGAGCTTGCCGCTTCGCAGTGCGTTTCTTACAAGACGGCTGTTCGGTGGGCTTCGGACGCTTCTTTCCCGCGTGTCGGGAGGCTCGTGAGGCCGAGGGACTTTTTGCGCTGGTGGAAGGATAGAGCGTCACATCCTTCCATGGCATCACATCCTCAACAGAAAGCCGGTTGTAAACCTCGTGAACAATCTCAGAGGAGTGATTCACTAACCTCATTGCCGCCGAAAGCGGCACGCCTGCGCGATGCAATCGCGTCACATAACTGACGCGCAAATGATGAAAAGTGACCCCATGAACATGGCATCTTTTAAAAAAGCGGGAAAAGGAGCGGCTCGCGTGAGCTGGCAGCTCATGGCTGATTTTTCGCCCCGCCAGCGGCTTGAGGACAGGCACAAGCTCTCGCGGAAGAGGTCGAGTGAAGGCTCGCTTTCTTCCACCCTTGGGCTCGGGGAAGGTGATCGTGCCTCGCTCAAAGTCCACCAGCTTCATAACAAGCACGGACTCTCTCAAGCGGCATCCTGTGTGTTGAGCGATCAAAAACGAGAGGCGCATCCACTCAGGCTCGAGCGGCAAGGCTTCAAGGCATCTCGCGATTTCCTCGTCCAATATCTCGCGCTTTTCTGCGGGGGGGGTTTTAGCGATGCCGAGGTTTCTAATCGGGTTGGCTTTTGCCATGCCTCGCTGAACAGCGGCTCCCATGACTTGCCCCAGAAGCTTGGCGTCTTGAAGGGCGGTGTTGCGCCCGCAAACGCGGTGCTTGGACTTTCGGCCCTCGCGCCATTGAACGAATTCGCTGCCATGGCGGAATTCAACCATCGAGGGATTGACCAGGCCCTTGAGAGTCAGCCAATGCTCAATGTGCTTCCAGCGATTACGGTTTCGGATTGTGCTTCGACTGTTCGCCCAGCGGGTGTCAATCCATCCATCCACCCAGCCCCACCCTCCCTCAAAGGCTGTCTCCGATTTTCCGGTTTCCGCAAGGCACGCTTCCGCGCACAGAACTTTCGCCTGCGCCGTCTCGATTTCGCTCTCGCAACGCAAGCCGGTCGAATTGGCAATCCAAGTTCCGTCCGGCCCTTTCCTTTTCAAGAACCAGAACGGGCTATTAGGTCGTGTGTAAAGAGAGGCCATATCAGCCAGTGTAACACTGTAACAAATCGATGCAATTAACAATGTCCCTCAATAGGCAAAATCGAGCAATAATGACCCTCTGCGAGCATGTATTGCTCATTATAAAGAACCGCGGGTTCAAATCCCGCCCCTTCCGCTCCTTTAAAAGCAACGACTTACGAAGGAAGTGTAACACGAGTGTAACAATTGGGAGGGTTTCCCAATGAGCGATCAGTCGGAATACTTCGCTCATGTCAGGCGGCAGGAGCTAGAATACTTGCTGGCTTATGAGGAGTGGGAGCGGTCGCTCTCGTCTTCGGATCGGGCTCTCGTAGGGAAAATGGCGGCTCCGGATTTGGAAGATTTCCATGCTCGTTCGAGCAAGCGGGAATCGCTGGGGGTCGTAGGGGACGCGGCTGAGAGGTCGCTGGCGAGCTACACGCCGGACTTGGCTTCGGACATTGATGACGAGACTTCGATTCTGGCGGAGCGGGCTGGGCTCAAGGCCTGGCAGGCGCGCGAGATTTATCGCTACATCGAGGAGCGTGTGGAGCGGCGCGTCACAGAAGCGAAGTGCAATGTGATCGTGCGGGTCTGTGGGGTTTTCCTCAAGGCGGGGTCGAATGTGAAGCTGCTTGTCGCGGGGCTCGCGTATGCGGCGGATCTGGCTGTGACGAACCAACTCGGGACGATGCAAGATTGGGCGGTTCGAAATGGGTTGAGCCGCGCGGCGGTCTCGAAGGTTGCAAAATTTTGGCAGCGGGAGTTGGGGCTGCCAGCGAGTTCCCACATGCGTGGGGAAGAGAAGTGTCAAGCCTACAGCGAGGCTCAGACACAAAAACACTGGAGAAAACAAAAGGTGGGTGGGCTGTCTCGAATCTGGGACGGGCTGCTCTCCAAAAAACGAAAACAAAATCGTCGCGCTGAAGGCGAGGAACAAAAATAAAATGAATACAGGAACTGGTGGATGGAAGGCTTTCGCCGTGGTGGCGGGGGTATTGGCAGCGCTCAAGATTTTGGGCGTGATTTCGTGGAGTTGGCTGTGGGTCTTGTGCCCGCTGTGGATTCCGGTCGCATTGCTTGTGGCTTTGATGCTGGGTGCATTGGTCTATGTGCTCGCCTTGGGAGTTGGGAAGGGGGCAAAGGAATGAGCGCGAAGGATGCATTGGAATTGTGGGAATTCACGCTGAGCGTGGATTCGCAGGGGGACGGAGACGGCTTGGATCGCGCGAGGGCGCGGTGGACGCCGACTGGCTTGGACATTCCAGAGACGACGACTCTGGAGAATGTCAAGGAGATTTTGCGGGCCTTTAAGGCCTTTGAAACAACGGGCACTTTGGCTCTCGCGGACTTGCTGACTTTTGTGAGTTCTCGGGGATGGGAGAGCGAAGTTGAACAATACTTGGCTCAGCTCGAATTCGATTTGCACTCGGTTCGCAAGGCTCAAGTGGTCGGAGATATTCCTCGGGCTTTGCGGCATCCGAAACTGACGGCAGAGCATTATTGGGTGGTCTCGAAGCTGGATCGCGAGGGGCAGACGAAGTGGCTTGGCTTGGCGGTGAAGCATGGGTTGTCGGGCTTCGAGTTAAAGCGTTCGATCGAGGCTGGGAAGCCGCTGCACAAGGAACAGATCGAAATGCTCTCGGGTGCTGGTTCGGGAATTCTGACCTACCAAGGCATCTTGACGGACTGGCAGCGTTGGGAGGCGAAGATTGGCGGGGATGATGGAATCCTCGCGTGGCCTGCTCACTTGCAGGATCGCTGGCTGGAAGACACGCGCCCGATCGCGGAGCTGCGGGAGCGGGTGGTGGCGCGGCGTGAAGGAGGTGCGAAATGATTTCCAGTTTCGCGAACGATAGCGGCTACCCGTGGCCAGGATGCTCGATTGGCTCAGAGGATTTTGATAAGCTGGATGCGGCTCTCGATTTTGAGAGCACGGGTCGCCGGGCGACGGCGCAAAAGGCTCTGCACTTGATGGTGCGGGGGTCGCATGTCTCGGGCTTTATATTGCGGCCCGATGACGGGCTCTCGGATGTGGCGATCGTGTGCAATGGCGCTGTGCGCTGGCTGTCTCCTGCGGAGTTTCAGTGGTTGATGCATGAGAGTCGCTCGCCGATCACCATAGATGCGGAGACTGAAAAGCTGCGTGCCGAAAATGCGAAGCTGCGCGAGGCGGCTCAAGAAGTGGTCTGGAGTTGGGCTGAGGCCACGGGGCACGAGGATTTGCCGCAATGTCTGATGGTGAGTCGTTCGGCGCTGGAGAGTTCGATGGGGGGATTGGAGGAGGCATTGACATGAGCGCGACGGAGAAGACCTACCAGACCTGCCTGCCCCCCGAGGCCTACATGCGCATCGCCAAGGCATGCGCTTCTTCGAAGGGGCCGAGATTGAGATCTTCGGTTTATCCGAAGACGGCTCAAAAAGCCCAGAAGCCCTCAAAATGAAAAGATCAGACTTAATTAAAAATCTCCGCGCCTACAATAAATGGAGGCGCGGAGATGAGGCGGCGGTGATGCCAGAGCCTGCGGATATCGGGCGATGGATTGACCAGGCGTGTGATGAGTTGGGCTTTCTCGATGCGGTTCTGGCTGGCGGGGTGGAGGGCTGGAAAAAGAAGTGGGAATGCGCGGTCACAATGGCTGCCAAGGCAGAAAATCACTGTGAGCGAGTGAAGCGGGAGCGCGACGACTTGCGGGATAGACTTAATGACATCCTAAACCAACCGGCGCTGAAATCGTGTAAAAAATAGGGGGGTAAAATCGTGGTGGATTCGACTGAAATAAAACAGAGGGTATCTTTGCGCTCATTACTTGAGCGTGACAATGTGGATGTGCGGCGGGCGGGGGCGAGCTGGGTGGCTTGCTGTCCGATCCATAATGAGGATACGCCTTCCTTTCATTTGCATGAATCGGCTGGGGGCGATTGGTTTAAGTGCTTTGGCTGTGATGCGAAGGGGGATATCTTCGAATATTGGCAGCAGACTCGGGGCGGAGATTTTAAAAAGGCTCTGGAGGATTTGGCGGCGATTGCGGGGCTGGGCGGGAAGATTTCGGATTCGGCGAAGCCGCTGCCGAAGCGTGAGGTGCGGGAGGAGGAGGCTCCTGTGGAGATCGCTCCGCTGGATGCCGAGGCGTTGCTGAAATGGGAGCGGGCGGCGGCGGAGCTTTACACGGATTCTGAGGAAGTGGCGCGGTGGGCGGCATGGCGGGGATTGCGGCCTGCGGTGATCGAGTGGGCGGGGCGGCGGGGGTTGTGCGGACGGGCGATGATGTATGGGGAGTGGCGGGAGGCGTTTTTGATCCGTGATGTGCGGGACGGGGTGGTGCGGGATATGGGATTCCATGTGCGGATCGCTCCGCGCAAGGCAGAGAAGGCGAGCTGGCGCTACTCGAATCGATGGGTGCAGGGGGAGCGGTTGGAGTGCGAGACTTCGAGGGGGCTGGGGGCATGGCCGTTTGTGATTCTGCCCGAGGGCGGTATCCAAGAGGCGCGTTATATTTTTTGCTGCGAGGGGCAGTGGGATGCGCTGGCGCTGGTGGATGTGATGGGTTGGGAGGCAAAGTGGCCAGGCGTGGCGGTCTTCGGGATGCGGGGCGCGACGAGTTGGAAAAAATTTATGGAATATGATCTGAGGAAGGATGCGGTGGCTTTCTTGATGGCAGATAACGACGATGCGGGGCGTGGGTGGTTTGTGGGCGAGCAGAATTTCGCTGATGAGCTGCGCAAGCGGGTGAGGTCGGTGCACGGGTATTCTCCGGAGGCGAAGGATTTGAATGACGAGGTGCGGGGGATGGATGAGGGGAAACGGGAAATTTTCCGTGCCTTTTTAAGAACTCGCATCGCCAAGCAAAAGGGGAAGGTGAAGGTGAAGCCGACTTTCCTGCGGTGGCTGGCGGGGGAGAAGAAAAAGGAGCGCACGGACGGGGTGGTGGAATTCGCGAAGGTGGCGACTCGGCGGGGGGCGGTAGTGCCGAAGGGTAGGCCGAGGAAGCGGGTATGGGTGAAGTTTGTGCAAGGGGTTTGGCCTGAGCATGAGGCGGCGTTTTTGAAGGCTTGGGGTGAGTGGGAGGCGATCAAGTGAGCGCGGCGGCGAATGCGATAGTGCAAGCTGGTGCACAGGGTCTTGGCTTGCATGAGGTGCTGACGGGGGCGATGGCGGCGGAGTTTGGTCCTTTGCCGTTGATTTCGTTGCCGCAGGAGGAGGCGTTGCTCGTAAAATTCGTAAGGCAGATGGGGATCGTGCTTTCTAATAAGGGGATATATCGCCGTGATTCTGTGGTGGTGATGCCGGATTGGGAGGCTCATCGCTTGAATATCCTCGAGGCAAAGACCTTTTGCTCTTGGGCGCAGCGCCATGTGGTGAACTACAAACTGCGCTATGATAAGAATGGGGAGCCTTTTACGACTTACAAGGATATGCCGACTGAGATCGCGGAGAAGACTCTGACATCGGTTGATTTCCTCCCGCATATACCGGCTATCAAGAAGGTTTTGCCTATTCCGATGCCAGTGCTGGCTGGCGATGATTTTTCTTTACTGAAATCCGGGTTTGATGCTGGGCGATATACTTTTAAGTTTTAATAATTTATGAAAAATACAGAGGCGCAGAAACAAAACAAAAAACGAAAAAATAAATGAAAACGATAAAAGTTAAATGGAGTGGCATTCGCCCTCTTGTCATGCACAACGGATTGATGGCTGATCCTACCAACCCATTGGTGCGCAGAATTAAAGAAATCACAAGCAAGGGGAGTAAGAAAATGACGGATTCTGATTATGAGGAGCGGGATCGCTTAGAGTGGGAGGCTGGTTTGTATTGGGATTCGGAAGACGGGCTGATCATGCCCTCCGACAACATCGAGCGCTGCGTGCAGCTCGGGGCGCAGAAGTCTCGAATCGGAAAAGATGTGCAGGCAGCTGTATTCTGCGCGAATACTCATGTTCCAATTGTTTATGATGGGCCTAAAGATAAAGATAAGCTTTACGATGATCCTCGCTTTTCTTTGCGGAAGGGCGTGGCGGTGCAAAAGAGCCGAATTATTAGAATTCGGCCAATGATCCCGACTGGCTGGACGATGGCTTTCGACTTGGAGTTTGATGAAGGCATCGTGAATCCAAAGAATTTGATGAAGGCTATGACGGATGCCGGTTCGCTTGTGGGGCTCGGTGATTGGCGGCCGAAATTTGGTCGGTTCTTAGTCGAAGAGATTTAATGGCACGATTTCCCATAGCGCGGCTCGGAGGGGCTTGGCAAGGCAAGGCTAGGCACGGCGTGGCAAACACACAGCATCCCTATGGGGGTGCTGAAGTTTGCTGGGCACGGCTGGGCACGGCGGGGCTCGGCTCGGCAAGGCAAGGCAAGGCAAACACACAGCATCCCATGGGGGTGCTGAAGTTTGCGTGGCTAGGCTTGGAAAGGCTGGGCCAGGCAAGGCGAGGCAAGGCCTGGCGCGGCAAACACACAGCATCCCGTGGGGTGCTGAAGTTTGCGGCGAGGCAAGGCACGGAAAGGCTAGGCGAGGTCTGGCCAGGCAAGGCATGGCAAACACACAGCATCCCGTGGGTGCTGAAGTTTGCTGAAAAAATAAAAACGAAAGGAAAAATGATGGAAAATACAATAGAAAACATGGAGGTCGTAAGGCTTCCGCTTTGGAAAAACTGCTATGAGGAAATGCTGCGAGATGGAGTGGATTATGGTTCTGCTTATAGCACGGAGTATTTCGAGGAGAGATTGAAGGTGGGGCGGGACAGCATGGCGTTTGGAATGGATATTTCAAAAATCCGAGCGGCATTGCTCTCGCATGGGTATTTTTTGAGCGGTAGAGGCCAAAAGGGGGAACAATTTGTGGTGGTGAGGGCTGCGGCGAATGCAGCTGTGATGGAAAACTTTCAAGCTCAAGCAATCAAGGCGTTAAAAGCAGGAGTGATCTTGGGGACGAATACCAAGCTCGATGTGCTGACTGATGAGGAACGGAGGAAGCATGAATCGACGCTGGAGAGGCTGGCGATTCGCGCGGCCTTGGTTTCAAGAAAAATGCCATTGCTCAAAAAGGCTCTTAATTCTTTAGAATCTTAATATGAATATGGAAATTAGAAAAACGCCTGTCAGCGATGACATGCCATACTATGACTGGACTTTGCGGGAAAGCACGACCTACTTGAGGGAGATCTTGCAGGAGTTCCCTTTTGCGGATTGGAAAACAGAAATCATTCAAGATGAGGAGGGGGAACTGGAGGTCCGGCAGAGTCGCAGTCAAGCAGTCCAGGTCGCGGCGATGCTGAGCTTGTTTTGCACGGCGATGTTGCCCGATGGGGCGAATCGTATGGGATTTATCTATAATGCAAATAGTCAGCGGTCTGGCAAGACTTTGCTGGCGAAGTTGGCGATTATGGCGGTCTGTGGTGTTTTTAAAGCGCAGCCGTGGAAGGGGAACGAAGACGATCTCAATAAAGTGCTGGATTCAGAGATGCTGGCAGGGTCTCTTTATATTTGCTTCGACAATGTGAGGGGCTATATGGGGAGTCAGACGCTGGAGGGCTTGATGACGGCTCCGCAGTGGACTGGCCGTGTGCTGGGTAAGACGCAGATGTTCACCGCAGAGAATCACATGAATCTCTTCATTACGGGGAACGATTGCATTGTATCGCCGGACATGGCGCATCGGTGCTTGATTTGCGATCTTTTTGTGGAGCAGGGTGATGTGCAGGAGCGACAAGTCAAGAATCTGATCGATGAGGTGTGGTTGATGGATATTGAGAATCGGAGGAATATCCTTTCGGCTTTATGGGGGTTGGCGAAGCACTGGAACAAGGCGGGGCGTCCTACTGCTACAAGCCTTGGATTTAAGCCGAGGTTGGGTTTTGAGCGGTGGGGGGATTTGATCGGAGGGATTGTCGGAGCGGCTGGCTTCGGGAATCCGCTGGAGAAAGTGCAGTTGGAGTCAGCCGGTGACTCTGAGGAGCGGAATATCCATAAGCTGATTGATCGGATGCGGGATATGGCTTTAGGCGAGAGCCGAGGAGAGTTTAGCTTCCAGCAAGTTGTTGATTTTTGCCACGATGATGGGCTTTTTGATTATATGCTTGATGGAAAGGAGACTCAAGACGGGTATAAGCTCAATGCGTCTTCAACGAGTAGGTTTGGGTTAACCTTGAATCGATACGCTCCGAAGGTAAGCGGGGGATTTTGCGGAAAAGATGCAGATAAAACAAGGCCTCCCCGCAAGTATCGCCGAAAGGCAGAGGAAGGGCATGAGGAAGTCGTGGCTTTTGGATGTTTCGGCGATGGCCGTCATCGCCGTTATTACATCGAGTGGAAATAGCGACATCGGAGATAATCTTTAAGGGTGACAGGAATCCCTGTCACCCTTTTTTATGCTCGCAAACCATTGCTATTCATGCTCCGCGAGGGTTTGGGCGGGGGTCTTGCCATACCACTGCCCTATAAATAACATTGATTAGTATGTTGTTGCTGATTTTAGAATAGGTAGGAGTGGGTAGGAGGGGGTTTCTTGAGCTATAAAAAAAATCAAAGAAATGCAAAAATGCGTTGTTTTTATATAATACAGGAAATACCCCCGACAACCCCTGCCCACGGTTTTTTTTAATTGAAATGCTTTGCGCTTGCTGCTGTTAAGTTGGGCAGGGGTTAAGCGAACCCCCCGCCTAAACCCCCGCCTTTTTCAACCACCACCGTGGTAAAGGAATCTTTTTGGCTGGAAACTGGTAGGTTTCTGCGAAGCAGGTCCCAAGTTATCTTATGCGCTGGTTACAGGTTGACAAGTTACAATGAGGTTGGTGGCTCATTATGCAGCAAAATCAACCAGGGAAATCTCTGGTGGTGGAAATCGCAAGTGCGTGGGGCACTTCGCGAGCCTATGTCTACAAGCTGGCCAAAAAAGGCTGCCCGGTAGACTCAATCGACGCGGCCAATGAATGGCGAAGCGCAAATGCAAAGCTTGGGGTTGGGTATCGGAGTCGCTCCGCGACACCTTCCCTCTCTGAAGATGAAGAAGGCGAGGTTGGAATAGGTGCAGGGGTCGCGGAACAACAACCCAACTGGGGTGCGGGGCGGAAGTCTTATTGTAAGACTCGCATTAATGTTCGCACTATTGAGAAATCTTTGAAGCAAGCGATTGAAATTGAGCGTATGGCTGCTGAGGTTGTTAATGCCGCGCAGGCGAATCCCGAGAAAATGGTTACTGCGATTAATGCTTACAATAAAGCGCTTGCGAATCGAATGGAAGCGGAGAAAAAAGTTCTCGAGTATCAGGAGGTTCGCAAGCTCTTGATCCCGATCGATGTTGCAAAAGACTTGATTAATAAGGCTTGGCTTCCGCTTTTGGCTCGCCTTCGAAGCGCGCCGAAACGGGCCGCAATGAAAGCAAATCCTTCTGATGATACATTGGCTGAGGCGGTCTTCAAGGAGGAGATTGAGTCTGCAATCAAGGAGGGGCAAGATTGCTATGCCGCGGTTTTCGCATAATAAAGAAGTTGTCGATGCTTTGACATCGGCGATGGTTGCAGCGCTCTCGCAGCCTCCAGAGGTTACGGTTTGGGAGTGGCTTGAAGAAAATGTCACGCTGACCGAGAGAGAGAGCCAAAGCGAGCCAGGCAAGTTTTCCACGCGCTCTAGGCCGTATATGCGCGAGCCGCTGGAATGTTTCCGTGACAAGCGAGTGACCGACTTGGTGCTTTGTTTTGGGACGCAAACAGGGAAAACCATGACTGTCATGGGCGGGGTCGGCTATCGCGTCGCGGTAGATCCCATGAACGCCCTTTGGGTGTTGCCGAATCGCGATCTCGCCAAAAGCTTCTCGCAGAACCGCTGGTTCCCTTTTATCGAAAATTGCCCGCCGCTTAATGCCATGAAGCCACTCGGCAAAGACCGGCATCTTTGGACAAGGCTTGAGCAATGGTTTGCTCGCAGCACCCTGACCTGGGTTGGCAGCAACTCGCCCAGCCAATTGGCTTCGCGTCCTGCTGGACTCGTCTGCATGGATGAAACGGACAAATTTGAGCTGAAAAGCGATCGCGAGGCTGGGGCGTTGCAGAACGCCGAGGAGCGCACAAAGTCATTCCCCTACCCTCTCCGCGTGAAAACCAGCACGCCCACCACGAAGCACGGCCAGATTTGGAGCGAGTTCATGCTGGGCGATCAGAGGTTCTTCTATTTGCCATGCCCCCACTGCGGCACGATGATTAAGCTCCTGTGGGGGCAAGTCCGCTGGTGGGAGCATGACGAGAGCGAGAGCAAGACCGATGGGGATTGGGATCTCGAAAAAGTCCGTCGCAATACTTATTACCGCTGCCAAGAATGCGAGGGCAAGATCCTCGACGCGCAGAAAACCGCCATGCTCCGGCAAGGCGAGTGGCGTGCCGAGAACTCCCGAGGGCTATTCGGTCGGCGCAGCTATCACTTGAATTCTCTCTACGCTCCGCTCAAGGAAACGCAGTGGGGCAATCTGGCCGCGAAGTGGCTCATGACCAAGGGCAATCCTTCCCGCCGCCAAGCATTCATTAACTCCACTCTCGCCGAGCCGTGGGACAATGAGCTTCTGGTCGATGACGAGACGATCTCCATCACGCTCTACGACCGGCAAGAACTCCCGCCCGAGCGCATTCCGATCGCCACGATCGACGTCCAGGAGAATCACTTCTGGATGGTTATTCGGGCGTGGAGCACTCCGAAAATGGAAGGAGGCCAGCAGAGCTGGCTTTTGTTTGAGGGCAAGGTCGATACGATTGAGGAGATCGAGCGGCTTGTAGCCGAGCACCATGTCGAGCCACGGCGCGTCGGCATGGATATGGCACACAAGCCGAATACCGTCTCCGCGTGGATGGTAAAAAACGGATGGCGCGGCCTGTGGGGTCGCGATAATTCGCAAGGCTACATCCATAGTGCTGTAGGCGCTCCGAGAGTTTTCAAGGACTACTCGCAAGTCCAGCGCCGCGATCCGCATCTCGGCACCATTTACCAGAACGAAGGCAACGAAAAGGCGCTATTTCTCTATTGGAGTAACGATCGCATCAAGGATCGTCTCGCTGCCTTGCGGGATAGCGGGCGTTGGCATGTGCATCCAGGGATTTCGAAGGACTATGTTCACCAGATCAACGCCGAGTCGAAGGAGATCAAGCGATCTCCCGTGACCGGGCGGATTACTTACTACTGGAAGCAAGTCCGTAGGGACAATCACTTGTTCGACTGCGAGGCCATGCAGGTCGTGATGGCACTTGTCGGCGGTGTTCTGGAGGAAGAGGCGTCTGCTCAAGGGCAGCTTCACTTGACGCCTTCCGCGTAGGTTAATGAAAATAAACTCCCTTTGCAAATACCTCAAGCAGTCCAAGCTCGATCCTGTAAAAGCCATGAATGACTTGCAGGATCATGGGGTTATATCAGATAACTGCATCGACGCGCAGGATGTCGGCGACTCCGAAGCCGCCGTGCAGTGGCTCATCGCTCGCGCGGCACTCGAGAAGACGACAGGGTTTCAGAAGCCATGATGGAAATTTCTACGCAAATCATCTATCTTTTATTTTCGGTCGGCATCGGCTTTTGGTGCTATCGGCTAGGGTTTCTGGACGGCGCCGCCGCCCAACGCCGACAGGATCGAGAGAAAGAGTCCCGTTGGCGCGAATTCGAAGACCTGTGAGTGGCATCCTCGACACGGCCAAGGAGATTACGAGCGGGGATCGCAGGCGCGATTATGATGCCGCTCTGCCGAATCACCAGCGCATCGCCGCGCTGTGGAATGCTTACTTGCAGAGCCGTGCCGAGCCACAGGCCGCAGTCAGTCCGCTCGATGCCGCTCACATGATGATCCTGCTCAAGCTCGCCCGCGCGTGCAAGACGCCCACCCGTGATACCTATGTCGATATCGCGGGTTACGCCAGATGCTCGGCAGAGATTTTAGGTTTTGAAAATGAATAATAATCCCACCAAAGAAGAGTTGATCGCCGTCATGAAAGTGAATGCCAGTGCCGACGAGCTGGTTTCCGGCTTGGAGGGGTTAAATCTCGGGTGGTCGCTCGATTCGACTGGACGGCTTATCGAGGCGCGCGTCTGGAATTGGCCTTATGTCATAGGCCGGTATCGGCCTGATTCCGTGGAGCCTCTTGCGATGATGCTTCGTGGGGCGATCTCGGACGCGGTGATTTTTTGCGGCGGGCAGGCGAGCGACACGGATGAGCGGTTAGGTTAGGAATTTCTAGCCACCGCCACATCGAGGTCGGGAAACGTCCGTATGGGCGTTGCAACCTTGGAAACCCGGCGTCTGTAAAGGGGATGCATACCCGTCCCCGCCGCAATTCACTCCTCGGAGAGCGAGCGATGGTAGGCCATGAAGAAGTCGCCAGCCTCGCGCATGAGGCTTGCTAATGAGGCGGCTGGGTCGTTGATTGTATTCTGAACATCATAGTAAGCATGATCGATATCCAGAAACTCTGGCGTGCCTTGGCCATCGACAAACTCCATAATGAAGCGAGGCCAGTGATTGTGGATGACAAACTCGCGGTCGCCAGCGAGGTCTTCGGCGTAGAGGAATTTAGGTAGGTTCATGGCGTGGGCAACGCGTGGAATTTTCCAGACTCGTCGGCCTTGTATAGTCGTCCTTCTGTGTAGCTCATCGCGTAGGGATACATCGTGTCGTTCATTTCACGCTGGGCTCGGACAACGGCGTCGAGCGCGTCTCGGAGGGCTTGGCGCACCGGAGGGTTGATGTTGCGGGTCTCCACGGCGGCGAGGAGCGTGGTTTCGATTTTCTGGAGTTGGTTTTCGAGTTTCACGTGAATAGATTCGTGCAATCCTCCAACTCTTTTAAAGCGCCAACTTGAAAAGAAATGCCAAGCTCGCTTTCGGCTGCTGCGATGGCAGCGCGAACATCCGCAACAGGAACATAGCAATCAATGTGGCCGCCGGAGACATTGAACATTCCATTATTATCCTGCCACGCGTAGAGGGTTCCGTCGGCGTAGAAGTCCGCGCCGCAATCATTGATTTCGATTGAGACGCCTGCGGGGAAATTGGCTTTGTGATCTGCGTGGATTTTTGTGATTTTCATATCCGGCAGTATCCTTCGCCTTCGCCGGTGAGTTGGAGTGATGGGGTGAGTTGGTGGGTCATAGCGATTTGATTTTCTCTAGCGCGCGGGTGGTGCTTTCGATTGAGGCATCTTCAAAGTATTTTTTTACTTTTTTGAATGGGGGTTTTTCTTTGAACAGTTTCTCAAAGGCGTCAATGTCCTTTTCCGTGAGTTTGATCGTGTAGGCGATTCGGACTTTCATGGTTTTTTTTATGGTTTTTGGGGTGAGCAGTTTGATTTTAATGAGCCCGGAAGCCACAGCGTATCGGGTGATGTCGGCGGTGTTTCTGAGGTTTAATTTCTGCATGGCATTCTGCCGATGCTTTTCCACGGTTTTGATGCTGATTTGTAGAGTGTCTCCGATTTGCTTATTCAAGAGGCCAAGGGCAATCAGGCGAATGACCTCCCCCTCCCTGTAAGTTTCCTCGGTTGTCGCGGCTTTCTTTTTTGTTTTTGCCGTGACAGCGTAAGTAAGCGCGATGGGGCCTTCGCGTTCAATTCGTTTCATGTCTCGTGGTAGTATGTGAAGCCTGTGAACTCTTTAGATGCATTTGAATTAAATTCAACTAAGGTGCCGTTCTCTTTCATGTTTGTGTCCATAACAATGTCGTGTGGGGCGCTGACTGAATAGTGGCGCTTTATTAGATGCTCAAAATAAAGCGCTTTCTCGTTAGAAACAGGGAATGTTTCATTGTCTATTTCTTCTTGAATGCAGGGAGGGATTGCTACATGTAGACCGCTGTATTGTTGGCGAGCTTCGATAGGGTATTGATTTAAGTCAATTGCTCCGCTACCATTTGCGGCGTCGTCTTCGATTCGCTTTTTAATGGATTCTGGGGTCCTGTTAGTTTCTCCTAAAATTTCGTCTAAGCTGTTCCATGTGTCTTTGGCGAATTTTATTTCTTCTTCTGATTTGGCTTGTTTTTTCATTTCTTCTTTTTGTTAATGGTTTTGAGGTTGGTGATGCGTGACTTCAGTGTGGAGGCTGTGATTTTTTTGTAGGTTTTGGATTTGAGGTGTTTGCGCTGCACATCCACGGTGAATTGCGTGGGGGATGGTGTTTTGATGTTGGCTACTGCGCTGGACATTTCGTTGGCGTCTGGGCCGTTGGTGGGGTGATGTTCCGAGAATTGCTGGTAGGCATGGCTGAGTTGCCGCGCAAGGGTTTGATCCCATTGGTCGATGAGGTTTTGCTCATCGATGCTTTGAATGCCAGGCTTGAAAATACGGATCGCTTCGCTGAGGAGCCATTCCATATTGATGTCTGGGTCTGGGTCTGCGAATAGCCTGCCGTCAATGGCAAGATTGGAGGACTCGCCTTTCTCTGTGAAGATTTCTTGCAGGTTCTGATCGATCGATCCTTCCAAGGTGATTGGGTAAATGGTCACGGGCTTCGGGCTATTGATCCGCCACACGCGATGGATGAACTGCTCGTTCTCGTCGTAGGCGTAGGAGAGCGCTGGCAAGATGAGGTGCGAGCAATTTTCGAAGCTGTGACCCTCCCCCATCGCCTTCAGCCCTGCTACGAGGACGGCGTGCTTGCGTTGCTTGAACTCGTCGGCGAGGAGTCCGCGTTGTTCTGGGGAGGTATCGCCATCGAGGAGCACAGCGCCTACTTCAGCTTCTTGAAGCTTGGAGTAAAGAGCGTGGCTGAAGTCGCGAAACGGGGATCCGATAACGACTTGGTTGCCGTTTGCGAGGCATTCCCGAACGATCTGGAGCGTGGCAAAGAGCTTGGGCGTCCAGTCCGTCCAAGATCGCTTGGGGCCTTTGCCCAGGGTGATCGAGTCAGCGAGGTTTTGGGAGTGGGGGCAGAGGGCGGCGAGCCTGAGATTGTTGATCTGCATCCCGACTTGGGTGCGCCGGTGGGCTGGTTTGGCTCCCGGTTTTTTGCCGCAGATCGGCGGGTTTGTGAGGTGGTGTTTGTAGACGGCGAGTTGAGCTGTTCCTGGGCTGACGATGATAGGTGTCACTGTTTTTTTCATGATTTCCTCGCCGCAGTCTGCTTTTCTACGGCGAATAATTACGGGTGCAAGTGTTTTCCATAAGCGATGAACCGAGCAGATTCGGTTCGAGCGCTTGGTGATGGTGCGGGATTCGCCGCGCGCGGCGGCGAGGGTCTCGCGGGTGAGGTAGCGTTCTTTTTGGAGGAAGGTATTTGCGAACCGCTCGCGCGCGGCCTCAGTGCAGGCGTAGGGCCAGCGCCCAGTGTGTCCCGTAGCCCACGCACACAGCCAGAAGATGGATTCCAGCCGATTCTTGATTGGGGTGCCGGTGAGGACAAGGCGCAGCTTGGGCTGCAAGATGCGCACGCTGGCGCCGATGCGGGACTCTGTGGCTTGTAGGCGAGTGCCCTCATCCACGACGACACAATCAAAGGATTGGTAGGCTTCCGCGAGTCGAGCCAATGTGGGTGTCCAGATACAGGTGATGCCGTTGGGGGCCTCGCCAAGAGTCTTGCCGCAGTCGGGGTCGTAGCGCACTTTATGGCGCGCGCACCACAGCTTGCGCCGCTTCAGCAGTATCTTGTTGGGCTTTGGGCTGCCCTTGTGGCCGAAGCTGTCGTTCCACTCGTCGGCTTCATTCACGCCCAAGGCCGTGTAGGTTGTCAGATAAAATCGCGGCGGCCCTGTCGCGGGGGCGGGCTTGTGGAGTTGGTGGCTGAAGAAGTCCTCCTTGCACTTGATGGGATTCAGGCACACATTAAAAAACTTCGCCGCGCTGATCGAGAGCTGGCGATGCAAGGAGCCAGGGGCCACCAGCAGGGTGCGCCGTGCTTTCTTGGCGAGCGGCCAAGCGATTGCGGCGAGGCTCTTGCCCATGCCAGGCTCCCACGCGATGATCGCACCGTCTTGTAAAGCGGCGCGCGCGAGGTCTTCGACTTGGAATGGTTTAAGTGTCATTGTGTGTTTTTGTGGGGGGAATTAAGCTTCTGGATTACAAGCGGGAAATATGCTAATGATTTTAATTCCGTGTAGTTTGCATTTTAATTCTACTTCTGGCAGATCTGTGGAATGAATAATTTCATCCCAAACGCGCCCCGTCTCTGTGGATTGCATTTTTACTTCGAGCATGACTACAGGTTAGCTTCAAGGTAACGAAGAAACTCCCTACCTTCTTTTGGTGATCGAACCCATGCCCGATCATATATCGCGCCTTGGTTTCCTTTATCTGCTCTGCGTCCTTCTAAATCTTGTTCCAGATAATAGACAGAACCATCTTCTTTCACCTCATGGGTTGTGTTGTAAGAAAGCATATCCTCGAAATCCGATCCAAAATCTTTCTTGTCGATGATGACTGCTGAATATGCTTTCGTTCCACATAGAGAACGAATGTTGTATTCAATCACATACTCATTGAAATTGGAATAAAATCTTTCTTCAAGATGAGTTGCGAAATCGTGCATATCGGTATCATCCATCCAAGACTCTAAAAGGTCTGGAAGTTCGGTGACATCGAAATGTTTTGCAATTCGATTATACTTTTCAATTATTTTATGATTGTGTCCCTTGTCTCCTGTAAATGACATATTAGTTTTCATTTGATTGCTTTCTTTAAGAGGTTAATTGTTAGCTGTTTGGTGGGTTGAAACGAAAATGCCTTTGCTTTGCATTTAGAGTGTAAGGGTTGTCCCATCCTCGAAGGCGACTAATCCGTTTTTGAAGCTTGCGGAGCCGTTGATTTTTCGGAGGATGGTGAGTTTATCTTGCGGTGTCATGGGGTGCCCTGTGATTCGGTAGAACTGGGCGTTCGACAGCTTTAAATCACCGAGTTCAAAGTGCTGCCCATTGACTTCGTGGGTGACATGCCCGTAGGCTTTCTGATTATCGTGGTCGTAACAGAGCCTTACGATAATGGAATGTTCGTTGGCGACAGAATTACTGGCGGGGTCGTCAAAGCTCGGAAGCTCGTGGTAAAGTTCGTAGTCGGTGTATTCGGAGTCGTCGTTAATTTTAGTTGGTTGTGTCATTTTTTAAATCCTTTCCAAGGCACTGGGCATTCATACGCATTTAAATAATCTCTCACTGCTGAGGAGATTGTTTCTCCAGTAAATGAGGTTTGTCGGATTTCCTTGCAGGTTTCATTGGTGAAAGTGAACCCGAGCATAGATGCGTATTTAATTAATTTTTGATTGGAGAGGTTTGTTGATCGTCCAGGTCTTTTCATTGGCTTAGTATTTTCCATGCGATTGTTGCCACTGCTGGAACTTGTCCGTTGCCGCAGCACGATAGTCTGTCCATCCCAGCGGCATCCCGATCATCCACTCCCAGAAGAGAGGATTCAATCGGCCATCCTGCACTCCACGCTCCTGCGCCAGAAACGAGACCTGTTCGGCTAAATTCCCGTTTGGGTGTTTGCGGTAGCGCCCTGCCAGAGAACTGGCTCGGAATGAATATCTTTTCTTGCCATCCGATGCACTCGGAGTCAGCAAGAAGAAATACTCTTTCGCGGTGGTGCGGGGCACCAAGGGAGGAAGCTGGAAAGACTCCCCAGCGAGCACCATACCCCATCTCGGCCAAGTCCCCGAGAAGGTATCCCAGCCATCCATCAAGGAGAGCTGTGACATTTTCCACGAAGACGAAGCGGGGTCGTATTTCGCGAACGATCCTTGCCATTTCGGACCACAATCCCGAGCGTTCCCCATCCAATCCATCGGCCACATACTTGCCGCCGCTGTCGTGGGTTTTTGCTCGGGATAGGTCTTGGCAAGGGAAACCTCCAGATACCACTTGAGCAATTCCTCGCCATGGGGTTCCGTCAAATGTGCGCACATCATCCCAGACGGGAAACGGCTCCAGGCATCCGTCATTTTGACGGGACACAAGAACGCTTGCGGCATAGGGGTCGCGCTCGACGGCACAAACGGTGCGCCATCCGAGGAGGGTGCTGCCGAGTATGCCTCCGCCAGCGCCCGCGAAAAGAGCCAACTCATTCACTTTCAGCGTAGCGCGGCCTCCAGCGTGCGAACAAACGAATCTATGTCTTTATTCGTTATATTGTATTCATTTAGGTAGGACTGAGCTTCTTTCAGCGCAAGCAGTTCGGCTTTGGCTTGCGTTTTTACTGCTTGGTCAACGGATGGGCCGTAACACATGCCGTGCGTGGGAGCGTTAATATCCAGCCCCCAGTGGAACCCGGCTTTTGACTTGGCAAATCTGGCTTTCACGCTGACTTGCTTGGTTTTCATCACCCAATGCTCTTGGGCGTCTGTGAAGACGCCGTGCTCGTTTGGGGTTTGCTTGGGTGCGGGTGGGAATAAGGATAGGCTCATAAGTGTTCGGTAGGTTTGGCCCATGGCCAGTAGATGATTTTGCCGAGTCCGAGTGAGTCGGTTCGGCAACCTTCGTCGGGGAGGTCGTGCCCGTTGTCGTCTTGGTCTAAGGAGACGGCTACGCATTCGCGGCCATACATTCCTCTGCCGGAGTAGCGCTCTGGCTCCCTCCCTGTGTCGGTAATAGTTTCGATGAGTTCTTCTGCGCTCATTTCCTTCCTTTCGTTTTGATTTGCACTCCGATAGGGCAGGCCAGATCCACGGCTCGGTTTTCCTCGACGGAGAGCGCGATGTGCCGCGCTTCGTGGAAGTCGGGGGTTGGCTTGATGACGGCTTTCGCGGTTAATGCCTCATTGCAGTTGTATTTGGCAAAGAGGGCTTGGATAGCTTCGATGAGTTCTTCTGCGCTATCGGCTGGGATTTTGTCGCCATCGATCTTTAGCTCAAAGGATTGTCGGAAAAACTGAGCGGTTCGATCGGGGCCGATCGCTTCGATCAGAGGGGTCTCGTCGGTCAGTGCCGAGTATTTGGAGGTGAAAGTCACTAAGACCTTCTCCTCTGGATTCATTCCAGTAGCCTCCACGCTGCTCAGGATGTCGTGCTTCCCGTGGAAATGCTCAAAGTAAAACCCCTGCGCGAGGGCGCGGAGTTCTGATTTTTTGGCATTGAGGCTTGCTCCCAGGGCCTCCATCTCCCGTGACTCCGAGAGGATGTCGCTGGTGAGCATGGCGGCATCGCCCGATGGGTCGGGCAGCGCGGGGTATGCGGTGGATTGCTTGTCTTTCTTGATGGCGATGCCGCCAAGATTGATTTTCTTAATGCCTGCCGAGGCAGGCGCGTGTGCGGCTTTTGGGGCCGACTTGGGTTTGGTTGCGGTTTTCATAATCCAAGGAACTTTTTGAATTGAGCTTTGGTGGGTTGCTCGGTGGCGATGGCGATCCACCTGCCGTCTGGGTCTCCGTAGGCGCGAAGCATGGGAAAGACGCGGGCGGCATCTATGATGTGGTTAATTTCCGTTTCCCCGATGTCCATAACTTCGAAGACATCGGCGATGGGAGATACTCGTTTTTTGGGTTTGGCTGATTGTTTGGTTGGCATGGTTTCGTTGACGGTTATGGGTTAAAGCATGAAAATGATGGAGTTTCGCGCGCGTCTTTTGCGGCTTATAGAGTTTGCTCTTAAGCTCAGCCAAGCGAAGAGCTTGCTGCGGGAAATCAAAGCGCATCCATCGGTTAGCCCGTTTTTAGTAAATGGCAGAATCCGAAGGACTACCCATGGGGCATCATCGCATTACACATCGACATTCGACGGGTTCCGAGAAAAGCTGGCGGATCCGAATCTTAGTTTTTCGACTGCTTCGCTTCCAAATTCTCGAAAGAGAAGGGACTTGCTAACTCCAGGGATCGGAATTGAGAAAAAGTCCGCGCCGAGGCGTCCTTCAAATTATCCTGTGCTTTCCGTGCTTGCTCATGAGTATGGGCATGCTTTGCAGCCTGGAGTGCAGGATGTATTGAATAAGAAAATAGGCAGGATCAAGGCTGCCCGAGATTCCGTTGCTCAGAAAGTGTTCCCGAAAGACGGGGGGCTTGGATTAGCAAAAATAGTGGCGCGGGGTGAGGATGCTCGGGAACGCGCAAGTATTGCGGTTAGGCTTACTGCGGAAAGGGACGCCACGCTGAGAGGGGCTGGGGCTTTGAAACGAGCGGGAGCTGGGCCAAAAGAAATTGGGGAATATTTTGCGGATATTTCAGACGCTAAGGGGAAAGTCCCTTTGGATGATTTGATGCACCATAGTTATCAGAGCATGTATGCATCCGCGAAGGCTGCCGATCCAAAGGTGCGGCGCGGCGGTCGGCGACTTACTTCGCCATTGTTCTCGGGGTCGATGTCTTCGTTTCAGCCTAAGGGCCGCTAGGGCAAGGGTCTTGATTAACTATAAATTCATTTAGTTTTTCTCTCCGTTTTTTTTCAAACATTTCGTTGCTTGTTATTACGGAAAGAATCGCTTCTTCTGGCTCGCCAATTACAAGGCCGTCGCAGAGCGTTTCATTGTTTTCCTTCGGGCCGACCCATACGGTAGTCCAACCTGCCGTATCGACGGCCCAAGTGTATTTTCCAAGTTTTCCAGTCATATTTGTGTTCATTTGGGGTCAGTAGCTACCTGTCTCCGCGATCCAGTTCTTGTAGCGGACGGATTTTTTGCCTTTATCCATGCCTCGTGCGAGTTTTTCAGCGACATCCGTAGGGAGTTCTTCGGGGTGCGGATCGAAAAATGGATGATCTTGGTTATCTACTTCTTCATCCACTTCCTGCCAGCCCCATCTGTGGTAGTAATCTCCTGGTGGTTGGTCGTAAAAGTCCGCATTTATTCCACATGGAACCAAGTATGTGAATTGCCAGTTTTTGCGTGATTTGGTTTTGCAGCAGTATTTTCCGACAGCATAAAGCAGGACTAGAGAGTTTCCTTCTTTGTCCCGTGATGCCTTGTCCGCAGCTTCATCAATCGCTTTGAGGATTGCATCCCAATTTTGCGTGTATGGAACCGCGCTAATGCCCAAGCCTTCGGTGTCGAAGTCGTCGCTTACGCTGACTTGCGCGATGATACTTCCGTTGGCGCATTCCAGTTTGGTGGAGCAAATTTCTTTTTTGCAGGCAAGCCACTCGGTCTCCCATGTGTGGGAGGGGCCTTTGGCGAGGGCGTTTTTTATCGCTTGCTCGATGTTTTCGTAGAAATCACTTGCCCCCCATTTTGTTCCGTCTCCGGGCGAGGAGATTTTTTCCATAAATTCAATCTGCATATTGGCCTTGCCTTTGCAGGTGATAGACCCGTCGAAGTTTTCTTCGCCATCCAGTTCGTGGAGTTCGTTCATGATGTTTTGATCCCTGACCAGGTTGTTTCGATTATCATATTGTTAAAATTCCCAGCGGTGTTTGATCCAGTGGGGTGTTTCGAGGTTCGGAGAGCGGAGTTGGCGCGGGTAGGTGGAGTCGAGGCGCTTGGCGACGAAGCCTTCGAAGACTTCGGCGTTCCATTTTTTGTTGATGTGTTGGAGGCCGACCCACATATCCTCGGCATCCAGCGGCGGGTGAATGTGGAACCCAGCGTCGATCTCTTGTTCGCCGAACGAGTATTTGTCTAAGAGAAGTAGAGTGTTTTCTGCTGGCGGCGCGTGATGGGTCAAAGGTTGGGCGAGTTCGCCGTAAAATTGCCTGTGAATTTTTTCTTGTCGCTCAGAGTAGGTTGTCTTTGGGTCTCCGGGGATGTAGTCGAGCAGGACAAGGCTGCCTTTGCCAAGGGCGTGGCGGCGTTCGAAGGCTTCGCAGTCGAGCCACTCCATTTCGGGTGGCAAGTCGGCATTGCGGATCGCTTCCAGCACGGCGGTAAATTCGTGCTCGATGGAGAGGCGCTTGCCTCGGCGGTTCCACATTTTGCCGGTGGGCGCGTGGACGAGTGCCCGCCAGCCATTGACCTTGGGTTCGTAGGCCCAGGTGCCGCGTTTGGGGCGCGCGCGATGGAGCGGGCCGCCGTTCATGGGTCGGAGTGGGTAGGATGGGATCATGGTTCTTAGTTTGCTGCGTCTCTAACTCGCTCCCAGTTCGTGCCATACTCGGCGTCGAAGTGGCGATCTAGGTTGTCTGCGGTTGCGATGTGGGCCGAGTCGTTCCAGTCCACAGGTTCAGGCGAACCGTTTCCATCCTCATCGACAACGAAGTCATCGGGAGTCCATGCCTCCAGATAAACCATCGGATACTTGGCCCGAAGGGCTTGGAAGTCGGTGTGGAATGTGACGGCGGGGTTGTTTGTTTTAGTTTTCTTGCCTTTGGTGCGCTCTGCTCGGTTCATATTGTTATCCTTCCACGATTCGGAAGTCCTCGGCTTGTTGCCAGTCGGGGTTGAAGACTGAGTTTTGCCAAAAGCGGCTGGCAAACTCGTCTTCGCATTCATCAAGTTCCTTGGCGACCTTGCGCTCGGCGTCGGCTTGGGACTCGGCTTCGATTTCGACCTCGGCATACGCTGGCACATTCACGGCGATCATGACTTTGTATTTGGGTTTCGCTGTTGGCGGCGCGGGAGGCTTTGCAAAGAGGGACATGGTATTTCGTATCCCGTCTTTAATGCGTTCTTTTCGTTTTTTCTCTTCGTCGGGTATGGGTTTCATCGATTTTGTTTTCGATCTCACGCAAGTCGCTGACGCTTGCGTTCATTTTTTGTAAGATTTCATCTTCTTGCTCGTAGTCCATGTCTTTGGCTAAGACCAGAAAGGCTATTTCAAGCAGTTCTTGCTCGTAATCGGTAAGGCGCCTCACTTTAATGTTTTCCCTTTGCTTGGGTGGGCTGTCACTTCGCTGAGGATGAGGTTTCGGACTCTGACATCGACGCGCTCCAGAAACTCTTTGGAGACGCGATTGAACCCGTGGGCGCGATGTTGGGCTGCAAGGTGCAGAGCCAGTTCGCGGCAGGATTTAGCGTTGATGTATTTCATGAAAGTGTAACTTGTGCATAAGTCTTGGTGAGGGTTTATGCGGGGATCTTGGTAATAGTGAAGCCGTCGAATGTGCCACTTGACGCCACGCACCGCAAATCCCAGCCGAGTTCTTTAAGTCTTTGTGTGACTACGGGAACACCGGCGCCGCCGCTGAGGCGCGCAGGATTCTCTGGGTCTCCTGTAATGAAGCACAAGGCTGCGGCAAGAACGGTGGAGAGCTTGCAATATCCACAGCCGGAGGCGTGCGCTATCTTTTCACCTCCGGAGCGTATGGATGGGCAAAGCCCCCAAGTGGGCGACTTCTTCCATTCCACATTTATGGGGTAAGGCCCGCCTGAACTTCGGATTTCATTGCAGAAAGCAAGCGCTCGTTTTTCAAGGGTTGTTAATTTTGTTTTCATAAAAGTGTAACTTGTGCATAAAGCTTGGTCAGGGTTTATGCGGGGATTTTTTCATAGGCATCGTGCCAATTCGGTTAGGTGGTTGATTGTGCTTCGTGAAAGCCCAAGATGGTGGAGCTTTTCGCCTTCTTCGATGCAGGTGTCGTAAATCTTGCGGGATTTTATTGAGTCATAGGAATATCCAAAATTGGATGCCCACTCGAGATACGGGGTCTCTGCGGCGTCGCAGTAGTCGCGGCATACATTGGCTAAAACCTCGGCAGGCTGCGGGCGTTTGGGGATCCTTTTCCCAGCGGAATTTGTGGTGCTAATCCCAGTGCCTTGCCTCCAATCAAAGGAGACGACGGAATTGCCTAGGCGAAATTCTATATTGAAGCGGTAGTGCTCCCAGCGCTCATCTTTCGGATAAGTATCCGCGACCAGGTAGCCGCCGCGAATGGAAGCCGTGATGCCGAGATTTATGAGTTCCTCGGAAAGGATTTTGGCGGCTTCTTTGTAGTCGAGTTGTTGGGTGTCTATCATAATTTGTTTTTAGAAACGCGAAGTTTTTCGTTTTGGAGCGCACATTCTTTTCTGGCCATATACCACTCACTGACTTCGACGGCCCAGCGGGCTAGTATCATTTGGTTTTTGTTTTTGTATCAGCTTCTATGCAGTCTGTAAGTCTCTGGATAGTTTCGAGTTCGTAGGTTTGAAGCTTGAGCGCAAGGAAAGTGTCAAAAACATACCCCATTGCGACCTTGAGTTTATCGTCTCCTGCTACCTCTGCTCGGGTTATAACCGCTTCCAGGTAGTTGTTGAGTATTGTGGTGTCTTTCATTTGTTTGCGTAATCTGTCCAGACAGATTACTTCAGATTGTGATGTTTTTGGCTGCCGTTGGCGTGAAGTAGACATCGATCTCGATGCCGATGCCTAGCGGGCCTTTGATTTCGGAAAGTTCTCGCAGGGAAAAGCTGCCCCATTCGTTTTCAAACCCTTCGACCCAGCCAAAACAGATGTCCTCGCCGTCCCAATCTTGCACATACCAAGTCCAAGATCCGCAGGGATCAAAGAGTTTGACGCGCAAGAGGTCGGAATCCAAGTTGCTTGTGGGAACCTCCATGAGGCGGCAGGCTTGCTGCATGAGGGCGAGCTTTTCTGGCCCGTGGGTGATTCCCGATTGGTTGATCTCCTCGTAAAGACGGACGGTGTTGTTCATAATTTGAAAAGAAAAAGGCCGTCGGCATGACCGACGGCCTTGTTTGTTTGTCCCATTAAATAGCTTGCAGGGTGGAAATGAGTTTTTTGTGCGTGGCTGGCAGGATTTTGGTGATGTCTGGGGCTTTGGGGATTTTGAAATGGATTAGGAGGGTTTGCAGGTCGTGAATGGCGTGAATTCTTGGGTCTTCTGGAACCTCGAAATTCGCAAAAGCGTGGAGGCGTCGCAGATCGTCGTGAATTGTCACCAGCATTTCCACGCCGCTCACCAAGACCTCCTCGGTGTCGCCGCTCATCGTGTTGCGCTCGATGATTCGGCGGGTCGGGACATCGTGGCAGTTGTGTCGATAGGCATTTTCGGTGGAAAAAGCGCCAGGGAGGTCTACTTGGCATTCCAAATGGCTGAATTCATCAAGCCAGCCCAGACGGTGCTCGGGAGAAAGCGGTAAAAAAGGTGCCGTGCGCCGTGAGCGATGGCGTAGCGCGCCTTTGGCGGCTATGCGGAGGTCTGCGGAGACTTTGGCGGTAGGGTCGTTGATTAAGAGTTGCAGGAGGCGTCGTGTTTCGGACATGACGATGGCTTCGGCGGGTGTTTTCCCGCTCAAAAGGGATTGTGGCTTGGATGCGATCAACCCTTTCTTGGTAAGCCAAAAAGAAGCACTCATTTTTCAATCATCATCCCCGTAAGTTTCTTCGTAATCGTCGTAGCAGCACTCGCAGAGTGTGCCGTTGTGGGTTTTATACATGCGGATTGTGTCGGCCTTCATTTCTTCGGGGGTAGCGGTGTGGCCGCACTCCACGCATTCAAGGTTGGTGTCTTTGGATATGAGTATTGTTGCCATGATGTTTAGAAAAGAAACGCTGATGAAGAGTCTTCTCTGGACTCTATGGCGCTGGCGATGGTTTCCAACGCTGTTGCGAAATCTCTGATGGTGGTTGGGCTCGCGGCTCCTTCCATTGTGATAACAGGTGCCCAGGTGGCGGAGCCATTATGCCACTTTAGAGAATTAAGATACGCGCCCTTCTCGGTCATGTTTACTGAGCATTCAAAAATGGCTGTGGCTGCAGAAGAGACGGGGGAGTTATAGCCGGGAGCTTTGAGCGTGAATTGCCATGTGATATTATCCATTTTTTACATTGTTTCTAAAAGGCTTGTGACTTCAGAGGCGAAGCCGTATTCTCCGACCTCGATATTTGAAAGAATGATCGCTTTGGCGGCTTCCAGCGGGTCTGGTTGTCGGTTGGCGTATTCAATCGCTTCGTCGGGAGATTCAAATTGGCGTTCGGGATCGAAGGTTGTGATGTCGTAAGATTTAAGGATTTCAATTTCGGTGAAGTCGGTATCTTTTTCTGCATCAGAATCAAGCAAGAGCAATGTGTTCTGTGTTGCTTTCACTGACTTATTATCTCCCTCGGTGAATTTTAGGGAATATCCAAGACCTTCTGTTTCCCAGCTTAGATACAGAAATTCATTATCGTCGTCGTCTTCGTAAGAGCTTACGCTTGGACGCATCAAGGCGTCGTCATTAACAATGACTGCATCGGCGTTTAACAAGATGGAAAAGGCTTCGGAAAGTGGAATGGTGGTGTATTTTTCTTTTGTTTTCATGTTAATTCGGTTATTGGGCGCGCGGCGTTATCTGGGGCATCAAGTCGAATGCTGTAATGCGCTCGATATTTATTAAAATTTCGGGTGATGAGCCTTAAGGTTTTTATGACTTCCTTGCGGGCTTCCGAAGCTGTTGGGGCTTTTATGCCCATGCGGTGCTCGGTTTTAAGAATGGTGTCTCTAATGATAAAAACAAAGGTCTTCATAATTAGTCAGAATCGAATGCGTAGCAGGAAGCGATGGAGTCTGCGTCCTCGCTGCCGTTTTTGTAAATATCTACGGCGACGCCTTCATCTGTGCTGTGAAGGCGGACGGCGAAGCCCTTGACTTCAAACCAGCCAGCGCCTTCGGCAAGGATGTAATCGGCGTCTGTAATTTTTATCGAAGTCTTATGCATAATACTTCATCCACCGCGAGTTCCTTTGTAGTCTGAAACGCTGTCGGAAATAATTTCGCCGGATTTGCAAATAAAAATCCCTTTGAACCCCATCCCCGCTTCGTAGTATTTAATCTTTATTTTGCAGTCGGGGAATTTTTCAGAAAGTATTAAGAACACATTGAGTGGCGGCGACCATGCGGTGTCGAAGCTGGCTTTTAGTTCTGTGGGTTTGATTTGCTCTGCAATCTGAATATCTTTCCCGACATTCCACTTTGTTCCCCAATTTTTAACGCACCATTCGTATCCTCCAGAATTATATCCGTCTTTAATTGAAAAATCCTTGGGATTTTTGTTGCGGGCTTCTTCTGCGATTTGATCTAGCCGCACGAATTCTTCGGGGTATGGAAGGATGAGGTTGAAATCCAGCATTCCGCGATCCATGCCCGTAAAGGTCTTTAGCTCCTCAACGGACTTCCCTCGGATCGTTAATTCATTGTCGCACCAGTTTGGCATAATCAGTCAAATACGGGGAAGCAGGGGTTTTTCGGGTCGTTGGTGAATAAGGCTCCTGCGTCATTGCCTTCGTCGTCCATGCTCGGGTAGATGAGGTTCCCGTCGTCGAGTTGCAATACGATGGCCCGCCGACTCCAGCCCATGTCGTCGGCTTCGTCTCGTTCCATCCAGCGGACTCCTGTGATTTTCCTACCTACGAGGCAGGCTTTGGCTTTTTTCTCCCAGTCTGTTTTCATAAATTACAAAATTCGATGGCTTGCTCTAAAGAGCGGAAAGAAGTGAGGGGTATATAGTTTCCTTTGGCCCCGTCCCATTTCTCCACGCACACCCAGCCGAATCCGGTGGTGCTTTCAGCGATCCGGTATTTGGAGGATAGGATGGGCTTGCCGACAAAATAAGGAAACCGAATGTGATCTTCATTCATAGAAATCAATGTGTTGAGGGTGTGATTCGGGGACGATCCTGTATCCGCTATCCTTGAAATCCGCTTGCAGTTCTTCGATGGTTGCGCGGGCGTCTTCTATGGTTGCGAAAATTTCTGTTTCGTAATTCGAATGATCGTCGCATCCCTTGAGATCGCCCCATTCGCATCCCTTGAGGTCGCCCCATTCTCCGAAGGGGCCAGCCATTTGGATTTTGAATTTCCCTGTCGGTTGTTTTTTTGGTGATCCGCAGACCAAGCAGGAATTGTCGGAGCAGTCGGGGGTGGTGTCTTCGCAGGCTTCGCAATAAGCCCAAGAGTTGATCCCTTCGGCGTCGGCGAATCCGTAGACGGCGTATTGCCCAGCCTTTTCGTAAATTTCCGTGGCTTCGGCGTATTGTTGAGGGCTGGCTTTGCTCATATTTTATCTAGCATGGGTTCTATGAAATCAAAGGCTTGTTCGAGTTCTTCAATCGAGCGGGTGTGGGCTTTCCAGTCATGAACATGGATGTCGAGTGCTTCGTAGGCTTGTAGCGCGCCAATGAGGTCGGCGTGAGCACATTTGATTGCTAGGATTTGTTCTTCGGTTAGTATATTGTTTTTTTCCATTTAAGTTTCTTGGTCATGATTTCTAGGTATTTCGGGAGTTTGGTTTCCGAGATCTGATCTGGGTCGTGTTTTTCCCAGGGCATCCCAAGGTATTTTTTATAAAAAGAGCCATCAGGGTCGATTCGACGGAAAAATTTTCCATCAGGGGATTGCAAAACAATGCTTTTCATGCGGCGATGGCTTCTGTGATGGCTCCGATGATCATGGGTTCGATCCAGAGGTCTTTGCGGAGGGAGAGTTTGGGGCCGTGGGCTTGGTGACGCCAATGGCCGCGCCGCCAATGCACATGAGGCGAGGCGTGGGTGCCGCCAGCGGATTCGCTGCGGGCGCTGCGGTAGGTCCTCCCGATCCAGTTTGGTGCGGCAAGCTTGCGGGCGGCCTTTCCAGTTGTAGGCGGCGGCCCGGCTTTGGTGGGCGTTTCCACCAAGGCGGGTCGGGCGGTCATGAGCATCACGAGGGTGATTGCCAGCCGCACCATTTTTCTGGAAAACCCAGTGTCTTCAGAGTTGAGTTCGGCCACCTTCCCTCCGACGGGGTGGAATTCGCCAGTGGGTCGAGTTTCGTGCGCAGATAATGTTTCGTCGTGTTTAAGGTGGGCGGTGTAGGATACATCGTCTTCGAGCGAGGAAGTTCCGATCGCGAGGGCGCTGTGTCCGTTGTGGGTTTCCGCTTTGCAGATAGTCACCCAAGACGCGTCCGCGCCTGTCGGGGTGAGGAGGGTTTTTTCGGGGAGCAAGAACAAAATGGCGTCGAGCGGCATACTCAGATCGCTCGGGCGGAGGGATTCTGGCGGCTCGGTGGCAAGAGCGGATTGAGCGAGATCCCGCCCGACCCAGTAGATAGGCATCCAGTGCTCGCGAAGGGCTTGCCCCATGGTGGCCATGTTGTTCAGCACGGGGTCGATGTCGCTGTGCGCGGAGCCAAAATACGCATGGCAAGACTCGGCGGCGACTTGTGTAGCGGTGAGTGCTGCGGCGGGAATTTTTGGGGAAGTGTAGCCTCCTGCGGCGGCATATTTGCGTGGGTAGTATTGAGAGAAGACTTTCGGCAAGGCTTGCTCGACCATCTCCACTTTTTCGCGCATGGAAGTCTTTTTGTAAGACTCGGCATCTTTCGGGAACATTTCGTTGAAATGCGCGGCGGCGTGCTCGAAATCTCCTGGGGCCGTGGCGTGGGCTTTTGCGGCGGCCAGTAAGGATTGCAGTAAATTACTGCTTTTCATTTGGATTTTTGCGTTTGCTGGGCTTGCGTTTGCGCACGGGCTTGGGCGCGGGGAGTTCGATGACTTGGTGGCGTGGTGGGAGGGAGGATTTGAAGGGCTCGGTAGCCAAGATCACCTCCACCGCCAAGTTGGCGGCGGCTGCTGCCGCCATGCGCAGCAACCGCTCTTGATCGTCTCTGGAAATTTCAAACAGCATAACCGCAATCTTCTAAGTAGTCTTGGTATGTGGCACCGACTTTATCTAGTTGTTCTTGAAGTGATTCTACCACTTCTTGTTCTTCTTTTGTAAGAAGGTGAGGGTCGGCGACAAACATGCCATATAGCATCGCTTGAGTGAGTCCTTCTTTTTTCATAACTTCTTCTACAATGATGTCCGCTTGGTCTAAATTGGCGGCAGGGTAGCCATTGTAGTGATGGTAGGAGGCTCGGGAGTGATATTCGTCGGCGTCGTAGTAATTGTAGGTGATTGGATTTTGACTTGGCCAAGTAAGCAGGGCGTCTGATTTTGCAACTGGAGCGGGCGGAGCGCTTTTGATCAAATTCTCGGCCCAAGCGGGTGGGAACTCTGGTTTTTCTACGGGAGTGCAGAGGATGTGCTTCACGATTTCCTCACGCAGGTTCTCGGAAAGCGCGATTGGCATCTCGGGGCAGTCAAACCAGTCGGAAAACACGGCAGGATAGTAGGCGTGTGAGGCTTTGGTGGCGAGTGCGCCATCGGGGGTGAGTGTGCCAGGGATGGTGAGGCTGACTCGTCCGTGAATGGAGTGGCGCGGACTGCCGATGTTGCCGAGCGTGATGTGGATGCCCATTTCTGTTTCGTCGGAGGAATCGGTGCCAGACTGAAAGGCGCCCACGGAGCAATGGTGATGGACGGTGCCAAACTTGATCCAGTTGCCGCCCGCCATCTGCTCGTTGAGCTGGCGCTCGTAATCTGCGTGGTCGGAGAGTTCTTTGGCCGTCATGCCAGTGCCATATTTTTGTGGGAATGCCCACGCTTTAAACTCGCCGGTATCGGCGTTGAGCAGGAGGCGCACTTGCGTCTCGGACTTGGTTTCCTCTTGGCTCCATTGGAAGAAGCCGACGATTTCTCGCCAGACTGCTTGCGGGATTTTTGAACCAGACCACCGCATGGCAGGCGCGCCGTCGATGATCGTGACAGATGATGGCACATGGCCGATAAAGCCATTGCCGAGGTTGCGAAGCTCGTAGAACTTCTTGTCGTGTTGGAGTATAGTCATATTATGGGACTTGTGTTTCTTGTTCTAGGGGAAGATCGTGTGCGGCGGTAACGGGGTGGTTGAGGTGGCGGGGAGTAGTGATGGGTGGGTGGTGTTGGTGGGGGCGTGTAGCTTTCGGAGCCGCCGTCGTCTGGGCCATCTTTCGCTTGCCAGCAAGCAAGCAGCCAGATCACCCCGATCACTAACAGAATCGGAGCGGCCCCGATAAAGAAGGAGGCGGCAAAGAAAATTAAAAAGACAAAAGCATTTTTCATTGAGTCTTATGCGTAAGACTTAATCTTCGTCTCGCTCTGCGATCTTCTCTTCGGCTTCTTGGATGAGGTCGCTAAAATCTCGTATCCAGATATCGTCCGAGTCGCCGTCTCCTGCGTAATCTGAGTCATAAACATCTTGATCGCAATTATTGAGCCATTCTTCGGCGTATTCTATTACGGCGCATTCCCCTTCCTCCCAAATGCTGAGCGGCACTTTAATCTGTTCGCTTTTCCTCCAGAACTCTTTCCGGAGATCCCACCCTTCTTGGTTGGCCTCGATTGCCAAGTATTCGCCGCGTTCGATTTCTTGGGTTTCGCGTAAGTGTTGCTCGGCGTATGGATCGACATACGGAGCGGGCGTTCTTTTTGGTGGCGTCAAAGTCGCCAGCCATGCTTCGATCTGCTCAAAGGTGGTGCAGGCGTCAGGAACAGGGCGGTTGAATTTGATGCGCAGCAAAGCTCGGGTGTAGGGGGACATCGGTGCGAGCTGCACGAGGTTCTTGAGGTCTTGGTTGGGCCAAGTGTAGGGTGGCGCTTCGGGGCGCGGGGCTTCGATTGTTGTGCTCATTTTTTTTAAGAGTCTTATGCGTAAGACTTAATCTTCGTCTTCAACTCCGTCGCGCGCGCGGATGGCGGCTTCGGCTTCTTCCATAAGGTCATCCAAATCATCTTCTATCGTAAAATCATCGGTGTCGGAGTCGCCGTAATTTATGTTATATTCGTCATAATCGGAATCGAACCCGTCCAGCTCCGATTCGACATACTCTTCCACGGCCCGGAGGCCGCGTTCCCATACGGAAAGGGGCACATCTATGGTTCCCGATTTGCTAAACGGAACATATCGGGTTTCCGATCCACTCATTGTGGCTTCCACGGCGATATATTCGTCGCGCGCTATTTCCGCTTCTCGCCGACGCCACGGAGGGTCTTCGTCTTGGGAAGTCGGCTTGGGCTGAATGGCTTTGGGGAATGTAGCGAGCCACGCTTCGATCTGCTCAAAGGTCGTGCAGGCATCAGGGACAGGGCGGTTGAATTTGATGCGCAGCAAAGCTCGGGTGTAGGGGGACATCGGTGCGAGCTGCACGAGGTTCTTGAGGTCTTGGTTGGGCCAAGTGTAGGGTGGCGCTTCGGGGCGCGGGGCTTCGATTGGATTGCTCATAAAGTCTTATGCGTAAGACTCACGCTGCGAAGCGGAGAGTCTCGGTGGAGGTGGCGGTGTTGGAAAAGGAGATCGGCCAGAAATCGCGGGTCATCTTGGCGTCGAGCTTGGGCCGCTCATTGAATACGAAATTCCAGAGCAGCAGCAGGTGGCTTGCCGCCATGAAATTGGCGATCGGAGTTTGTGGCACATCGCGAAGTCGGGACTCCGAGGCGCACCCCTCGGCATGGATGGGCGATCCGCTCTCATCGGTCAAGATTTCCGGCCAGCGCACGCGCGGGTCGCGGGGTGAGTCTTTGTCTCGATCGGCGTCATACCACCATGCCTCTGCGCCAATCGTGGAGTTGGCGGCAGAAAGAACATGAACGCCTGCCGCGCGGTCGGCGGCATCCAGTGCATGGCGGCGAGCCAGGTGGTTGTCGGCCATGATAATAATGGTATCGCACTCATCCACGCGGAAGGCGGCGTCGATATAGCGCGGGCTGACTTCCAAGGTGGAATACCAGTCGAATTGCAAGGCGAGGGCTTCGGCTTTGTTGGCGCGAATGGCGGATTGCGCGAAGTTCTGCCGCTGCAAGTTGCGCTCCTCCAAGGCGTCGCCGTCGTGCAGGATCACGGCGCGTCGGCGCTTGTGATTGGCGTCGTAGCGCAAGGTTTTAAGAAACGGCGGCAGAAAATAGCTGGCCACACCGCCGCAGCCAATAATGTGTGTCTTCATAAATTCATAAACTGGAAAGAGTTGATAACATGGCATTCACGGCATTCTCATTTTCATCGTTAGGCGTTGGTCGCGGAGTGCGCTGCCATGCTTTTTTGAGTTCAATGACATCGGCTGGGCTGAAATCGGAGACGATTTCGTGGATGAACTCCTCGGCTTGTTCGCGCTCATCCCACGGGCTGGAATGCGGGACAGCGGCCCAGTAAGCGTCTTCTAGGCGGTTAAATAAGTTGCTCATGAGAAAAATCCGTCAAAGGTGTATCCAGATAAGCTGCGGGGGCGAAGCCAGTTGCGGGTATTTGCTGATGCAAAGCCTCGGTTGTCTTGCTCCATATTGGCGGGATCCCATAGCAGAAACGGAATGGGCGGAGCGTCGGGTCGCAAGTCGGAGTTGGACTTGGCCCCTTGGAACCACTCCAGGGCCGCGTCGAACTTGGCTCTGATGCTACCTTGGTGTAGGTTGCGCTGATAGGTATTCCCCATGCAGATGCGGCCATCTTCGTAGGTGTTGGAGAAAGGCGGGCGGTAAATGTTGTCGTCTAGGATGTGCCAAGCCAAGAACTCGTCTTTGGGTTGTTGCAGTTGATCAAAGCGCACGAAGAACCAGAACTCGTGCCCCGACGGCGGGGTGAAGTCCATGCTCTGCTCGATGCTCATGCCGTTGTCGTAAAACACCGGCGTAATGCGCGCGGTGCCATCGGGCAGCGTGATCGGAGCGAAATGCGTGGTGAGCTTGATCGAATTAAGCTTCTTGGCGAGAATCAAGTCGGTGCTGCTGGCTTTGAAGTGATACCCCTCGTCGGGGAAATTCCGCAAAACCACCGGCGCCTCACGGGCGATGCTCTTGAGTAGTGTGCCCGCGTTATCCACGCGGGTGATGTTGGCGCGGCCAAGGCGTCCGTCTTGGTCGATGATGTAGAAAGTAGAGTCCATTTGGTTTTTTTTTAAAAACGAACCGCCGCGCAACGCAAAGTCTTACGCATAAGACTCTGCGAGCGCGGCGATCGTGGTTTTTAGACGGCCTTCGAGTGCGCCAGCTTCTGAATCAGGAGAGTGTCTCCCGTATACAGAACGGTGTCGGAGTTCGCCTTAGCGCCACCGATCAGACCCTCGACATTCGAAGTGTCGAAGTTCAGCACGGCGGCGTAGTTTGCGTTGGACAGGATCTGCCCAACAGTCGTGCCCTCGGGCACATCCACATCCAGCGCGTTGAGGCCGGACTTGAGTTTGATCAACATGATCGTTTCCCTTTCTAATCAGCGTGTTAATAACTCGACACGCGGCGAGGTGAGCCAGCGGGCTCAAAAGTGGGAGGGGAATTCGGCTGCTTGCTTCAGCCTGTGAGGGCGAAGCAAGCTATCGCTGGCCGGCAGCGGGCACGGCGGTCGCCACCCCCCTTATTGCTGGAACGACCAGCTTCATCTCATCAGTGGGTGCTGACTAGGGCTCGTGAGGCCCTCGGCTTGTTGGAGTCTTATGTGTAAGACTCAAGTTTTATGAATTGCAAAATTTCAAAGCCTCGGCCAAGGAGAATCTGATATAATCCTCGTTCATTCTGGGAGAGTCAAAACGCCTCGTTGGTTGTATAAAACCCCGTTTCCGAAAGGGGTTGTGGTGTCTTTCGGGTATGGCTCCCCGAGGTCTTGGTGCCACGGCGTATCTCCTTCTTTCCACGGCCAGCAGGTAAGGACGGAGCCAGGAATGGGTTTCCGTTTCGCATACGGGTCGATGAATTGAAGACCGCCTGGATGGGCTGGATTCTTGGAATAATAGCCCCAAGGCCGAATGCCGAACTCGATTTTCAGCGTGTCATTTTCCTCCCATCGGCGGTCGAACCGCTCATCGTAATCAGCGGCGGTGGGTAGGAAAGTGTCGGTAGCGGTTGGTGTTGTCATGGGCATTCAAGGAGTGTCATTCCTTGGGGTCAATAATCGACATGGCGGATTTTTTTAGTCAAATCCTCTAAAATTTCAGCAATCTCCCGGCGGCAATCCATGAATTCTTCTTTTCTTGGCTTGTGCGCTCGGGTCGGGGGAGGAGTTGGCTTTCGGATCTGCTTCCACAGATCCAGGTGGGTCGCGGTTTGGATTTTCATAACGATATGAAAATGATGGCGCAGATAATCAGTATCAGCAGCATCAGTCGGTTAAAGAACTTCTCTTTCGCGGCGCGGTATTCGCGCTGGCGGGGTGTTTCCCAAAGTAGGTCTTGAATGTGTTTTGGCATAAATGTTTATTCGTAAATCCATTTGTAATACGCAAACGGGCCGCTCCCTACTTTGATGCGGCGGGATGTGGGAATGTATGGCGTGGCGTATTTGTAGTGCATAAGGGAGTTAGACCAGAGAGCCAGATAACCTGAGTCACTCTTTACCCGAATCCTCTCTCATACGGCGATCAACCCGTTCATGGAATCGGTTCTGATCTAAAGTTGGTTGAAATAAGCTGTGATGTTCGGCGTGAAATACTTGGCCATAAGATTTATGGCGTCTTGAGATTCTTGCGGGGTGCATCGGCTGGGGGCTAAAAGCCTCTCCACCTCTGACACTCGGGCGTCTGGGCTATTTTCTTTTTCGGCATGGCAATGCTCGCACTTGTCCTGCGTTGCGGGGTGGATGTATTCTTCGGCGCATTCGCAATCCCAGAACAGCGGCGTCGTTTCGATGGCTAACTCGGAGGAAAGGTTCATAAAGATTTGGCGGCGGCAGGCGGGGTTGAACCGCCATGGAGTTCTATCAGTTCCAGTCGGCGCGGACGCCGCCGCATATCGTTTGCTTTCGTCAAGTCTTACGCATAAGACTCATTCCCAATCTTTCGACCCAATCGCCACGGCGTTGCCGCTCACTTGGAGGCGTGTGCCGTCGGCGAGGGTGATTTTTCCGTTGATGTGGTAGCCTACGCTGCCGGTGGAAAATTCCTTGGGGCTGGCGTTGAGTGATTGGCCAGCGATGGATACCTCCAGATCCTCGGCGGTGGAGAGAAAGTCATTTTTACTCATAAATCAAATGGACGGATAAAATGTGGTTTAGGAAAAAGAGAGGCGGGGCGCGTGTGCGCCCCGCCTTTTACTTTAGGCGGCAAGGAGTTGTTTCTTGCGCTTGGCCACGGGTTTGCCAGATTCGACAAACGCGCTGGCCATCTCGACCAGCTTGGCCCCGACAATGGATTGCTCCCCATCGGAGAGTTGCGCCATCGCCAGCTCGATCTCGGTGAGTTGCTCGATGAGCAACTCCGCCGTGAGCGGTTCCGCCAATTCCTCCTCCTCGGGAGGCTCGGGCGGCTGGGATTTTGCATCGGGTTTGCTGGATTTTGCTGGCGGAGCGTCGGATTTTGCTTCGATTTCCTTGGGTTTTTGGTCGGCTTGCTTCTTGAGTTCCGCCTCCCGAGCCCTCAGGGTTTCCAGCTCCTTCTTGTCGGCATCGGCTTGTTTCTTGGCCTCGGCCTCCTTGGCTTCCTTGGCGGATTTGGCCTCGGCCTCCTTGGCGGCTTTCTGCTCGGCGGTCATGCCATGCTCATAGAGCGCGGCAAACTCATCGGCGAAGTCGTTTCGCTCGCGGATAGCCGTCATGACGGCATCCACGGAGAGCTGTTTCTTCGATCCCTTGGAGAGGACTCGCTTGGTCTGCCAGCAATCGTTGAAGGAGAGCTGGTCAAACTCCGTCTCCAGCATCTTGCCATCGCGGACAAGATCATACACGGAGGCGGCAATGGAGGCATTGCTCACGGTTCCCTTCTTGATTCCGGCCCCGATAAGGAGCGGGAACATGGCTTCGCCAGGAGCTAGATTGGCCTCCATAGCGCGGAACAACTTGGCCATGCCAGCGAATGCACGCTGACCGGCACTTGATTCGATTTTGAATCTCATAATGCGTTCGGCTTGGGATAAACCCTCAGCCTCCGCGAATGTGATAGCGCACGGGGCGCTTGTGGTATTTCGTTTCGGCATATTCAGTTTTCTAACAGCCCGCTTTGAAAACTCTCACTTGCGAGTCTTACGAATAAGACTCGCGAAGCGGAGCGCAGACACAATACGGGCGGGATCCGCATTGTGCAGAAAATAAAAAATCACCAATCCGAGATGGACGGCGAAAAGGGAAGGGGGGAATAAAAAAGCCGCCTTGCGGCGGCTGGGCCTCACGCTGCCTTGCGGCGGCGTGAGGGGGCGAATGCCTTCCGCATCGCATCGGCGGCGGAAAATGCGTCCGCGAGTGTGGCGGATTTCAGAATATCTTTTTCGGCTTGCTCAGAATCCTTATATTCAAACATGGGTGATCCGATTTCGGCTTGCATTTTCCCTTTTCGGAATCGGTTGCAAATTCCGCTTGCTGTAAGGTGGAAAGGATTTTCCAGCGGTTTGCGTTCGGGCTTGGATTCTTTCGGCTTCAGAAATGGCAATGCTGTATCGGTAAATTTTTTCGCGGCGGCCTCCCCGCATCGGCGGCGGATTTCATGCGATCGGCGAATGACATTGCCAGGATCGGTATTTTTGAAGATGCGAAATTCCAGCGGCCCGGCGGAAATGGAGAGAAATTCCATCGGCATTTTTTCTTCTTTCAATTCGCCTTTTTTATTTCGCTTGAAACGCGGCGGATTGAAGGGGACGAAAAATCTATCCGATTCGATGGAAAGGGATTCCAATTCAAATTCAATCCGAGTCTTACAATAAGACTCGATTTTTGTGGCCTTGGCTTTTCTTTCCAAGGCGGCGGCGGCGGCTTTTTCAAGCGCGGCGGAATCATCGTCGGCACGAGTCCAAGCGGTGCGCGGTGCGTTCCACAATTCGGCGGAGGATGTTAGACGGGATAGGTGTTTCATTTTTCGGACGGGGTATTTGGTTTCATTAAAAAGGCGGGCGGTTTCCCGCCCGCCTTGTTTTTAGATTGCCATCATGTCTTGAGCAAGATTCTTGCAAGCGGTTTGCATTTCGACTATTGGAAAAATATCTTTCTTAAATCTCTCAGCTCTTTTCCGTCTTGCTTCATCATTCCAAGCAGGGTGCGAATAGATGCAGAATGGATTTATTCCCGACATGAGATACCGCAGAAATTCAAGATTTCCACGCAAGGCGGATTTCGCTTTTCGGTTTTTCCCTTTTTCCATCTTAAAAAGCTGAAAACAAGCGGTGCGAAAAGTGCGGATTTTTCGCGCAAGGCGAATCCGTTTTTCCGTTTCCATTTGCTTTTCGGAATCGAAGGGAAAATCCCTTTCCGTCAGGTCGATAGATTGAATCCCGTCAGCATTTGTGTGATTTATTCGCAACTCTTTCCGGCAGGCTCTAAAAATTAGTTTGATGACAGAAAAAGGGATTTTTTCGCTCGTTTCCTTCCCCTTGCTTTTTTTCCATGCGGTGATTTTTTCAAACCTTGCAAGGTGCAAAAAGGTAATTTGCGCCGCGTCTTGCTTTTCCCATATTGAAAGCGGTTTTTTGATTTTCGCCTCCAAGGATTTTTTGCGTTGAATTGCTGAAATGGGTTTTTTGCCCACTACCTTGCCGATGTCCCCTTTTCCTCCCCTTGGATTTTCCAAGCGGTGAATGATGGCCCTTGCAAGCTTTCCATGATTTTCGCAAGGAACTGATTCAATCCCGAAACAATCCCGAAAAAAGATCGATTCGCCGTTTTTATTAGTGAAGTTTTTTACCATAGAAAAAAAGGTTAATGTTTTTTCCTTCAATTAACAAGGGGATTCGCCGTGACATATTCGCGACTCATTCCCTTTCAATTAACAAGGGGATTCGCCGTGACATATTCGCGACTCATTCCCTTTCAATTAACAAGGGGATTCGCCGTGACATATTCGCGACTCATTCCCTTTCAATTAACAAGGGGATTCGCCGTGACATA